CCAATACCCTCATGTCCCCAGCCACCTGACTGCTCTCCCGGCTCAACCTCTCCCAATACTCTTCCTGCCTCTTCATACTCCGCCCCGCCCCCGCCACCACCAACCGGCCCGTCTTTGCTAATCCCCCTGCTTGCCGTAGGGTATCCTTTAACTCTCGCGCAACTTCCTGTACTTCAAACTGCACATCCTTACTCGCTACCCCCACTTGCCTCTCGACTCTCTCGCCAAGCCCTGCTACCCCTCTCACTTCTCTCCTAATCTGCCTCACGCATAATGCAAGCTCCACAAACACCCATATTGCTACTCCCAGGAACACACATACACTCGTTTTTCTCAAGTACTCCATGATGCTCTCGATCCTCGCTCTCGTCTCTTGATTCATTGCGGCTGTCCTCTCATTCTCGATTTTCTCTGCCTCGGAGGCCCTGTGCTGCCTCTCCAGGCTCCCCCATCCTACCAGCTTCCCCCAAATTCTCCCTCTCCCAGCAATCCTGCATACTTATTCACTCCCACCCCTCTTTTCTTGCATATTTATTCACTCCAACCCGTCCTGATAGCCGTTTCCCCGGCTTGAGACCCGCCTTCTCTGCATTTTTATTCACGCCTGATTTGTTTTTTTTATTTTTAGTTTGTGTTTATACGTGTTGTGACCCTTTGTTTTCTTTGGTTTACATTTTTTTTGGAGAGATGGGTGAAGTTAAGCCCAAGCCGCAGCTTCGGCGCGGCGCAGAGGCGGCCCCGCTGTGCGAGTTAGCCTGGCCCGGCCCGCGATTCCGAACGTCCCAGCTAGCCCGCCGCGCCGCCGCAGCACTACCGCCGCCGCCCCGCCCCAGGCTACCGCCGACCCCATGAACAGCAATACACCGCCCCGCCCCATCACGTATACAGCAAACACCCGCAACACCCCCAACATAGGCCCCCGCAACCCGAAACCCGCCCCCGAGTACCAGAAACCGCGCCAAAGTACTGAAATCGCTTGACTTCCGCCGCCGGATGTGCCTCAGAAAAAATGCTTCTGATAACCCGTATTATGTCGCCAGAAGCACAAAAACACACCTAGAGTCAATCTAGGGTATTAACCCGATTCCAACCCGCCGCCAACTCCCCTACAATCGAGCCATGTACCTACTCATCGCCGCCGCCCTCATCACCTGGATTATCGCCGCCCTCAGGCCCGCCGACCCGATACCGCCCACCACCGACGAAGAAAGACGCAACTGGTATTAACCACGCCGGGAAGCGCCGCCCCTTAGCGCTAGACGGAGAAAGTTAAACTTCCCCCCTGGATTCCGCCGCATGGCGAAGGATGCGAGAGGAGGGGATAGGGAAGGCGAAGCACTGCAACGAATGGACTTAGGCCCGCGCCACGCCGCGCCACCTGGAAGCCTACTATGCACCTGGATTCCCTGGGCTTGCTTCTATAGTCTCTTCTCTTGTCTCTCTATTTGCTTCCCACCTACGCCGCCAACCTTGTCGCCCGGCCCGTCCCGTTCCCCCGGCATCATCGCCACCCAGCGACAAAGCAGCCACGGCCCGAGGACCGACCCGCGCCGACTTGCGCCCCAGGCCGCCCGCCGTCTCACCTTGCGACAACGCGCATATGCGCCGCATCTTTCACACCACGCGCACAGTACCACGTATTGCGAGTACTAGGTTATCAGCCCTACCGAAATTGGTACTTTCGTATAGTTCAGAATGCAAGATGACGCATTATTCTATCTATAGAGAGTGACACGCGCCGCATATGGCCGCTAAGCCACTCAGCAAGCAAGGAGTTAGACACCATGAACACCACCGCTAATAACACCAACAGCGAAACCAACAACGCCGAGAGCTACCTATATGTGATTGGCAAGCGCAACGCCGCCCGCGCCGCCGCCCTGGATTGCTCCCGATGGATTCAACGCCACCGCCCGGCAATAGCTTATCTGTTAATGTCTATGCGCACCCCGGAAGGTTGGGCAGTGGAAATCCCCGCCGAAGTCATGGCCGACCCCGCCGCCGAGGCCGCCATGATGGATCTTTGCAGCCAGCACGCCTAGGCCGCCCACCACACCACGAAGCAAACCACAGGAGACACCACCATGACCGCATCAACCGCCCAATACGTCAAAACTCAATTAGAAGCGCTTGCAGGCCGCCAGGGAGGCGAGCACATGCTTTCGACCGCCGAACGCCAGGAACTCGACAACGCCCGGCAAATTCTCGCCGACCCCACCAACGCCGCCCAGCCTGTCACCATCGCCAAGTTCGCAACCGCCATTCGCGCCCATAGCCTACTGGACTACTTGACCCGCGCCCAAGTCCCCGCCCAGGTCTATCAACCCGCATGGACTAACCGCCGCTTGCCCCCGCCCAAGTTCGAGGTACGCACCCCCGCCGCACAGGTCGAAGACGCTACCCGCGCCATGACCGAATGGGCAGCCATCGGAGCCTAACCCATCGCCCGGCCCGCGTGGTGGACTCACCCCCACCACGCAACACCCACCGATTCAAACCACAGGAAACCACTATGCAGACCATCACCACCAAGATTCTACCGACCACCGCCACGAAGCCCACGCGCATCAAGGCTACCCACTCAGGCCAAGCCAAGCAGGTTATCGTTAGCGCCGACGCCTTCATGACCATGCACGAAGGCCACCGCGCCGCCGCCGAAAAGCTTGCAGCCGCCCTAGGATGGACCGACGAACTTATCGGCGGTCATACCGACGCTGGAATCGTTTGGGTGAATACTAACCCGCTTAGCCCCCGCGCCAACCGACCCAGCGAAGGGACCAATTAGCCATGAGCACCCACGCCGACCCCCAGCCCGCCGCCAAGCCATACGCGCAAATCCTTCATGAGTCTGGAGACTTCGCCCTGGAATGGGACCGAGTACAGGAATGGGGCAAAGCCAAGTATGCGGACATGGCCGCCGCCCTGTTAGCCGAATTCCAGCACCGCCAGTTCCAGCCCATCCACGCCGCCCCGTATGGCCGCCCCATTCTCGTATGGCAGGAAAACAACACACTCCCAATCATCGCTGTACGGGAACGCGCCCGGCCCGTTAGCGAATTCGCGCCCGCGCCCGAACTTCTCAAATCGCCCAGGAGCTAACACCCATGAAACGCAAAACTGAATTTACCATCACCATTAACACCGGGAAGAAAGCACCGTACCCTATGGCGCTATTGTAAGACTTTGCCCGGAATGTTTCGCAGCACCAGAAGCGAATCGACCCGAACGAAGAGGAGGACTGGCACAGCCTGACATTAGGTTGGTCAATTGCGAAAGGTTTCAGCCCACGCAAGGCCCGCAACTTCGCCGCGTTTGTACGGTATTCCACCAACCTAGCCTAACACCCAGGAGACACCACCATGAACCGCACCCAGAAAAGCTATCAGGATCACTTAAAGAAGCTTTTGAGCTACTGTCAAAGCATCATCCTGTTTAAGTTCGGCAAAGAAATCGCCGTCTATGGCATCGACGCCGACCAAAGCACCCCGCCCCATTGGCTAACCCCCATTGTCGCCAAAGGCGCAGGACTCAAGTACAACGAAAAAACCGAACGGATTAAATCGGACCTGGACACATTGAAGCTTGCGCTTGCGCCGTACTTACCCGAAGATCCACAAATCCCTGGAATCGAATTCAAGGGAAAACCCGTCCACATTGTCACCGAGAGAGCCTAACCACCATGAACACCACAGCACCCACCACGCCACGCCCAGCCGCGCCGCCCATCGACATAGAACCCGTCACCACCACGGCAGGAACGCGCTATTACATCACCGGGAACACCTACCCGTACAGGGAGACCATCAAGGACTGCAACGACAGATGGGACGCCCAGCGCAAGCAATGGTATGTATGCTTTGAGGCCAGCGCCGCCGCCATCGCCCAGCGCATCATTAGCGCCGCCGACCGCATCACACGCGAACGCGAGGCCGAACGCGCCGCCGACGCTGAAGGACTGCAACCGAACACCCGCCTATATGGCCGCGCCGACTACAAAGGCCGAAGCTACTACGTTGTCAGCCCCGGCCCAGACTGGAAGCTTGCCAGCCTTGACGGAAAACTGATATTCCGCCCCAAGCGAGACAACCCGCCAATTCAGACCAAAGCTTACTACCGCCCAACGTGGTGGAGTGACATACTTGAATTCCGCGCCGACAGGAAGACCGCCCAGGCCGCGCCCGTCTCAGTGTGAGACCAGACCAGAACAGTACTAAAGTTACTTGCAACGCCACACGCCCGGCCTCATACTGAAATCAACCCCGCCGCGTAACAACGGCAAATAACAACCGCAAACCATAGGAGACACCACCATGAAGAATGTGAAAATGACCATCGAAGACGGAATCTTAGTTATCCGCATTGACCCGAAACAACGCCTTGAGCGTTCCAAGTCCGGTAAGACAACCATTGTCGCCAGCACCGCCGGAAACGTCCCCGTACCTGGAAACCCGGAAGTCAAAATCGGAGTGAACGTATTCACTAGCTAGCACTTCGACCGCTCAAGGCAAGCACCCCGCTTGCCTTGAGCACCTGGAGAATATCACATGGCCCCTATCGACTTCCCCAACGCCCAGACCACGCCAGCCGCCCTAGTCGAGTTACTAGCCGACCAACTCACCAAAGCCTATGCGAAGGAACCGTATAGCCGCGTAAGCTATCTGTACATTCGCCGCTCAGCCCCAGGCCAGCCCAGCGCCGCCGTATTAGTCGCCGAGGCAGACGACGCCCCCGAAGGTTTCGAGCTTGCCACCGCCGAGCAGATCACCGCCGCCATGACTCAGGCACGCATCAAGCAAAAACTTATTGCTTGCCTCAGACTTGCCCCCATATTGCCCATCTAGGGTACTCACCCTAGAGAAATCAGTACCAAAATAACTTCCCATCATCACAGCACACGCCGATAATAGATAAAGATGCGCCGCCAACAGCAACCCGAACGCACCAAACTCTATTGGGTATCCCGCGATGGACTCTTCTATTATGGCCCCATGTACTACGCTCAGATACACGCCAAGACTATCGAGTACATTCGCCGCGAACCCATCGGCACGTTCCGCGCTATTGGCGATAGCATTTACACCACCAGCGCCACCTATGCCGAGAAGATGACGGAAGTTATCGCCCAGCGCATAGCCAGCGCCATCAATGGCACCGTCGAACTAATCTAACCTGGAGACACCACCATGAACGCCACCGAATACACCACCGCGCCCGCCATCATCGAGCGTGACGCGCACACAGGAGCCAGCCGCCGCCGCTACCCCAAAGGCGAGGCCCCCAACACCCCAGCGCCCAAGGCAAAGAAGGCCCGCGCCGCCCGGCCCGCACGCCCGGCCCAAGACATGAGCGTAATGGCGCAAATCAGCGCCGCCGCCCGCCGCCCCGCCGCCCTCATTGTGGGAATTATCCTAGGCGCATTTGTGCCAGTGGCCGCCTATATCATCGCGCACCACGAAACCCAGGCCCGCCCGATGCTTTGGCTACTTGTCGCCGCCGCCCTGGTATTCTCCGCCTTGAGTGTATTCGATTGGACCCGCCGCGCATTCGGCAGCGCCGCCAAGGCCGCCGCGTTCTGTATCTTGACCGAGGGAACCATGCTAGCCACCTGGAACAACTACCTCAGTTATGCCGCCCTTGCGCTTCTCATCGCCATCAACGCCACCGCCACAGGAGCACAACTGGCAACCGAACGCCCGGCCCGGAGGCCAGTATGACCAAGGCCGACAAACCCACCACGCGCGAAACTTACAGCACCTATCGAGGCCGCCCGATAGTGCTAACCATTCACGCAAGCTATGTTAGCGTGAGGCTAAAGGGAACGCGCCAGCGCCTAACCGTCGATGCCGCCGCTATCTATAGCCTAGCTTGCAAACAGGCCGCCCAGGCCGCCCGCGCCGAGAAGCTAGCCGCCAAGAAAGCACGAAACACCCCCTAAGGTATTTTCCCCCTCAAAACAGTACTAAAGTCACTATTCACCAACACACACCACGCCGATAATACAAGTATGCAAGCCATGCACACCACACACCACACCACGCAAACCGAACGCGCCGCCGCCCACCGCGCCGCTATCATCGAAGCCAGCCAACTGAAGCACCGCGCCGCCGTCACGTTACAGCACGCCGCGCTCCAATTCGAGACCCAGGCCCAGGCCGCCTACACTGAAGGCCAGCACGCCCGTTATATCGCTTTGGCCGATACCCGCGCCGCCATCACCCGCGCCGCCCTCATGGTCAGCGAAGACCCCGCCGCCGCCGCTAAGCATATCGCTTACGCCATCGACGCCGCCCGCGCCACCTATGCCAACGTGGCCGCCCTGGTACTTGCCAAACAAGACGCCACCCGCGCCGCCATCATCGCCTAGGAGTCACCAATGCGCCGCCCCTACCAGACAAGCTTGCTTGCACCCATCGAAGACGAAATCAACCGCGCCGAGGAAGAGGCCCGCGCTACCCGCGCCGCCGACGTGGCCGCCGCCCTGACACTCGATTGGAAGTACTCACGCCGCCGCCAAGGCGAAATTTTCGGCCCCTTGTTTGGCGAGGCCCAGCCCGAGCTATTCGCCCAGAAGTAACGCATATGGCCCCATTCAAGCCACACGAACCGCCCCCGGCCCACCGCCCCGCCGACGCCACCAGCGCCGCCGTATACCGCGCCCACGTCCCCCACCCATTCACGCCCGAAGCGTGGATTATGGCCCGCGTGGAAGTATTCGACCGCCCGGCCCAGGATCATTACATCGAGGTCGAAGCCATCATCGATACCCCCGGCAAGAAATGGCGCTATTTGTCCCGCACCTGGACAGAGCTTTCAGCCGCCGAGCTTGCCATCACCGATTTACCCACCTACGCCGACACTGTAGCAAAGATCACCGCCGCCAATATACGCTATTGTGTTGAACAGATCAAACCCCAGGAGACACCCCAATGAACACCACCGCCCGCGCCTATGGCGCAACGAAACGCGACCGCTTCGACGGCTTGACTATCATCGCAGGCCCCGCCCCCATCATCGCCGCCGCCGTCCAAGCTGGAGAGCTTGAAGCCTTGACCCGCGCCAGCGCCGCCCGGATCTATGCCGCCGCCCGGCAACACCGCCCAGACCAGCGCCCGCGCCCGCTCAAGATGCGCGATGGACTTTATGCGCTCTACCTGGACTTGCCCGCCGTCAATACGCGCATCCCGGCCCAGCCGTACTATGTGCGAACCAACAACCCCCAACCCCGGAGAATTGCCGCATGAAACCGACCATCACCGAACGCCTTAACCGCATCAACCACCAGCACGCGCACCTATTGGCCGAAATCGACGCCATGAAAACCGAGCTACGAGACACGCTCAAAGATTGGCCCAACATGGCCGCCGTTACGAACCTGGAAGACATGCAAAAGAAAATCAACATAGCAGATACCGCCGCCCGCCAGATGGAGCCCTATCTATCCGCCGCGTATATCATGCTAGCTATCGACCGCCCGAACCAACCCGAGACCCCGGCCCCGCACGCCGCGCAAGGGAATCAGTAACACCGCGCTCAAACTCACGCAGCCGCGCCGCCAGCGAGGCCGCCCGCAATGCTGGACTATCCGCCCTGATGCCGACCAAGGCAGCAACCAGCCGCTCTAATTGATCGACACGCGCCAGCGCCGCATCTAGCCGCCTACTCAGCCCGGCAACCTTGCGCCCATCGCCCGCCGCCTCAGGATCGATCAGCTTAGGCCGCTCAGGTTTAGGAACCGCCTCAGGCGACGCCACACCCAGCACAACCCGCGCCCGCGCTATGCCCCTAGCATCATGCGATGCCCTAACGCAATACTCTATCTCACCTTGAGACGGAGCACCGAACACCCGCAAAGCTGTATCATGAGGCGATAGGCCAGAAGCCAATAGGCGCAGTATCTCGCCGCGCCGCGCCTTTAATGTCATGCCGCCAGCGTACCACGAAGTACCCAGCCCGGCAAAAAATCACCTATTATTTGCATTCCCCTATTGCAAACGATACCCTTTATCATGCTATGATACTAGACAGGAGATCACCTAATGACCGCCACCACAGAAGCACCCAAGAACGAAGCGCAAGTTACCCCAATAGAGCAGCTTAGCGCTTGCATGAAACAATTTCGCGCCGCCCGGCAAGTATCAACGCCGCTAATCGCGATCACCACGCCCGACCCTACCGCGACGATTCAGAACATCCGAGCCGCCGCGACTACCAAGAAATTCGGAGTACCGCCCATTGTTTGCTGGGATATCATGCAAGGTATTCGGCCCATCACGCCCAAGGGATACGAGGCCATTGTCGCCATGTGCATGACCGAGGAAGAGGCGAAGAATCTCCCGAAGGAGCCGGAGAAACGCGCCGCCGCGATTATCGAGGTAGGCAGCATGAAGACCAACCCCGCCGAGGCTATGCACGTAGCCCGCTATGCGCCCCAGCAGACCATTGTTATTGTGATGAACGCGCACCTGTATCTCAGCCCCGACGCGCCCGACGTTCAACAGGCCGCATGGAACTTGCGCGATCTATACAAGGGTGCGCAAATCCCTTGGAGGACCCTAGTGTTACTTGCGCCGAGTCTCACGCCGCCCGCCTCATTGTCCCAAGACTTGCTAGTCATCGATGAACCGCTACCCAACGAAGACGAGCTAGGCGCAATTGCTAACAGCATCCTGAATTCTGGAGGCATCACGCCCACGCCCGAAATCACGAAGGCGATTATCAGCGCCACGACGGGTTTATCCGCATTCAGCGCCGAGCAAGTTATCGCGATGAGCGTGAGCCAGGACGCCGCCACGAAGCAAACCAGCATCGACGTGCAGGCAGTATGGGAACGCAAACGCCGCACCATTGAGCAAGTACCCGGCTTGAGTGTTTGGAGAGGTGGCGAGGACTTCGCCAGCATTGGAGGCAGCGACAACTGCAAGCGCTTCATGGCCCGCTACCTGGAACGCAACGAAACCCGCGTAGTATTGTGGCTTGACGAAATCGAAAAGATGTTCGGAGGATCGACCGGAGACAGCAGCGGAGTAACGCAGGAAATGTTAGGGAAAATCCTAACCTGGATGCAGGACGAGGAAGTTACGGGCAGCATCCTAATCGGCCCGCCCGGATCAGGCAAGAGCATGATGGCGAAGGCCGCCGGAAACCAGGCCCAAGTTCCCACCGTAGCGTGCAACATTGCCGACATGAAGGCCGGAATTGTAGGCCAGAGCAATCAGCAACTAGCCGCCGCGCTCAAGACCGTCTCAGCCATCGCCGGAAAGAAAGGCAAGATCCTTGCTATCGCGACGTGCAACCAGATCGCAGGTATGCCGCCAGAACTGTTAGGCCGCTTTCGCTTGCCCACGTTCTTTTTTGACCTACCCAACGCCGACGAACGCGCCGTAATTTGGGACCTGTACATTCGCAAGTACAAGCTTGACCCAGACCAACAAATCCCCGATAGCGAAGGATGGGCAGGCCGCGACATTCAGAAATGCGCCGAGAACGCCGCCATCATGGGATTCACGCTGATGGAGGCCGCCGAATTCGTTGTTAACGTCACCCAGAGCAGCGGGAACAAGATCGAGAAGCTACGCCAGGAATGCAGCGGGAAGTATGTAAGCGCAAGCTATGCTGGAACGTACCACCACCGCACGACCAGCACGCGCCCAAGTATCGGCGATGACCCCAGCGGCACCCGCGCCATCGACCGCGACGAGTAACACCTAAAAATGATACAGGGTATAGGATTCTATGCCCTGTATCTTATATAATTTCAAACAGGAGGAAAAACCTATGCCATGTGACTCGATACGCGAAGTATCAATCGTACTTGACAAGATGGACCCGGCAACCCTGAAAGTAGGATTAGCCGATGCCCAGATCACAGCCAACGCGCTCAGCTATCAGCCCGATACGCTGAAACTTTACGACCAGCAAACGCGCCGCTATCTTGGCGCATTCAACACCACGACCCGCACATACAAAGCGAGTCTCACCAACGATCAGGAAGACGAGGAAGCGCAGGAAGTCGCCAAGCGCATCAAACGCGCCTACTCCAATGGAGTAGTTTTGACCCAGGCTAAGAAGTTCGGATGGAGCCTAAAGAAGAGCACAACGAAACAGGGACTCACCCAATACGAGGTAACGAAGTAATGGCCCGCGATACGTTCAAAATCACAATCCTGGAAGATGGCACCATCAAGACCGAAACCGATAAGGTTAGCGCCGCTAACCACCAGAACGCCGCCGAATTCATTACGGCAATGTCCCGCTTAGCTGGAGGTACTGAGAAGATCACCCGGAAGCAATCCCGCCCATTAACACAGGCCGCCAAGGTCGAACAGCGCCACTAACACCGCCGCCGCAATATTTCAGGGTGCTAGTACTAAAGATACTTGCACCCAACACCAACACCACATAAACTAGATCACAGGAGTTAACACCACCATGAACACCACATTAGAAGCACCCGCCGCCGCCGAAGAATTCAACTTCGACGACATCACCATCGCAACCGCCCCCCGCGACATACCCGCCCTGGAGGATATCATTCTCCCAGGCGAGGCCGCCACGCCGCGCCCCGTTGTCAGCAAGAAGACCAGCGAAGATATCCTAGCTAAAGCTTGGGTATTGTCCGTTTCAAGCGGCAAGCTTGGAATTCGCCGCACCTTGCGCAAAGACCAGATTGACGTTGACGCCGATAAGGAACTTATCGCCGCCAGCAAAAAGTTGATCGACAGCAAGGAATACGACGCCATCGCCAAGCTAGACGGAGAAATCCGCCAGTGGCTTTACTCCCAGACCTTGCGCACGTCATGGCTTAAGGACGGAATGTATCTTGCGCCCATCGTGAGCGTGGAAGCCATCGACGAGCAATTACAGGCATACCAGCGCCGCCGCGAGGAACTTGTTAACGCATTCATGGCAACCTATGCCGCCGCCCGCGAGGACGCCGCACTTCGCTTGCGCGGAGTGTTCGCCGATGCCGACTACCCCAACACCGCCGACGCCCGCAGGACGTTTTACTTCGATTGGGAATTCGTGCGAATCAGCACCCCCAACGACGCCGAGAACGTCAACCCCGAGTTACTGAAGCGTGAATCGGCCAAGCTTAACGCCAAACTCAACACCGCCGCCGAAGAGATCACTTTCGCCCTACGTGAAAGCCTAAAGCAACTTGTCAGCAATTTGGCCGAACGCCTGACAGGCGAACGCGAGAACGGCAAACCCAAAATTTTCAGGGATTCCGCCATCACCAACATTACAGACTTCCTTGACGCATTCAGCGCCCGGAATCTCTGCAACGACGTGGAACTCGAAAAGATTGCAGCCCAGGCCCGCGACATCCTCAAGGGAGTCACCCCGGAGGACTTGCGCAAACAGGAACCCTTGCGCGAAGTAGTCGCCCGCCAGATGGCGCAAATCTCCGCCACGCTGGAGACCATGACCCAGGACGCGCCCACCCGCGCATTCAACTTCGAGGAATAGCAGCCGCCCGGCCCGGCGGTAGTGGCCCCCAGCCGCTACCGCCCGCCAGCGCCCAGGAGGCCCGCCCACATGACCCAGACCACCGCCCAGACCACCGCCGCCCGGCCCGATATCGCCAGCATCGATATCGCCGCACTCAGCCCCGACGCCGCCGCCCAGGCTTTAGGATGCGACAACGCCGCCCACCTGGAACGCACGTTTAGCCAATGGCCGATACAGGACCAAGACGCCGCCATTAACGCCATGATGCGCCGCATGGACGAACGAGACCCAGAAACAGGCTATAGCCTGATGAGGCTGGACACCTGTAAACTACTCCGCTACATGGCAAGCACGCGCACGAATCTTGTATACAGGAGGCCGCTTTGATTGTCGCCGCTTGCGCCGCCGCCCTACTTCTCTACTTGCTTTTCCAATACGGGATATGGGATCTTATCCGTGTTCTCTTGACAGGATGCGCCTTTATTGCCGTTGCCCTAATCGTTCTGGTATTCCACCCAGAGCTATTAGCGATTCCCTTCTGGTATGTCGCCGCCTTGACCATCACGCGCCGCGCCTATTGGGCAGTAACAGGCGAGCAGCCCGCCGAAGGACTAGCGTTTCGTATCCGCGCCTAACAAGCGCACACCCACGCGGCAGCCGCAAGGCCGCCGCGTTTCTATTTTCAAAGGAGCCTAACTATGTCTCAGGATGAGACCAACGACCAAAAGCCAACCCCAGGCCAGCCCGAGCAGCCAACGCCGCCCAGCGAGGCCGAACAACAAAGCCAGGGAATTCCTTACAGCGAATTCCTTAACAACCTATCCAGACTCACGGAGAACACCTGGAAGCCAGAAGAGCTACTATTATTGCACCGGGATTGCCCGCCCAAGCATACTAGCCGCTCAGAATTCGCCAAGTTTATCGTGTTCTGTCACCGCCGCAAGTTGGACCCGTTGACGAACGAAGTGCATATCGAATTCAGATTCGATAAGTTCGCCAACCGCCAGAAGGCCGCGTATGTTGTCCACATAGACGCATACAGGAGCGCAGCCCGGAAGAATGGGCTTTACAACGGTATGCCCTTGCAAACGCCCGGCATCGACGACCACGGTTACTATGTCGATACCACGCTCTATATCAAAGGAGACGACCACCCGACCACCGCCCGCGCTTACTATGAAGAGTACCGAGGGAACAGCCCGATATGGTTTCAAGGTCAGTATTTCATGACCGGGAAATGTTCCGAGGCTTTAGCATGGCGCAAAGCTGGAATCTTAGTGGGAACCATCACCGCCGACGAGCTTGCATACAGCGCCGAAGACGCCAACGCCCCCGCCGATGCCCCACCCGATGACGCTTTCAAAGTGGGAAGCAAGCCAGCGCCCGGCCCGGCCCCAGAGTCGAAAGTTGTAACCATGCCCGCGCCCGCCCAGGCCGCCCCCGTCACGCAGCCAGCACCGGCAACCGCAGCACCGGCCCAACCCGCGCCAGCACCGGCCCCGGCCCCCACAGAAGAGGCCGCGCCCCCGGCAACCAAGCGAGGCCGCAAGCCAGCAGCCAACGCCGCCGCCCCGAGCGAACCGCCGCCACTTGCGCCGCCACCCCCGGAGGAACCGCCCAGCGCCGCCCCAGCAGCAGCCCCAGCACCGCCCCCGGCCCCGGCCCCGCCACCAGCAGAACCCGCGCCCGCGCCCGCAGCAGCCCCAGCGCCGCCCGCCCCGGTAACGCCCATCCTACCCGACCCCGTACCGCCGAAATCGACGCAGGAAAACGCCGCGCCGCAACCGACCGCCGCCCAGCCGCCGCCCGCGCCGAGTCCCGCCCCGGCCCCAGCGCCGCCGCCCCCACCGGCCCAGCCATTAGCGCTAGACGCCCCTACTTTTTCCAATCCTCAAACTCAATCCGCCGTAGTCGATCCACAGGTCGCCACGAGCGGCACGATTGGCGAACGTTGGCAGAAGCACTTCGCCCGCAGCGGCACAGACAAGAACAACGTTGCGTATCTCATGATGGGTTTCTTGGGCCTCCAAAGCGCCCGCGAAATCCCATCCAGCAGCGCACGCGCCGACTTGTACGCAACATGCCTAGACAAGTTTGAGATAGCCCTGACTCCCCCGGATCGACGCGCCTATCTCTATCGCTACTTCAAAGAAGACGCTTTGGCGCTTGGCCGATTCCTGGCCGACCGCCTCAAGGCGTTGCCACCCCTTGCCAACTCAATGGCGGACGCCGTGGAAATCCGTGGCTTACTCCCCATGTTCACCGAGGCAACCGCCACGCTTGCCGCAGAGTTCGGCACCGTAAAAGGCATGAACAGCCTAGATACGGTCAAATTCCTGGCAAAGACCGGAATCAATGCGAATGAGGCCGAATCGATGCAGTCTTACTTGCGAGTCGCCATCAAGAGCGATAGCGCATACAAGTTGATCGAGAATTCCAAGGCCACCGGCACGCCGCTCCCCGTACTGGAAGCGGAGATCAGCAAGCGAAACGGTAATTTACCCATCGCTCAAATCTCCGACGAAAACGTGGATGCGACTATCGCGCAGATCGTCGCCGAGCAGCCCCAGGGTACGAGCGAATTCGACTTGGTTTAACTTAGCGCTAGACGCCCCTATCTTTTTCAATCCTCAACTCAAAAGGCCCAAACCGCAACGTTTGGGCCTTGTTTTTACCCCTTCATCATGCTATGTTATTGCCATGAGCTTTAGCATGAAAGACCTCAGTAGCAGCTTTACGAGCAAGGCAGGCTACGACGAAAAAAGCAACACGCTACGCATTGAATTCAGTAATGGCGCAGTGTTCGATTACAGCACAATCACGCCCCAGGATGCGAAAGAGTTCATGGAGGCTTCAAGCCCCGGAAAGCATTTTCACGCCCACATCAAAAACAAATATCCATCGGTCAAGGTGACGCCCGACGAGTAATGACCAACAATCGCGAATTCCGATTCCTGGAAAGGCAGCACCAGTATTTCCTAGGAATGGCGCAAATGCCGAGCGTTACCACCGTTCTCACAGAGGAAGGCTTGACCCCGGCATACCACCAGAAGAACGATTTTCACCGGCGACGAGGCAGCGCTATTCATAAGATGCTGCAATTGACTATCGCTGGTCAATTCGATTTCGATGCGACGGCCCCCGCCGTTCGCAGATTCCATCGCGGCATTGTCCAGTATCTTGAGACGGAAATGCCAAAGATGCTGGTAGTGGAAAAGGCGGGATACCACGAGCCCGGCTGGTATGCCGGAACGATAGACCAAGTTACCGAATGGCGCGATGGTTCTTTGGCAATCGTCGATGCCAAGTCCAGCGATACCGCCAACGCCCCCGCCAAGAGCACCGCCTATCAGACCGCAGCCTATGCACTCATGGCCGCCATGATGAAGTATCAGAAGATAGGAGAGTTTGCAAATCTTCCCCCAATTGACTTAATATTACCCAAAGTTAAACGCTTTGGGTTATTGCTTTGGCCCGACGACCAAGGCTATGATATATGTTACAAGCTGACTCCATATAACAGCGATCACGATTACAACGTATGGAGAGCAGCCCTAACCCTGAACCATGCGAAGAAAGGCCGCCGCTAATGCCCGAAAGACCAATGATGTTTGATGATGGGACGCAGGTTGAATCAATAGACGCCGCCCGGCTTGCCGCCATCGTTGCCACGATGGACCCCAGCACCGGCATTGACAAGGCCGAACGCGATGCCCTTAACATGCTACTAGCCGAAGTAGTTGGGTACAAGTCGCTCAAGGTGACTGACCTGAATACTAAGGCACAGGCGGAGATTGCCGGAGTCGCGGCCCAGAAACTCATCAAGCTTGCCAAGTCTACGTTTGAAGCAGGCAAGACTCGCTGGCATGAGGTATGGAAGACTTGGACCAACGCCGAAGCTTCCTATGTCAAGGAAGCCGAAGCCGTCAAGAAACATGCAGCCGATGAGATACGCGGCTATGTCGCGCAAGTGCGCGAGGCCGAAGAGAAGCAGCGCAAGGCCCTTCAGGAAGCCGAAGCGCTTAACTCTTTCAGCCTGGACGACGCGCCCCCGTCCGGCATGAACATCCCAATGCCTATGGTGAGCAATGAGGCGGTCGCCAAGCAATCTATCAGCGGCGCAAAAGCTTCTGTAACCGATAGGCTTGTTCCGCAAGTGGACTTGGAAAAGCTTATCATCGAATGCGCCAAGCGCCTGGAGCGCGGCGACAAGTCGATGGTCCCATTCTTGATAGCCAACGACCAAGCTTGCCGTGGAGCCGTAACCACGTATGGCGACAAGGTTGGCGATATGTACCCCGGCATCACAGCCGTCCCTCATGATCGCGTAGTGTTCCGCACCTAATGCCACTTCGGGAGTATCAACGCGAAGTCTTTGTCAATTCGCTCAATCGCTTTGAAGCGGGAGTGAAACGGCAACTTATTGTCATGCCAACTGGCACCGGCAAAGGCAACGTGATTGCATACATACCCAAGGTTTACAAAAAGCTACTTGGACCCGGAAAGAAGGTTCTTGTCCTGGTTCACAGGAAAGAGCTTGTTGAGGACTTGGCCGCCCGGCTTGCACGTTACAACCCACAACTGAACGTGCAGGTAGAACGCGCCGAGGAACGCGCTACTCAATTCGCGGATATCATTGTCGCCAGCATCCCATCTATCGGCAGACTCAAGAGCGCACCTGAGGAAGAAGACAAGCAGAGCAGCTTGTTTGATCCTGAAGTATTCGACTTTAGCGACGAGCTTGCCGACCAGTGGAATGACCGCATCAAGCGATTCAATCCCGCAGACTTCCCTATTATCATCATCGACGAGGCGCACCACATTCACGGCGAGACTTACGCCAATGTATGCCGCTACTTCGACGTATTCAAGAACGACCCCAGGTATAACAACCCTGAAAAGCTTCTGATAGGATTCACCGCCACGCCCAAGCGAGCCGACAACAAAGGCTTGGACTTGTATTTCGATGAGATTGTCTCACAGCGAGACTTGCTTTGGTACATCCAGAACAACTATCTTGCCGACGTGGAAAGCTATCGCATCAATACGACCATTGAGCTTGATTCCGTCAAAACCACCGCAGGCGACTTTAACATCGCCCAACTTGAAAAGACGGTCAACACCCCCGAGCGCAACGATTTGATCGTCCGCAAGTATCTCGAACACGGCGCAGGTCTCCCCGCACTGGCATTCTGCGTCGATATCCAGCATGGCGTGGATCTTGCCGCCAAGTTCCAGGAGCGCGGCATCCAAGCGGTCGCCCTGAACTACAAGACCCCAGAAGATGAGCGCGAACGCATCATCGCCGAGTTCAAGGCTGGCAAGATCCCCGTCCTATGCAGCGCCACGCTTCTCACGGAAGGGTTTGACGCCACTATCGCGACGGTCGCCCTCATGGGCAGGCCGACCAAGAGCGAGACGCTGTACCGCCAGATGTTTGGCCGCGTTCTCCGGCCCCATCCGAGCCCTGAGGAAGTCGCCTATCGGCAGGCGCAACAATTAGAGATCGGCTACGTCAAAAAAGCCGCCATCGTTCTGGATTTTGTGGACGTGAGCACACGCCACAATCTAACATCGGTTCCCAGCTTATTCGGTCTTAACCCCAAGTTCGACACACGCGGCAAGCGCATGACAGAAGTTGTGGCTGAGGTTGCGCGATTACAGGCGAAGCAACCGAAGCTTGATCTTTCAGACGCCAAAAGCATGTTTGATCTTCAAGCCATTTCCGAGCGCATCGACTTATTCGCCAAGCAATCCACACCTACGGAAGTTCGAGCATTCAGCAATATGGCTTGGCTGGCCGCGCCCGGCGGAGGCTTTGAGCTTTCCTTGCCGGACTTCAAGAGTTACATCGTCGCCAAGAATACGGCAGGAGTTTGGCAGGTCTTTCGATCCATCAAGGGCATCCGATCACCGTTACAGATGGGACGCAATTTAGGCGAAACATTCAAGATCGCCGAGAGCTACATGACTCCCGCCGAGAAGTTGGTGGGAGCCATGAATTCCGAATGGCGCACTGGCGAAATCAGCGATGCCCAATTGAAGTTATTCGGACAGCTTTACCCGGATGAGCGCAGAGCCTTTAAGGACTTCGATGCCTTCAGAGAATTCATGCGCTCTAAGTACACCAAGGGAGACGTTAGCACCTTGATATCGCAGCGCATCAAGCGCCGTTCGCCCAAGGTTATGAACGCCATCAAAAGGAGGACCGATGCCAAAAAACGTTCCAGCAGGTAAGCAGTTTGCCGTCTATCTCACAGACGACGTTCATGCAGCTATCGAGGAAATCGCCATGCGATACGGTATCAGTCGCAGCGAGCTTGTTCGCACCGGCATTGTCACTTGGCTGAAGGCCATGCAGGCGCACGAAAGCCAGATGTGCCTTGTCTCGATTCCGGCCAACGTCGCCGAACGCCTCCGAGCCCGCAACATGATCGGCGCTGAGATCATCCCCAACGTGTTGGCCCCCATCAAAGCACCCTCCAAATGAGTAAGGCCCCAGCGGGTTCTAACCGCCGGGGCCTTACCGCCGCCGCATGAAGAATGTCCTTGATACCTAATCGTTGACTTCCGCGCACTTGCTGAGGGAGACGCGGTGGCTTAAAACGATTGTTGCACACCTTTGACGGCTTGGTCAACCGCCGAATACACGCCGCCGGTCGGCCCTTCCGTCGCCGTCTCCGTGTTGTAGAGGTTCGCCAAGTAGCCGCAATGCAGTTCGCGCGGCTGGGACGACCCCAACGAAATCAGGATGACCACGCCGCGATCATTCGCGCCCTGGCCGGTCTCAGCGAAGCGGTACTGAAAGGGCAGGCCGCTTTGCTGCTTGTAGCGTTCAAGGAAGGCAGTGATGCGAGCCTTAAACGCGGGGAAGCTGAGCGGATGAACATGCTTCGGCCACATGAGATAGTCAGTGTCCAGGTAGCGGTACGGAGCGGCCTCGTAGTCCTGAATCGTCTGATTGAAGCGATAGACCGTGCCATCGCGGGGATCGAACTTGGGTTGCTGTTGAGCGTTCATGCCCCAATGCTACACCGGAATAGCCCATGAGTCTAGATTTTCCGGCTTTTCTTCAACAAAACCCCAAGATGTTGTGGCTATGCGGTCGAATTGCGCAAGATTTTCACTCTTGCAAAATTTTAGCCCGTATGACTATGATGTTCTCACGGTCATACGGGCTGAAGTTTTGGCCCACCCGCTTCCAACGGGATAGACCGATAGCAGAACGTGAGTCAAGAATAACACAAGATCGACTCGCGTTCAAGAAAGACGAGTTTTTTTAGTGTTATCGAGTACCGTTACTGAGTCGTCATTTCCTGTAGCACTTTTTCCCTCCGCTACCCTACTCCCGCAACATACACTATCAGCAGTCCCCCGCCGGGAACGCATCAATGCTATCTGCAAGCTGCCATTACTCAAGCCGAAAGAGAAGGCATATCTATTGCTGATCCTGGAGTACTCTTTCCGCCAAGGGACGTGCATGGCCCGCGTTGATACGCTTCTCAAGGCATTCCCAAAGAAAGTGCTTGAAGTATCGCCTACCTGCAAGCGCCCGGCTGTGAGTCTCCGGCAGTTCCAGCGCATCGGCGAGAAAATGGAGCTTTGGGGCTTGGTGCATCGCGTTTCCAAGGGACACGGCACCCCAAACGAGCGCTGGGTAGACGGAGACTTGGACGCCGTAATCGAGCGCGTTCGCCGTTGTTTGGCGCGTTATCCGTCGCCTCAGATGGCCCATTTACGTCGCCTTAGATCGACGACGGTAATAAAGAGAAGTAGAGAAGGAAGGCAAGAAGGCCCTTCGCCTCTCCCCCTTGAAATCCACCCCTCGAAGGCCGAAATGTTTGGTGATTGTGCTTTTTCTGACAGTCCCAGACAACCGGAAACCCCGCCCCCCAATTGCGCCGCGCCCCCCGCCCCACATGAATCACACGGAGAATCAAACGATATGAGTCCAGACCGCCTATTTCGTTCCCGATGGAACGCGCAGCCGCGCCGCTCTAACCTTCAGAAGCTTGGCACCAGCAAGCCAGTTTTGGCCGACATCCAAGAGATCCTGGACAAGTACGGGGAGGATGAGGCAGTCGCAGCCGTGGAAGCGTTTGGCGATGCCATGATGGCCCGCTCCGGCGGCCCCTACGGACTTGGCTACTTCAAAAAGTGGATCATTGATTACGACCCGTCCGTCAAAGGCGAGCCCTTCGTCGAGAAGGCCATCGACTTCGACTTGAAGATCGTTCCTTCGACCGACCCAGAGGACCCGCGCCCGGCCATCGTGTTCGACAAGGTGATCGTCGATCAGGAGATCCCCCGGAGCCGCCCCGAAGCCGTCATAGACGCCTGGAATCGCATCATGCCGGACTCCGCCCGGATCATCGTGCCCACCGCCAAATTGCGCCAAGCTTGCGCCGCCCTGGACGCGAACCCGGTTTTCCGCGAGCACCGTGACGACATCCTTGGCAAATGCGCCCGGCTTGCCCGGCATCCGAAGTTTGGCGGCAATGTGAGCCTGGATTGGCTACTGAAGGAAGACCGTTACGCCGACATCCTCAACGGCAAATACAACTCATGGCTCAACGACGTTCCCGAAGAGGAAGAGCAGATCGCGCCGAATATCGAGCCAGAAAAGCCCTATCTGTACGAGGATCGTGATTGGAGCACCATGAAGCCCATCCACCGCGCCATCGTGGTTCACACGTTCTTTCGCTGGGATTCCCGCCGCGCCGCCGCCCGGATGGGCAACCTGGATGCTTGGCTGGCAATCGAGATGGAAGTTCTGAAGTCGTTTTCGCAGCAGCCAGAATTGAGCGCCGAGCGAGCTTCCCAAACTCTCACCTATCTTGGATGCTCAGCGGAATTCTTGCGCGAGCGCTACTGGAGCTACATGAACGGCGAAACCGACCCCCGCGTATCCGGTAAGCTGTGGAGCGACAAATGGGAACCTGTTGAGCGCGACCTGAAGGCAGGCAAGTTCGGCGAGTTCGGAAGCCTATTCGTATGACCGACCACGCCGACCTCATCAAGCGATCCGTCGATATCGTGCAGGTTATCGGAGACGTGGTGCAACTGAAGCGCAAAGGCGGCACACAGGACTATCTTGGGCTGTGCCCCTTCCACCATGAGAAGACACCTAGCTTCGTTGTCCATAAGGATCGCGGTTTCTTCAAGTGCTTTGGGTGCGGTGCATCCGGCGACGTGATTAAGTTCGAGCAAGAAATTGGTGGCTTGCCATTCAAGGAAGCGATAAAGGCACTGGCGGAACGCTACGGAGTTCGCCTAGATACTCAGCGTGAGACACCGCGCATGAAGGCGGCCCGCGAACGCGCCCTGAAAGAGCGCCTGCATTTCTTGTGGTGGAGGGACAGCCTGAAGCTTGCATTACTTGCCCAGCGCAACCGTCTCATAAAATTGGACCGTTGCTGTACAAAAATCGAGCTTGAGACGCGCCCGCCGTTTAGTTCGTCCGAGCAAGAGAAACGCTGGTCTCGTGCGGTAGATACCGCGATGGGTGTTGCGATGCGGCTTCCTGTTATCGAAGAGGCCCTGGAACAATTTGAGCGAACCCCCCTGGAGCGGTTTGCTGAATTGTGGAAAGAGGCCCGAAACAACTGGAAGCCGCATCCGTGGCAACCGGTTTGGGAGCGCCTTCGCCGCCTACGCCAATCCGCCCTTGACGCTCGCGATCTCTCAAGCGCCTTCGCCCAGCTTGGAAAGGTTCATGCTTTGATAGAGGATCTACGGACTATGACCGATCCAGATGAGTTTGAAATCCTTGTCTCCAAGGAGCAACTATGAAGAAACGCGCATCCGGCCAGCGCAGCGACCTCAACGCGGCAATGCGTGCCCTGGTAGGCACTAGCGACGAGCGCCTTGCCGACCTTCGCCAGCAACTCTTCGACGAGCTTGGAGAACGGCAGGTCATGTCATGGCTTGGCCGTGCGGACTTCGAGAAATCCAAGCTACTGGATTTTCTGGAGCCCGGCGACTTCACAGTGCCACAATACCGCGTGATCTATTCCGCTGTGAGCGCCATGATCCAGAAGGAAGGCTATTCGCCTTCAATGGTCAACTGGTTTCTTGTCGCGAACTTCCTCTCCGAACGCAACCTCATCGACGCCGCAGGCGGCCCGGACAACGTTCGCGAAATCCTGAGTTTCAGCGCAGACGAAACGGTCGATGTTATCAGCATCATGTATGAATTGCGCCGCAAGGCCGCCATGCGTGAAGCCACGGCCAAGATCGTCAACGAAGTTACGTTCTACAAGAACGCCGAAGCGCCCAACATGCTGGACACCCTTGGCATCATCATGGGAGCGGCCAAGGATTACGAGAAGGCGACTTCCCTGTTGGTTCGCAGCGATGAAATCTACAGCGACAAGCTGACTGGCGACGTTGAGAACCTGAAGAGCACAATTACCATTCCGGCCAACTACCTGATACCGTCGCCCTTCCCAACCATCCAAAGCCGTTGCCCATTTATGCGGGAACAACTCATCATCGTGGGAGCCCGGCCCGGCATGGGCAAGACAAGCTTTGTCGTCGATCAATGCTTCTATGCGGCCAGCCGGAAGCTTCCCACGTTGCTTGTAACCCTGGAAATGCCCGAGCGCCAACTAATGCGCCGCCATATCTCTCAGTCGGTCGAGATCCGGCTATCCCAACTTGCGCAGCCCGATCTTTCAGACTATGATTCTTTCCTGGAAGAATACATCAACGGGTTTTTACGTCCCACCGTTGGCTACCTGGAAATCTGCGACGGACGCCTGAAGAAAGTCGAGACGGTCAACCAGATCAGCCGCTACATGGACGTGCTTGAGCAACGCATGGGACAAATAGGACTTGTCGTAATCGACCACATGCAATTGATGAAAGCCGACAAGGACCACCGCAATAACCGCCTATCTGAATTGACGGAGATATCCGGCGGCCTCAAGCGCTTGAGCATCGACCGCAAATGCTGTGTACTTGCCTTGTCTCAATTGAGACGCCCCCAAGACGAAGACCCGAAGAAAATTAAGCGCCCCGTCCAATCCGACTTACGCGAGTCAGGATCGCTCGAACAGGACGCCGACAGCATCATCATGATCCACCGCCCCGAGTATTACTGGAAAGGCTCAGAGATGACGCCGGATGACGTGAAAGGCGTGGCGGAATTCCTGGTCGAGAAGAATCGCGACGGTGCCCCAGGCATGGAAACAATCCGCTGGAATCGCAACTTCGCCCGCTTCGAGGACCCGCTACGCGGCGGCGACTCGCTTTTGATCCCGCGCCCGCTCAGCGACCTTGATGCCGTCCGCCGCGACCCGAGCGCAACCAGAGAGAATGAACCGCCAGAGATGGCAGATATCGTTTAGGAGCCTACTATGTCCCCAGAATACCCACCAGAACCGCAATACGCCCCCGAATTGCCTGAGATTCCCGCCGCGCCGCCGCCGGTCCAAATCTTCGACATGGAATCGACGCTCACCCTGGACAGCCTCAATGATGGCGTGCGCCAAGTGCTTCGCGCCGCGCTCGCCCGCGACATGGACATCCAGATCGACATGGATGCGATCTACAGAACGCCGAATGGAGTTTGGCGGCAGATCGAGATTCTGTCAGGAGCAATGAACGGCCTCACCCGCGCCCAAGGCAAGCTTTACCCCATCTTGGGACGAATTTTCCTATGGATTCAAAATAACCCCATCGTCTTCAAGGAGATGGGCTACGAATCCTTTCGAGAATTTATCGACAAAGGCATTCAGGAATCCTTGGGGATGAGCCGGGCAACCGCCTATCGCGCCATGCAAATGGTCAATAACTTCCCCAGCTTGACGCCTGCCGACGTTGGCCGGATCGGCACCGCGAACGTCTACGTCATGAGCAAAGTGTTCGGAAACGAAGAGAACCCGGCGGCCAAAGAGCTTATCGAGAACAGCCGGTCAATGCCCGAAGAGGAATTCCGCGCCCAATTCCGCGAGGTTTTCCGCGTCGATGATGGCACCACCGAGAAGGGCGACCCCGTTTTGATTATCCGCACCACGCCGGAAATCGCTGGGATGTGGAAGCGCTTCATAGAGGACCCCGATATCCAGGTATATTGCGAAACGGAGATACCGGGATATATCCTCAAGCGCATGATTGACGAATGTGAGGGAGAATGGGTGCGTCAGATCGTAGAACAGCGCAAAAATCCGACCGGAGCTTCCGATATTCCTCCAATTGACATGGAAGCCTTCATGCGGGATTAGCCGTACTGGTATTACTGTTTTTCATAGAAACAGCATAAAACCATAATTATTGCGGCATCTTGAAGTAGATGTCGTTCGATCCATTCGGTACAGTTTTCCCCGACCCGTTGGAAAGGAAGGCCCGGTTGGCACTCGCCCCATTTTCGGACGCCGTTGAGCGCATCAACGGCTGCAAGGTCTACACTGACAAGTCCGGCAATTTCTTGGTAGTAGAAGGGGAAACACCCTTGCAAGTGTTTCCCGCATCCACGCGCAAGCCCAAGAAAGAAATTGTCGATTGGGTGTATGACCGCAATCGGCAACTGGCGATGCAGCGCGACCGCTACCAATGCGTGAATTGCTCCAGCCGGTCGAATCTCCAATGTCATCATAAAGTGCATCGAGGCATGGGTGGCGGTTGGCGCGATGATCGAGTCAGCAATCTTGAAACCCTCTGCAACGAATGCCATGCTAGGGAACATGGCGGATAACAAGCGAAAGTCATTCCTGCCCCCGAAGGCCGCCGATTCCGGTAAGCGCCCCGATATTGACATCTATGTGCGCAGCGCTTGGGAAGCCAATATTTATCGCATGTTGTTGTGGAGAAAGACCTTACAAGAGGTATTTGCGTTTGCCTACGAAGAGCGCGAGTATCAGTTCCCGGTGAAACGAGGCACCCGATTTTACAAGCCCGACTTCACCGTCTGGGAAAAAGAAGGCGGAAAATTCTATCACATCGAAGTGAAGGGATACATGGACCCTAAGAGCAAGACGGCTCTAAAACGCATGGCAAAGTACTATCCTGATATCGAAATTAAGGTCATAGATAAAAAGGTCTATGGACATCTTGCAGATACTTGGGCTATGATAGTGCCAAATTGGGAATGATCCCAAAGATAGGAACTATTATGGAAACGAACGAAACGCGCCTCCGCCAATCCGTCGAGGCGCTTTGCATGACATACGGATTTATCGCCGTCAGTCACACGCTGGACTCGATCAAGGTTGGAATTGACGTTACGCTTGGCGCGTTCGGCTTTGCTGCCATCGACCCTAGTTATGGCGGCCCGGTTCAATCGGCACAACGCGAATCGAAGCCCATCCGGGCTGTTGAGTCCAAGGAAAAGTCAACCAAGGAAGCCAAGGCGGCCAAAGCTGCCAAGCCTGCCGCCCCCGCGACCGGCAAGCGCACTCGCAATATCAGCGATGAAGCGCGAGAACGCATTGCGGAAGCTCAGAAGCGTCGTTGGGCCAAGTATCGCAAGGATGCCAAGGCCGGTAAGGAAGCACCCGCCCGGAAGCCCCGCGCCGCCAAAAGCGCTGCGACTCCGGTTGCTGAGGCTCCCCCCGCCGCCCAGGCTCCCGAACCGATTGACGGAATTGTGGCTCCACCCCAAGACGATGCGTTCACGCGCGAGTTTGACGGCCTGGTTTCCGGGACCGCTCTCGATACCACTCCGCAGCAGTAAGCTGTAGAATCGTCGAAGGAGATTTTATGCCGTTGCAAATCGACCGCTCTTTGCGTCTATCCCCGAACCAGTTTATCCAGAAAGAAGCTGATCGGAAAGACTTGATTGTGTTGCACAGCACCGCCGGAGGCTCCGTCAAGGGCGCTTTTGATTGGTGGCAGGCAACGCCGGAACGAATAGCAACGGCATACATCGTTGATCGTGGCGGGATTGTGTTTGAGGTCTTTGATCCCAAGTACAGCGCTTTTCACCTTGGGCTCAAAGATACTCAAGCCAACGACTATCGCAGCATTGGCATCGAGCTTGTCAATTGGGGGCCGCTTTCGGAACCACAACCGGGCGGCTTTCATTTTGCTTGGCCCGAAAACTACAGCCGCGTGAAGATTCAACCCGACGAAGTTTTCGATTCTTTGCATCAACCAAGTCCATATCGAGGTTATCGGTACTGGCATCAATTCTCAAAAGAGCAAGTGGTTGCAACTGCTAAGTTATGCAAGTACCTGATGAATCGTTTTGGAATTGTGAACGAGGTTTGGGAGTCGCTTGAGCCTCTTAACCAAGGTTGGCGCAACACGTTCACTGGCATTGCCGCTCATCACAATTTCCGATCCGACAAGTTTGACGTTGGCCCGGCCTTCCCCTATCAAATTTTCAAGGAAAACCTTCTCTAGTGCCCATTTCGGCTAATGCTCTCCGTACCGGCGGCGTGGCGGCTTTGCGCCTGCCCGATCCCGCGTCTGCCTACGAACTCTTTTCGGCCATCCCGAAGAAGGACTTACAAGCCAACGACCTTGGTTTGATGGCCGAATGCTGCATCGCCTTGAAGCAGTACCAGAAGGCCAAGAAATTGCAGCTTGCCAGCCTGAAGATGAACCCCAAGGACTACATTTCCTTGAACCGGATGGCGGTCATCGAAACCGAGCTTCAGCACTTCCCAGCCGCCGAGCGTTACATCGCCCAATCGCGCCAGGAAGGTCTTCGGCAGACGATGAAGCCTTTTACCGCGCCTTTGCTCAATCTTGCATACCTGAACCAAATACGCGGCAAATACAAGCAAGCAATTTCCTGTTACACGGTTGCCGTCGAAGAAGAGCCGATGAACATTCGGACCCGGACGTGGCTTGCTCTCGCTCAATTGACCGTCCGGCAAGTGCATATCGGCCTGGAGAACTACGAATGCCGGATGCTCCATGATTGCGCTTTGCCGCGCAACGGCACGAAGCTTTGGCAGGGTGAGGCGACCGAGCATCTGGTGCTCTATCATGAGCAGGGTTTGGGTGACGGCGTTTGGATGTTTTCTTTCCTGCGTGACGAGTCCTTCTGGAGCAAGTACCCACAAATCAAGCAGGTCACTCTCGTCACTGATCCGCGCTTGGCGGCGCTCTTCCGCGTGCAGAACGTCGTCAGGAAAGACAATGCGTTTCTGAAGATAGCCACGCCGGGCGAGCAAATTGATCCGCACACCTTCCACCTGCCGCTCATGAGTCTCTTCAAGTTCCGGCTGAAGAACAAAATGCCGGTCTTCTACGCTGTACCGCAAGGCGTTAGTGAAGTGAATTTCCTGGACGAATTGAATTTGAACTTCTGGCCTGATTTACACCACAAACTTGACAGGCCGGAACTTTACGTCGGCGTCTGCTTCAACGGCAATCCGAGTCACTTGAACGACCGCTTTCGTTCCTTGACCCCGCCTCAAGCTTTGGCTCTTGTGCAGGCATTGAAGGCCAAAGGGTGTCGCGTGTTCCTGATGGACAATCGCCCCGCCGATCCGGCAATTGTGGCCGCCGGGCTCGAAACGCCGGATATCCCGGATCTGGTATGCCTATCGTCGATTGCTCATCAAATGGATTGCATCATCACCGTGGACACGCTTTGCGCCCATGTCGCGGCAGGCGTCAATACGAAAACGATCATGATGAGCGCAGCGAATCCAGACTTCCGCTGGGGCCTCAATGATACCGTCAAGGACGTGGCCTACCTCATGCAGAATTTCCAAGTCGTTCGACAAAAGAAAGTCGGAGTTTGGACGCCTGAGGAAATCCAAGCGATTGTGGATCTATGCGTCTAACCATCGCCCTTCCCATCGGACTCAACTACGGCTGGGGAATTTGCGGCAGTAACATAAGCCGCGTCATGCCTGCCATCTGGAAGGAAAATACCGGCGGCGAGACATTTATCCTGCCGACTAATTGGCATGAGATCAAAGGGAGCCTCACGCTCAGCGACATCGAGCGCTTCAACATCGACATCGATTACTGCAATGCGTTTGCACGGCCCCCTTGGGCTGGGGAAACCATTCTAGTTGACGGCGTGTTACTCGCCCCGGCTGGCAATCCCACCATGCAACGATTGGCTATGGCGCATGGCGACATCAATGCGGGTTACTTCTTTTTTGAAGACGAGCAAGCTTGCCGCGAACACGCCAAGCTTGGCAGGTGGGATATCTTGTTTGGTGGAAGCACCTGGAATTCCAAGATTGCCTCTGAAGTGTTAGGGCGAAACTGCCCATGCGTCTTTCAAGGCGTCGATACGGATTTGTTCCAATTGCGCAACCCGTCTACCCGGCGCGTCATTGATGGGCCATTGACCGACCCCTATATCTTTAGTGGCGGAAAGTTCGAGTACCGCAAGGGACAAGATATCGTTATGGCTGCTTTCAAGCTGTATCGAGAAAAGTATCCTAACGCCCATTTGCTGTACGCATGGAAGAATGCGTGGCCGGAATCCCTGAAGACGATGGAGCAATCTAACTTGATTCAATTCAAGTACAGCGACTCCCATCTGCACGCTCTTTACGACATCTTTGAGCCCAACGGGATATCAATGCTGAAAGCCACGCCCGTTCCCGCTAGCTCACAAGTCAAGCAAAGCACGTTTATTCGCCAGTACGCGGATATCGCCGTGTTCCCGAATCGATCCGAGGGAGGAACTAACTTGGTGGCAATGGAGTGCATTGCTAGTGGCGTTCCGACTATCTTGAATCCAGCAACCGGCCAAAGCGATCTTATCGATTACGCCGTAGCGTTGTGTGACCAAAATCCTCACACGCTTGCATCAATGATTCGTACCGTTGCTTCTGATTATCCCAATCGCCAGGAAAGAGCATTGAAGGCCGCCAAAGAGTTTCGTGAACGATTCACATGGGAGAACACATGCCGCACCATCATCAAAGAGCTTCGCGCCGCGCAGCTTATTCCTTAATCGCTGTCGTCTTGCTTCTGGCCGGTTGCCGTACCGGCGCGAAGGTCAAATTGCCGGAAGATCCGGCCCGGCGCATCGCGGTCGCCAACGGCATTCTCGCCCAAGCCAACAACTCCGCCGCCAAGGTCACAATCAAGCTTGCCCAGGCCAAGCTTATCAGCGGCACTGTCACCGCCGAAGTCCTGGTCTATAACGAGCGGATCGCCCGCGCCAGCCGAGGCATCGCCATGATCCAAACCAAGGATCGCCCGCTTGCCGAGCAGAAAGGCATGATCTTGGAGATCCTGAAGGCCATTACGCCGCGCTCTTTCTACTCCAAGTACTTGACCCTCACCGATGCCAAGCTTGCCGAGCTTGAAAGCGCAGTCAGCGCCCTGGAATCCGCCGTGACGTTGCTGAAGATCGAGGTAAGCAAATGAACGCAGTAATGATCTACCAAGGTGCCCAGCTAATAGGAACACTAGTACCTTTGGCTATTGACGCGGCCCTGAAGATCAAGTTACTCTTAGAGCAGGGTAACGACTATCGCGTCGAAATCCGAGAAATGGCGCAAGAGGCCGTTGCTGTCAATGACGAAACGCTGCTATTAATAGAGGCGTGGCGCAAACAGAACGGCCTCTGATCCTGTGGTGCTCGCCAGAGTGGTGTCTGGCGAGATAACATAACCCGGCAGAGTGGTGTCTGCCGGGTTTTACTTTATGAGGACTTATGATACATCCCACGATTTACAAGAAACCGACGATTGCCATGAAGCCGACCAAATACGGGCTGATGGCCTTCAACCCCAACGACATCTACGTTGGACGTTCCATCGATCAATTGGGCGAATACTGCCCTGGTGAACTTGAATTGATGACCCAAATGCTACAACCGGGAGCTTGCGTCATCGACGTGGGAGCCAACCTTGGAGCGCTCACGGTGCCCCTCGCAAAGCACGTCGGGCCGTCCGGCTACGTCGTCGCCATTGAGCCACAGCCGCACGCCTTCTACACGCTCTGCGCCAATACCGTCCTCAATGAACTGCACAACGTTCGCGCTGTTCACGCCGTTGCCGTCGGCCCGGACGCGGATACCTCCAGCCCGGAATGGATTCCCATGCTGGACCCGTCCCAGCCGCAAAACTTTGGCGGTTATGCCGTATCAATGTGGGGAGAAGGCCGCAAGAAGCTTAGCGGAATGCCGGTGCGCCGGGTGCGACTCAGTGAATTGGGCTTGAGCCGGATGGATCTCATCAAGCTTGATATCGAAGGCATGGAACAAGAGGTTTTGGCGGACTTGGCGAACTGTAAGCAGTTCATCGAAAGCCGCCCGGTTCTCTACGTCGAAAACAACCAGGAGGGGAAGCAAGTTCCGCTTTTGGAATACATAATCGGCTTGGGCTACAAATGCTTTTGGCACCTGCCGTTTCTCTACACTGAGAACAATTACTTCGAGAATCCTACAAATCCTTGGGGAAGCCCGGCTTGCACGCAGAATATGATCTGCTATCATCCAGACCGGCCATTGCAACTTCAAGGATTTGCGGAGGCTATTGTCAAGGATGGCAAATGCTACGCCGTTGAAAACGGTATCGAAACCTTCATGCCCGCAACGGCTCTTGACATCAAATTTGAAGAATTTCTGCGGCCAACTCCGGCGAAATAGTCTCAGTTTGAGATTCTTGCGATTTGTTCAGCTTGTATCCCCATCCTCCCAAAATATGCTGCGGTGTGTACCAAACATTCCGCATTTTCATACTCAACGTGTTCCCCTGGTAAATGACCGCCGGAATCCCCAATAAAGAAAACTGCAAGTAAGCCATGTGAACGCAGCGGCTATCAATGTCGATTGCAACACAGTGCATCTGCCGTTGATAGTTGAAGCCCAACTTCCTCATGTTCTTCGCCATGGAAATAACGTGAGCGCCAGCCCCGACCGCCGGTTCTTGTATGGTGACATATCCCTTTGCGTGAATAGCATCGACAAGCGTGTCGAAATCACTTATCAAGGATGCCATTAAATCGGTTACGCCAGCGGGCGTAAAAAACTGCCCAGCGTCCTTATTGTGGATCTCTAATTGGCCGAAGATAGCGCCAAGCGCGTCGTGTTCCCGTTCCTCCAGCGCATAAGTAAGCTCCGCAAACATTTGCGGAAATAGCTCAAAATCTTCAGCACGATACTTGGCCTGAATTTGCGCGTATTCCTTTTCCCGCTCTTCCTTCTGAGACCAATCAACGGCGTTACTAATGGCTAAAGCTGAGCACGCAATCCAATCCGCAAATACTTCATATTGGTTGTGATTATACGCGGCCTGCTTCAGTAGCTTCAAAACATTTCTACGCCGACTTTCTGCGGGAACCATGTTATAAGCATATCATCGCAATCCGAATTAACCATCGTCAAGCCGTACTAGTACATTCCAACTAGAAATAAACCTTGGCTATACAATAGTTTGCGGTATCAGCTAAAAAGCGGGGGGGGTAATCATTGAGCGGAAGGAGCGGCCAACATTTTCAGCGGCTTGGTATTGGCGGAGGCGGCGAGCAGCCGCGAAAGCGGCGTCTTTTGTGAGGTAGAGTTTTTGGGTGCAGGCTTTACGTTTTTTTGGCATGTGGGATGGGGAGTGGGCTGGTGGAAACTAGTTTGATGCGTTGACCGATCATTGCCCGCTCAGCAAGCGCCGCAAAAGCCAGCGCTGCCTGGATAGGTACGACGCCGTTGCCGCATTGCCGTAGGGCGTCGGTTCTTTCGAGCACCACCAAATCGGCCAACCCATGAGCCACGCCGTGAAAAGCGGATTTAGTTTCTTCCGCTGAGATGGCTGGAGCGAGGTAGGGCCAGACGTCGAGGATTTCTCGCCAAGCTGCTGAGTCTCCCGGTCCGGGCGGGAAAGGCGGTAGACTTGCCCACTCAGGTTGTCCGTGTGGCCGTTCTCCGGGCGCGATTCTTCGCTCTTCCAGTCGCGAGCGGTCGGCGTCGCCCAGTGGTTCACCTGCTTCGCAAATTCCCCGCCCGGCCCGCTGCCGATCTTCCCCGCCGCATCCCGGTTGCCCATGCCGTGCGGAGTCTGCCACATCAGCCTCGCCTGCTGGTCCAAGCCCATTTCCTCCTTGCGATCGCCGCCTCGGCTCCTGAAGCTGTCCGTTGCCGGGGTCTGCCACATGTGCGCCATCTCCTGTAAATCCGCTCCACCGGTTCGGCGTTCCTCCCTCTTGCTGTTCGCGCCTCCCGTAATCGATTTCGGTGTCGCCCAAAGCCTTGCGGCTCCCGTCAAAGAATCCGTCGCTCGCGGATGATTCCCCGCTGACTCGGCATCCTCGCCGCGCGGACTCGCCCATGCCTGCACCACATCCACTAACGTGGTCTGCCGCTGTGAATGATGTAAGCGTGGCCCTTGCGAGTGGTGATCCCTCGTGTTTGCGGTAGGCCAGAATGAAAACCCGCTCCCGCCGATGGCTGGCGCCGCAATCGGATGCTCGAACACTAATCCATTGCGCATCGAACCCGAGCGCGGCCAAGTCCGCGAGTACGGTATCGAGTCCTCGAATAAGGAGAGCTGCGACGTTCTCCACGAAGACGAAGCTTGGTCCCACCTCGCGAATGATTTGCGCGAACTGAAACCAGAGGCCGCTGCGGTTTCCTTCGACGATTCCTTCGCCTCGGCCGGCAATACTGATGTCCTGACAGGGAAATCCGCCCACGATGCAATCCACCGCTCCACGCCAAGCCCTACCGTCGAAGGTTCGCACGTCAGCCCAGATAGGCGCGTCGTCGATGCTTCCTTCCGCAATACGCGCCGCCAGAACGCTGGCGTTTTCGATTCCGCTCTCCACATAGCAGACGGTGCGAGCGTCCGGGCAAGCGATTCTAAGTCCGGTGTCGAGCCCGCCGACTCCGGTAAACAAGCTGAGGGTACGTAGAGCCACACCTATTTCGCCTCGACTTTCGTAGCTTCGATTCCGCTGCAAAATGATATGTATTTCATCTGCCTTTTCCTTTTGGGACTGGTGGGACGATGGGAGGTTTGCTGAATTCGCGTTGAGAGAAAGTGAGCCAGTGGAGGAGCCATTGGATGGCTGAGTTTTGGTGGGTGGCGATTTGGTGGAGGTCGCAAGCGGGTGAGGTAATTAGTCGGCGGAAGGAGCGGGCGACATTTTCAGCGGCTTGGTATTGGCGGAGGTGGCAGGCGGTGATGGTGACTTTGTTGGTGGGTTGGGTCATGGCAATTGCGTCTTTTCTATATATTCGTTGAGTGCACGCAAGAGGATGTCTCGCCGGTCGAGCCACTTAAGGGAGCGAGCGTGCTTAAAGCGAATCCACTCGGCGTCATTAGTATCGGATTCGGTACGCAGCATCTCTTGGCTTTCGCGGCGGCTACGGTAAAGGCACCAGTTGGCAGCGGATTGGAGCATGGTTTCAATGGGCTCGCGATACACCCAATCGAGCATTTTCGGGAGCCAGGATTGGAGCATTGCGGCGCGATCAATAAACTTGCCCTGGGGGTCACGGGGTTTCACTTCTCACCTCCAACAATATCTTGGCTTATGGGCGATTTCAGGGTCATGTCGTCATCTCGAATTCTAGTTGCAGGATACGCTCTCCAGCAAGGAATGCTTTCAAATCGTTCCACTGCCTCTGGTCGCCTAGTGTCCAGCCTGTACCGTCAACGCTCTCCGCTCCCATTCGCTCACATTGGTTCCAGCGCTTCCAAGTGTTGACCCGGCCAACATGCACGCAGGGCAATGCAATCGGCAATTGAGAATCGCATGTTTATGCACTCATCTCAAACAATAGTTGCTGCATCCGCAAATACTTCATAGCATATCATCGCAATCCGAATTAACCATCGTCAAGCCGTACTAGTACATTCCCACCACAAATTAACCTTGTCTATGCAATGGTTTGCGGTATCATCTAAACATGAAAACCCTCATGCTGTTTCTGGTGGCGTCCATCACCTGTTTGGCAACCGACATCACTGGCAACATCGACAAGTTGGTCGGCCAACACGTTCCGTCCGGCGCTTATGTCGAATTGAATCTGTTGGCCTGCCCCTCTCCGCGCGTCTCTGAAGTTAATGGCCGCGCTGTTCGCTTGTACTTCCGACTGGCAACTGACTCCCAGGGGAACATCTCTGGTTTCGTGTTGGGCAATGACAAGATCAAATGCGGCAACCCGCCGTCACGGTCGAGCGCGTATAACCTGACTATTCGCTCAGGTAATGCCGTATTGCACAGCCGGTCGTACAAGATCATCGGCGACAAGTGGAATCTTAACGAATCCACTCCGCTCAACTAACACCACAATGCTTGCTAGGCCATTACCGCCGCAATCCGAACTTGTTCAATTTTTCAAATACGAGATCGAATCTGGAAGATTGATTCGCATCGCAAAAACCCATCGGAACACCATTCCTGGAAGGTTTGCGGATACAGCAATTTCGGCGCAAGGCTACAGGCTTACAAGCTACAATAATCGACCGTGGCTTACACATCGATTGATTTGGAAAATTATGACAGGCGAAGATCCGCCTGCTCTTGTTGACCACATCGACGGTGATCGTCTAAACAATTCCTGGAATAATTTACGGCTTGCAAACAAAAGCGAAAACATGGCTAATCGTGTGCCTCCAAAAAACAACACTTCTGGCTTTAAGGGGGTTAGTTACTCACGGTCTCGCCGCAAGTACGAAGTTCACATCATGAAAAATAGGCGCAGACAATTTCTTGGTCGATTTACTACGCTCTCTGAGGCTGCGGCAGCTTATGAAGTTGCGGCCCTTGAACTTCATCAACAATTCAAAAATACGAGGACACTAAAATGAAAACCATCTTTTCTATCATGTTCATGTTTTTCATGTTCATGAATTCTGGCATGGCATCCATCCTGACCAGCGATTCGGTCAACAACGGCTGGCAACCATATTCCAACATTTACTCGCTTCTTTCTTCGGCGGACGGCGCGGGCCGTTCATATCGACATTTTCTTGAGGGAACTGGTGTTTTTACTGGACATCCGCAATCTCCCGGCCAACAGCTTGATTTTTGGGGAACATCCAGTGGCGATTTCAAGCCCGATAGCGACGGAAGCTATTTTACAGAAAATAGTTTTCCCAATCAGGGACAAGCGACAATGCTGATTGAAATTGCGGGCTGGCGCAACATCAACTGGCTTGGCTATTACGAAGTGGACAATCCTGGAACACTTTACACGATCTTCAATGGCGCAGCACAGGCTAATCCGTCCAATGGAAACTTCACAAGTACGCCACTTACGGCCAACTTCACAGTAAATGGAGATTGGGCAATGGTCTTCATGCCTAATTTCCACAGCACTAATACTCCGACATGGGCGCAAGTACTAGCCAGCGGATTTTTCCAGAACGGCTCTGGCGCTTCGCAGTTTGTCATCAATCGCGATTTTGTTAATCAACTGTACTACGTCGGGATTGAAGATACATTGGAAGGCGACCGCGACGCAAACGACCTTATATTGCGCATCAAAAACACGGAAGCGGAAGACTCCGGCGGCGAAATCCCCGAACCGTCCACGTATGCTTTGATGGGCGCTGGCCTTGTCGGCCTTGTCTACTTGCGGCGCAAGCGCTAGTAGTTCTGATTTTTCTCGTCCCAAATCGTCCCCAAAAAGCCGGTGAAACGCAATTTTCATCGGCTTTTCGTTTTGTCTCGTCATAGAATATAGGTAGCTCATGTCATACTTGAAGAGCATTGCAATCGCCGTCGCCATAGCCGCCATCGTGGGGCTTTGGAGATGGCACCGCAAACCGGCCCGGCTGATTATCAGTATCGGGCAACCCAGACCAATCAAGGAGAAGTAACTATGGTTTATATCGCCGCATTCAAGGATACCGAGGAAATCGATGTGCTTGTGGAAGGCGCTCGCTCTCAATCCGGCGCTCCCGTTCAACTGCCCGGCCCCGTCAGTTTCACGCTGCTGAATTCTTCGGTTGCCGATCTCATCATCGATCCCGACAACACCGCGAAGGCCACTCTCCGCGCGATCCGCGCCGGGAAAACGAGCTTGGTCGTCGCCTCTGGCTCCCTCTCCGAACACATCGAAGTGGATGTAACGGTCGATGAAACCCCTGTCGGCTTGGTTATCACGATCAGCGCTCCGCGCCCCAAATCCGCGCCGTCGCCCTCAATTTAACTCAATTCCGCATAATTTTCACCGGCGGCAGGCTTTGGCTTGCCGCCGGTTTGCTTTTCGGCTACAGTGAACCCATGCCCGCCAAAAGTAAAGCCCAATTCCGCCTTATGGCCGCCGCCTCTGAGGGCCGTGTTCCAGGCATCAAACGATCCGTTGGACGCGAGTTCATTGAAGCCAGCCGGGGTAAAACCAAGCGGTTACCGGAAAAGGTCAAACGCAAGCCTCGCCGCTAGGTCTCCACTAGCGCACACCAAAAGGCCCACAGTCTTTCGATTGTGGGCCTTTTGGTGTTTGGGGTTGAGTACAGAGTGCTGCTTGTTTTGTGTGTGCCTATTTTGTAGGTCGCGCCGTAACGGTTTTCTTCGGCGCGGCGCTCGGCTTCGGGCTGGCCGCCGGACTGGGAGTTCGCTTCTTTCCAAGCGCTCGATCCGCGTCCTGTTGGTATTGTCGCACACTTTGCTCATATTGACCAGGAGCAAAATCTGGCTGTGGCGTCGTTTTGTAGGGTTCAGGTTGGCCGGACGCTTTTCGCAGCGCCTTCTGGCCGAACAAAAAATCCTGAAATACTTGCTTCGCCCGATCAAGCAAACTGGCATCGGCTACCTGCTGCGGCTGCTGCGGCTGCTGCGGCGGAATCGACGGATCGACGACCTGAGACACTGGACGCTGCGGGACGGCTCGCTGCGTAAATTGCGCCATCGGACTTGGCGGGTTTACCGGCCCCGCGCCGGTCATTTTAATGATGTCCTCAAAACCCATTGGAAGTTCCTCCTGTTTGCCTAGTGGGGCTCTGCGATGGCTGTGATGCGGTCAAGTCGCCACCATACTGCCATCCCTTGTTGATCTTCTGCGAGCGCTTCTGCGCCGCGTCAAAAGCAAATTTTCCCATCTGTGATTGCGTGTTCTTCATCCCCGACTTCTGCCGGATAATGTTTGCCACGCTACTTCCCAGCCCGACCGCCGATTGCGCGAACTGGCCCAAACCACCGTCATTGGACACCTGCATCGTATCAACTTGTGGATTCGCCGCCTGCTGTGTTGGCACGATGGTCGCTTTGTACATGGGCACGCTCGCTGGGCCACTTGCGGTCATGCCCATAATGTCCTGGAAGGTCATCGGCTGCCTTTCGTCTTTCGCATTACCGGCGGTGTCTGCAAAATGATCTTACCCATCTTGCGCGTATACTGCAAGATGGCCTGCACTTTGGCAGATTCGCTGCTGCTGAGTTGGCCGGTTGGTTTTAGGATGCGTTTTCTTCCAAGTGGCATATCATCCCCCGAAAACTACGTTGCGGTAAGTCGTTTGCTCCCAATCTTCGATTTGCTTGGCTATCTTATTCAAGCTTCTGCCGATTTCCTTACCCATCTCGGCAATAATATCGCTTGGCTGCTTATTTTCGACCAACAGCTTGTACCGATATACTTCTGTCAAATCCTGAAGCATGACCAAAGCATCGCGTTCCAGTTTTGCCACTTCGTTGGCGTTAAGCTTCTTGCCGCCTAATAGATACTGCAAGCCCCTATCCCTAAGCGCGGTATCAACCTTATAAAGCTTAATGCGATTCTGCGCGTCTTTGTAGATCGGTTCCAGCTTTTTCTTTAAGTACTCAGCCTGACCAGATGCAGTAAGTTCAGAGAATTCATCCTCCGCCTTCTTCATCGACCTATCAAGCTGTCTGGCGTCGATATTTTTTTCGATCTTCTCGATCTCAGGCTGAGCCACTTCTACCGGCGGCCCCTTTACTCTTCTTCCTTCCACGATTTCTTCTGGCTCTTCGGCGGATCGTCTTTCGGATCGTCTTTCCTCAGGCGGATTTCCGCGCCCGGTCTGCCCTTGATCCCCAGCCGGTCGTTGAATTGCAGGTGCTCCCTCAGTCCCCGAATCGCGTTCGAGGCCAAGTTCTTTGACGAGGATTCGTCTGGCTTCTTCATAACTGCGTTCTCGGATCTCGGCTGCCTGCTTCTGAGTCAACGTTTCATCCATCAGTTTTACCGCGTTCTGTTGGATCATTCGATTTAACGGCCCGGACAAGTTAGAAAGCTTATTGAACCCGCGTTTGATTGCAGCTTCCAGCGCCTTCTTGCGCTCATTCTGCGACATATCCAATACGTTCCCGCTCTCCATCAACTGTTGAGCGTTGCGCGAATTGGACACCATCGAAAATAGCTTTTTGTCCGTGCTTAAACGTTCACTGACATAATCAACAAGGTCGGCTTCTTCCTTAAACGAACTCCGAATCTCGCCCATGCCGAACAGATTGCCTTGATCGCTTACTACCTCCTTCTCGGTTGCGGCGTTTGCGCGGTCTACAAGCGACTTCAACCGCCGCCTGTTATTGAGAATCATATCACGCGCCGTTTCATTCTCTTTGCGTAAAAAGTTCCAGAAGTCGGCCTGCCTCCCTGCGTCCAGGTACTTCCCGATCACAGCGCCAGCGTCCGGCGGGATCTCGCCAGTCTCTACGCGCCGCCACATACTATCGGTCAAATTGGCAAGCCCCAAGCCATCGCTCGCCACGCGGCCTTCGATGTCCAAGCGATTCATGTCAAATAGCTTGGGGTCCATCTTGACCTCGCGCATGATACGCGCCGCGTCCATCGCGGTTCCTTTGTCGTCGGCAATGTTAATGAGAGCCCCAATGATACGAGCCTCCGCAGGGCTGTCGGCACGGATGTATTTGACCAGCACGTCTTTTTGCCCGACACGCTTGGCAAGTGCCAAACGATGATGCCCATTAATGACTACGTTTTCTTTGCGCACCGGGTCATACCACAATGAAATGACACCGGCCTTGTCTTCATCCCATTGCTTCACGCCTTTCAGCGCTTCGCCCGTCCCCGATTCCATATCGGTGATCGCTTTGTACTGGAAGTCTTCTGGGTGAACTGCAATATCGGCGACCGGAACCCTGGCCGCCTTGTAAGGCTCTGCATATGGCGTGCTTTTGCTGCCTGGCACGCCGCCGACGCCCGCTACATTTTCAGCGGCCTCGGCCCGGACTGCTTTAAGTTCTTCGCCCCGGTTACGCGCGATATCCTGCGCCTGCAATTCAGCATCGCTTCGTTCGTCTTCGCCGAACATGCTCATGGTCCGGTCGTCGCGCAATGGTTGCTCGCCGTCAGTTTTTTCCGCAATTCCCACAGGCTTTTCCACTGGCTCTGATTTCAGCTTCACCGTCCCAGGCTCTTCGACCTTGGAATCATCCCCGGAAGGCTTGACCTCTTTGGCTGGAGTAAGCTTGGCGAGTTTGCCACCAGCATCCGGTATTTTTGGTTTGGCCGCCGTCTCCATCGGAGTCGGCTCCGTGACTTTCATCTTCGCGCTACCCTTCATCGGCTCGGGCAATATCGCACGCGCCAGCGGCGGCGCAATTTCGGAAGGCGGCCCAACATCTTCCGGCGTCTTCTTTACTTGCTTGGGTATTGGGATCTCTTGTCCCTTGAGGCGAGCGGATTGGCCCGACTCCATAGGTTTGGGCTCCGGCGCTTTCATGCCGGTTTGTGCCGCCTTAGGCTTTGGCATAACTACGCCCGCCATCGGAGGAACGCTATCCGGCAACGGCTCAGGCGCTGGTCTTCTCGGCGGTGGCTCTGGCACAGCAATTTCCCGACCTTGAAACGTTGCGCGGCGCGGCGCGATGGGTTCGACGGTGCCTTGCAGTAGACGTGCTTCCGGCGTGGCCGGTCGAGGCATGATGACTTCCGTAGCCATCGGCGGGACGTTTTGCGGCAAAGTGACAGGCTCCGGCGGCGGCGCGGGCTCCGGCAATGGGATGCGTCCGCCCTGAATCTGCGCCTCTGGCCGGACGGGAATCGCCTCTGCGCCGGTCGCCCGGATGCCCGGCGCTGGACGTGCGGGCGCTGGGCCAACGGCCCCGGCCATCGGAGGAACGCTATCCGGCAACGGCCCCGGCGTCTCCGGCGGCGGAGGGGCTGCCATGCGTTGCAGGTCGCCTTCCGGCACTCCCATCAACACGCTTGCTGATTCCAATGCGGTCGAAGGTCGCTCCGGCGGCGCATCGGGTACTTTCGCATTGCGAAGCGCCTGTCGAGCTTGCAGGCTTTGCTTCAGCCGGTCTTGATCCGCCCGGCGGGTTTCAGTCTGGACACGTTGGGTCAGCGCCGTCTCAGCCTGAGTCGCGGCATCGACCACGGCCTGATATTCCGGCGTTCCCGGAACGAGTGTATCGAGCGTGTCGATTGCCTTGGCAATGACACCTTCAGCCGCCGCGACATCCATCGTCGCCGCGTTCTGGACAATTGGCGCAAGCTCTTGGACTATTGCGTCCGCCTGCGGCCTGCGGGCTTGAATCTTCGATCCCGCCACCCCTCCAGGCACAGCCGCCGCCGCGCCTTGGACGACACCTTCGACCACGCCTTCCTGAAGGCTGCGATTTGGGTCGAACGTCTGCTGTGCAATCAAATTGGACAAGCCAGCCTGCGCCACGTTGGTAGCGGGCTCCGCCACAGCGGTACGAGCAACCGTGGCTCCACGCGATCCGCCGCCGAACATGCCCATTTTCGCCCCGGCTGCACCCAAAGCGGCATTCTGCACAAAGTCCATCCCGGCGGCCTTAAGCGCCGTTGCATCATCGGCACCAGACGCCTTGGCTTGCGCATACGTGTTGGCCGCCGCCTGCACGCCGCCCACGCCACCGGCAACGATGGCAGGCGCATTGCTCTGAGCGAATTTGGCGGCGGTCCCTGTCACCAAACCGCGCTTGATGGCCTGATCGATAGCGGCTTTTGTGACGCCACCGGAGGCGATCATAGTCAGCAAGTTGCCCATGCCTTCCCCGGCGGTCTGAGCCCACCAGGAAGGATCGGTGAACACTTCCGCGCCACGCTGGGCAAATCCGCCGACGCGGTTTTCCCCCTGCTGGCCGTAGATTTCACGCCCCAGGGTTTCCGCCGTTCCGGTATATTCTTGCCCAAGCTTCTGCAAGCCTTCGATGCCGGTAACATCGCCCGCAAGTTGCGCAAGACCGCCAATAGTGCCCATCGTGCCCTGAACGACACCGGACACCGCGCCACGCGCCAATGAAGACAATACGCCCGGCTTTTCAGGCGGATTTACTGGAGCTACAGGAGCCGCACCACCGGCAGACTGCTTGGCATAATACGGCTTGACTTCCGTATTCCATTGATCCCATAGCTGTGCCTTAACCTCTTTGGGCAGAGGCGTGCTATCCAGATACGATGTCAATTCCTGCGAACTTTTAGACGCATAGAACTTATCGTATAAGGTTGCTTTGCCTGTATCATCGAGAGGCGTTCCCTTTATCAGTGCAGTAGTGTCAGCCATTACCGATACGGATTCCTCTCTGGTTTTTCTGGAGGCGCTTGCGTAGGAGGCACTTGAGTAACTGCCCCATACGGATTTTCGCGGGCTTTCAGAAGGTCGATTTTGACTTTACCGGCAGGCAAAGTTTGCCCGGATTCCAGTGCTTCCAGGTTCTTTGCTTCACCCGTCTCCGCCGCCTGATTAAATCGCGCCAAGTTAAAGCCAGCCTGCCGGACGATATTCTGCAAGCGCGTATTTGGCTTAATCCCACGTTGATGCAGCTTAATCGCCAGCGTGCTAAGCACCCCAGGAAGCTGTAATAGACGTGTTGCCAGTGTGATCGTGTTGTAGACCGTGTTGGCACCACTAACCGCACCACGAGCGGCATACACGTCACGCGAGTCTACGACGCCCGACTTCTTGCCACGCAGCGTATCGATGGAATTCATGATGTCGATAAGATCGCGCTGCTCCATGCCGATTTCAGCCAAAGACGGATCGATCTTATTCAATTCTCCTACAAGTTCGCGGCGGGCCATTTCGTCGCCGCGAAGCGTACTACGAATCTCATATGGAGACATCGGGCTGCTCTGCGCCACGCGATTCAAGGGCTGCTGTAAATCAGCCGTCAATGCCCTGCGCAAATCAAGTGCTTGCTCTGGCGACATAGGAAGATACTGCAAGGGCCTGCCTTGAGCATCCCGAACAACATTTCCAGCCGCATCCCTGCCAACAAGATTGTTATCCTCTAGCCACCTATCGATATTTTTGAAAATAACATCACTTTGCTGCCTCCCAGACATTGTTCTACGCATAGATACAAGCTCGTTTTCGATGCGATTAACCATATCTTGCGTATTGATAGACGCGCCGCCCTGTTGAGCGTTCGCCACGATGTCGTCAACTTGCTTAGTGAGTTCTTTGATTCGCCCTTCGGCGCGTGCCCGGCTCGGAACCACTTCAGCATCTCCTACCAGCCTGCGCAACGGATTCATCTTCGTGCTTTCATCCTGTTTGGCGACGACAATGCCGTGCTCCAGGCCGGTATCGGCCACCGAAGCGAGTCGGCTAGGATCGCGGAATCCAACGTCAAGCGCCGTTTTGTACGCAGCACGCGCTATGTCTTTGCGAAACGGAATCACTGACTTCCCCGCCGCCGCTACGGCATTGAACGGATCAACGGCGCTTGCCATACGGTTGGCCTGAGTTGCGACTTGCGCCGCTTTCATTCCAGCAGCGCCCTTCGATGCCAATTGCACGCCTCGGGCTGCCGCGCCCACGCCGGTCGCTACAGTCGCGATGTCTGCCGCCACAGAGGCTGGATCTTCGATGATTGCCCGGCTGAAGCCATCCAGGCTACCGTATCTTTGCTTGTAGTCAGCGGAGAGTGCATCCCAAATTTCGCCGATGGTCGGGAACGCCGCATCCTTGCGAGCTTGCGCCTCTTCGGCTAAAACAGCTTGATAGTTCGGATCGTTGCGGTCCAAACCTTGGCGCGTTTGCGTAAGGAATTGATGCCGCATCCGGGCTTGGCTCTTGTCGATGGGCAATTTGGCAAGATCGGGCAGTGCGCTTACGACCTGATACACCTGATTGCCCACACTGGAAACGATGTTTGCGCCAAGTTTGGCGGGCGCTCGAAGATAGCCCCAGCCGCCTTCGGCAATGTCTTGACCAATACTTTCCCGCGTAAATGCCGCCGGATTCGTCTGCCGCGCCGGAGGATCATCTGGGACCATCTCATATTGGTCGCCATAATCCCTAGTAATCGCACGCAGCATATTGGCGTTCGACATCGCCTTGTAAGTATCCGGCAAATCTGGAGATTCGCGGAACTTCTTTGCCGCTTCAAATTCAGTCAATACATTGCCAGTCGTGAGGCTTTTGACTTTGGGCATTAGAAGGCCCTCAACTGTCTCCCAGGCTGAGCGGGCGCTGGAGCCGTGGGTTGAGCCGGAGCCGCGCCTGCACCGTCAGGGGTGGGCTGCGGAACGCGAATCACCCAAGGATTGACGCGCTGCTTGGCCTGAGGCGAATTCGGATCTATTGGCGGAGTTGCGTTGTTTGCTGGAGCCGGGCGCGGGTTTGGCCTCGACGGCGGCGTTGCGGATTTGACGCGACGTTCCGCCTCAACCTGCTGCACAACTTCAGGGAACTGCTCACGGAAAACTTGAATGGCCGGGAAACTGTCCAGTGTAGTAGGCAAACCAGCGGCTTGGCCCATCTTGACGTAGGATTCGGCTTTCTTCTCGGCGTTCTTATAACCGATCTTGGCGGCGACTTCCATAACATGCAAAAACTTCTGCATATCCTGAGGGGTCATGCGCGTATTCCCACGCCCCGCAAGCTCCCCTTTCAGACGGTTAAAGTTATAGTTGACGTAGCCTAGAGTCTTTGCTGCTTCATCGAATTCCGATGGACGAACAACCGAGTTAGGGTCTTGCATTTTGGCAAACGCTGTCAAAATGGCCGAATGGACTTGAGCCGTATCATATTGGCTAGGATTCGTTAGCGCCATTTCAATCATATTTTTCGCCCGCCCGAGCGAATCGGCAACCGCAATGAAGCCTTTGCCCGTTGGCGAAGAATCGAACGCCTTGTCTAGGCTAAGGCCAAAATTGAGCCTCTGCATCTGCTGTCCAAATTGACGCATGGCGTTGGCGTTCGATGCTGCGCTTTCACGGTCGGCCTTCCGGCTTGCGGCGGCCTCTTGCATCGAGATGAATTGATTGATAAACCCAAGAGCCTTGTCGAATTGCCCGCGATCAATCTGCGAGTCCGCCGTCCCCAGCAAGCGGTCGGCATCCAATTGCTTAATGACGCCTGCGTCACGAGCCCCCTGCAAAATGGTTCGCACAAGTTGCTTGTTGGACGCGATATCTTCCGGGTCGGGGGGACCGCCGCCCTTAGGCACGTCCTTGCTGAGATTGGACGGATCAACACGCTGCCCGGACTGCGGGTCGTAGATGCCGTCCCACTGGCCCAGTTTGTCTTGCACCACCATGAGCGTAACCGGCTGCTTGGTAGTCGGGTCATAGAAGGTTTCAAACGTTGAGCGGCCCGTCATTTTCGCCTGCTCAAGCTGTTGTTTGGTGGGCTGCGGAGCCGCCAGCGGTCGAAGTGTTACGCCACCGGAACGAAACAGCTGTCCGGCTGCCGGAGACGGTGGAGTAGTCGCTGCCATGCTTGGCGGAGTCGGAGGCGGTTGCGTAGCCGCCCGCGCAGCGGCAATCATGGGTCCAGCCCCGATCATAGTCGCCGAAGCAGATACTGGGTCCAACTGCGCCATCCCCTGCTGGAATTGCTGCTGCTGCGCTTGCTGCTCGGCCTGCTGCTGAGACTGGCGCATCTGCTTGAAGTTGTCGATGGCGCGAAGCCGAAGAATTTGCTCTTCTGTCGTGCGAGGCTGCCCGGCGAACACCAATCGAGCGTCTTGCGTGGGATCGAGCCCGGCATTTTGCGCGGCCTCGTAGGCTTGCCGGAAATTTGCGTCTTGCAGCGCATCGTTGAGCGTGGTGTAGGGGCCCGCCTCGCCCATCTTCATGATCTGGCTGTAAGCATCGCCAAGTTGCTTACGCGCCATTTCGCGACGATTCTTGATGCTGTATTCGGGATTTGTACGAAGCTCTGAAGTTAGCCGGAAAAATTCATTCGGATCGCTCTGCGCGGCCTTGTCTTGTACTTGGCCGCCAGTGAGGCCCTGAGCAAATTGATTGATAAATCCCACAATGGGATTCTTCTTTGCGCCTTTAGCTGTGTTTGTCGCAAGCGCATTGCCGATGTACTGCTGATAAGCGCGACGAGCTTGCTCCTTCGCTTCGGGAGCAATGTTCTCGTCTGCCATGATGGCATTCAGGTCCGCTTCCGCCAGTTTGACATTGCGGATCAGTGCGTTTTCCTGCTGCTGCATCTTTTGCAATTTGGACTGCCGGAATCCCTCCAGAAATGACGTAGCAAACATCCCCAGGGCCGTCCCTTCGCCTTCATTGCCGGTCGGTTGAAGGCGTTGAACGGTAGGCTGTTCATACGGCGATGCAAAAGGGCCAAGAATATCTTGGCTGCGTGGGGGTGTGAACATGTTTCCCATTATTTACCAAACCCTCCTGCCGCCATTCCGGCAAAGTTGAATAAGTTGCTAACCAAACCAAGCGATTGAGCGCGGCGTTGCGCCTCTAATTGCTGCTGATTGCTCATCGCATTTATGCCGCCGGACAACGCGCCGGTTGCGCCTTGTAACAAACCCTGTCCAACTCCAGCATTTTCAGTCCCCAAGGCCGCCAAGTTAGCAGGAGCCTGAAGATACGCTTTGCGAATGAAATCGTAAATGGAACTCGTCTTGCCACGATTGACTTCGGCCAGTGCAAAGTCGCGACTCGCGCCCGTAAGCGTATTGCGAACTTGGTTGGCCTGCGCCTGAGCTTCGGCTTCGATTTGGCCGAACACTGGCGAAGCGGCGGTTCGGATGGCGTTCATGTTACCACTGGCGAGCGCCTTTTGCTGATCGATGAACGGCTGGCGAAGTTCGTTGCGCTGAGCCAGTTCTTGTGTGCCCTGTGTTTGCTGGGTTTTCGCAATGCTCAAAAGGTCCGACGTTGTTTTGTCTTGTTGCTGTTCGAGTTGCTTTTGACGATTGCTCTTGCCGCTCATTATTCACCTGCCACTTTTACATTCTGCACCATATCTGCAACTTGTTCCACTTTCTCTTCAATGGTCCCAAGCCGATTCCAATGTCTCTGCGTGAGACTCACCAAATGACCCCGATGGCTGCTGCCACGCCGCCCAAAGAAGCCGGGCATCGGTGCGCTCACTTCAAAGCCGAGTTGACCCGCAAACCACACGCTCCGGCGATTATCGACGTGGATGAACGAATACAGCGTGCTCAAGCCAATCGTTTCCCGAAACGCCCATTCAATCGCCATGCGTGCGAACAAGAATGAATACTCGCGGTAGCCAGGTAGAATTGCAAACGCCATTTCTCCAGCCCACTTGTCATCCGAGATCATTCTGGAATCTTCGATCCAGGATGCACCGGCTATTTCGGCTTTCCCATCCGCCCCATTTATCACAAACATCACCGCCGGACGCATCAATGAATCGGCCGTTCGCTGCTTTACCCAATCAGCCCAATCTTGCGTTGCCGGATAAAGCTTTTCGGCCATCTGCGCATGAAAGTTGTCAGCAAGATATTGGGCAACATTATCCGGTATGCAACCAACACAATACAGATCGTTGTAACGATACGCATAAGCAAATTCATCCTTGCTCATCCGTTCGTATTGAATTACTGGCGGTCGAGTAATCGAATTATTTCGTTTGCCCATACGGCATCCTCCATGCTGTAAGTTGGATAGTTCTGCAAAAATTTAACCAATCGCCTGCCTTCCTCTGCGGCCAATTCGACAATCAGAGGCTCGCATTCTTTGGCGGAATTCTTGATAACTATTCGACCGTCGTTCGTGATCGCGCTGTACTGCGATATCTCTTCCTTGGATGGAGCAATCTTATTATTGATGTCCCCCAAAACTAACATTTCTGCGAGCGTTCCGCTTGCCATCCTCAGCATGTAATGCAAGGATATTCGCGTGTTCATGAATAGTTGTAGTTTCATATAATCAAGCCGCCGGAACAAGTAATAGTCGTTCCACTTATAACAATGTTGCCTGTTCTTCCCGGAATCGGCGTACCGGATGCACTGCTGAAGTATTGAGGAGCTACGAACGAGCCGGCCTGCGCCTGCCCCGGCGTCAGAATCGCGCTACCAACAAATCTTCCTGCGTTGTCGATGACTTTGGTGCCTCCCATAAAATACCCTACATTTGGGTCAAATGGAAGGATTACGATACTACCAAACGCCTGTATGGATTGGGATTGATTCACAAGCAGGAGTGTATCGAATTGAGGCCCAGCGGTCGTCCCAAGAGGCTGAGGCAACGATATTACAAAACTAGATGGTCCAACCGGACTTATAACTATCCCATTTGGAAGTCCAGCCGACGCTAACGAAATTGGGCCGACAGAACCATTGAAAGATAATACGCCGTTGTTTGCGATGGAGATTGTGCCGGGCGGAGAATTGCTGACAATGATACCGTCTCCCTGAACAATGCTGATAGCCGAATTGGTCAGGCCGTTAATGCTTTTAATGACCGGTCCGATCACAATATCTTCAAAGGCACCCCCATTATTAGAAACCTGCATTTTCCCGGTAGCCGTGTTATAACCAATAACTCCTACGCCACCGGCTGGAACAAGCGCCGCCGTCCTAAAATACAAGCCACCGTTCGGAGCGATAGCCACAAGAGAATTGCCATTGCCATCGCGCCATTCCTGCAAGTTGCCAGTCTGACCAGCCGCTGCCCGGACTATTAACACGATGTCGGCGTTGTTTGCCGCGTCTGCCACGATGTGCATAGTCCCCAGGAGAGAAACTAGGCGTGTCGCTGAGTCGAAAAGCAAATTTGCAGAGCCCGCAAAGCTTCCAGAGTTATTGAACTGAATCGCCTGATCCGGGCCACCGGGGTCCGTATCCTGGCCCAAGAGATTCTGCCAAACGCGAGCGCCGCTGTTGGTCGTTTCGCTTGCCACAAGCTTTTTGTTCGCGGCATCCCATGCAATGAGACCTTGCGTGTCGTCAAGGCTGTCGGCTTCAGCGGCGCTATACGTGTCTGCCCGCACCCACAAAAATCCGTCCAGGTACACTTTGCCGGTGCCGACAAGATCGTTGAATTGCAGCCCGGATCGGTTGCCTGTCAGCACCATGCCTTTGGCCGCCGTATCCGCACCTATCTGCAATTGCGGCTTGGCATCCAACAGCCGCATGATCTCGCTTACCGTGCCACTTTCATTGACGCGCCATGTGGTTCGCGCTGTGCTGGCAAACCCATCCCGAATGAGATCCAGACGGCTGATGCCGGTAGCCGCCGGGTCCGGGGAAGACCAACTTGCGCCAACATAACTGCCGGATTGCGCAGCCTTGATAAACTCTCCCCTGTTGGTGCCCAGCATCCGGTTGTCGAAGATGCGGTTTACATCAGTCGATTGCCACAGAAAAGGATTGTTAGTTGTAGGATCATTTAGCGTAACTTCTTGAATTCCCACCTTGACGCCATTTTCCATGTAAAGAACGTTGTCGCAGATGTCATTGTCGTAGCTTCGATGATTGCTGCTCGCTTGCCACTGCGCATAGGTTTGCAGTGCGCCGCCGACAATCCCCTTAAAGTTAGTGATGAATATAGGAATTTCCAAGGCAGTCGAATTCAACGAAATGCTATTAGTCTTGATTGCGCACCGACGTGCATTTCGGAGAAGTATGCCCCCCAATCCCGTATTCGTGATAGAGTTGGCCGCTACTACCACACGGTCCGCGCCTTGTTCCTGAAAGTAGTTATCAACATAGATTCCAGTGCTGAGGTTATTTCCAACGGTGCCGTATCCTCCGACGCTATCTTCATTGAACAGCGACGTGCCTGGATTGGCAATCGCAAGCGCGTTGCCTGTGCAAGAACCATTGGAAGCGCCACTAAGCCAGATGCCGTTGCCGTTGAAATTCAAGAAAGAATTGCAGGTGACAGAGAACGAGCGAACCAGCCCGTAAGTTCGCATTACGGACGCATTGTTGTTGGCAAGATACTTGGGAATTGCCGCCGCCGCGTCCGAAGTGGTCACGTAACCGATCCGGCGGCCACCGTTGCCGCTTACCGTCACGCCATCGCTAAAGCCCGGACACGCCGTTCCGTAACCGATTTCCCAGAACACGTTGCCAGATATGCTGATCCCGGAATGAAGCGCCTCGATGCCCAAGGCGTCTCCCTTCACGCACTCGCCGTTGAAGCGCCGGAAAGTGTTGCCCACGATGACCAGATTGCTTAGCATCGGGTCGCCTTGCGCCTGCCCGTTGCCGCGATAGTAGACGCAGGCCATCGGCCCACCATACTGCATGTCTGAGCCCCACCAGAAGCTCACCCCGGTCTCTGAGCCAAATGGGGGATTCCCGGCCTCGTCGTTGGCGAGCGTCAACGTGTTGCCATCCACAACAGACTGCACGCGATAGGCTCGCGATCCAATGACCACGTACTGCCCAGCCATGCCGCCGACGAATACGCCACCGGACACCCGCGCCACGGAAGCGCCCGTCCGATTCACCACCGCTGAGACGGTAGTTACGCCGAACAGACCAGAGCGTGTTTGCTCCCACCTGACATTGACCACGCATACATCGCGGATAGCCGCAGAGGAGGTATCGAGAATCAAACCATGCCCTAGCACATGGCGCATGATAACGCCGCTTAAGTTGATACCGGATACTGGATTTCCAGAAGTGGGTTTTACCCAGATCATCGAGCGATCCGTCACCACATTGGAGAGCATGTCTCTATTCGGGATAGCATCGTAGCTAAACTGCACTGGCACCGTTTGATTGCCGTCCAATACAAGATCCTTGAATGCGACATTAGAGCTTTGAATGAATATGCGCCCTTCCCCGGCTGGCACATCCCAGGTTTCCGACGCCGTATTGTAGCGTGTCCAGAACTTCAGTACTGAACCTTCCCCCTGCCCCACAAAGCGCACCGGCGGTGTGTTTGGATTGATCTTGACTTGCCGCAGACGATACGTTCCGGCTGGCACCAAGATTTCCGTCGAGCGCCCGGCGGCCTGCACCGCGTCCAGCGCATTCTGAAATGCCATTGTGCTGTCAGTGGTATCGTCTCCGACCGCGCCAAAGTCGAGAACCGAGACCTGATCGCCAAGCTTCTGATTGAGTTGGCGCTGTATGGAATTGGCGTAAAACACGCCGTAGGAAACTTGTACTTGCGTAGTGCTGCCGCTTCCGCCGCCGGTTCCACTACCGCCGCCAACACCGCCGCCTCCGATTGGTTGGCCCTCAAAGCGACCAGTGCTCAGAGCCGCTCCGAGCGCTTCCGGGCTGTACAGCTTGTCCGCCGCGCCCTTTGTCAGCACAGCCAACGGATCGGTTGGAATGGCATCCGTATCCAGAAACATAGCTGGAGCCGTAATGCGGTCTACAAAGCGATAGGGTCCACTGCCAGTTTGAACGGCTGTCACTTGCTGCGCAAGAAAACGCAAAACCGAATTCAGACGAAACAGTGTTGGATCTTGCAGGTCCGAAATCGTCAAATCGCTTATGGTGTTTTTAGCCATGCTTACACCGGAATTGGCATTTGCGTAAACAGATAGTGCTGCTGATATCCAGCCCGCTGATCCTGTCCAGTGTTCAGCGTCTCAACGCGAGACGCATCCCGGTAGAACTTAAACCAGCCGTCTGTATTGTCGGCCACCATCACAAACCTATAAATTTTGCTCTTATTGTAACGTTTTTCGGCACCAACGACAGAAGGGTCGCCAACCTTGGGCACGAAAAAGCGATAAACGGACCGCGTGTCATGCGCCGGAAGAGGTTCCACGTGAAACAATTCGCCGTCATCCCGATAGATGAACATTGCCAATGAGCAAGTACTGGTGTATTCCAACCAAACTTGCTTCATGAACTTGTACCCATTACTGCCAAAACTTTGCTCATAGCTGTCCCATCGGTTTACCCGGCACGGTTCCAAGAGCCGGTCGTATTGGTACTTGAATAACTGGAATTTCCCGCCCAGCCCTGGTACAAGTTTCATGCGGAACCGGAATCCGATGATGTCGCTGGGAGGCGTCAAAACTCTGGTTCGGTCGAATTCAGTCGTCTGCACCTGGAAAGTGTGTGAGATTTGTCCGTCTACCTCAAGGTGCAAATCTGCTGTCACTCCGCCCGTATCCGCATCAATGTTAATGCTGCGAAGTATCTTTTCGCATGGATAGCCAAGATCGTCGAACTCCGTAAACAGAAGCGTATCTTGCGGCATCCGCTCAAAGTCAAAGGTATACTTCCAATGCTTCCAATTGACGCCAGTAGTCTGAGGATGAAAGCGAATCATCTTGACTACGGTCCCATCTGGGATCGGAAATGTCTGTAGGCTGCGGTCACTCCCAGCGAGCGGGAACGTCAATGCGTCCAACGTAAGGATGGTCCCATCGTTGCCGGTGATAGTGTCCATCAACATGTTGACACCGCTTACACCGTCTGGGTCGTACTCAAGAGTTACACTCTTTAAGCGCTTATCGTAAGGATGTCCTAAATTGTCCCAATCGAAACTATGAACCACAGGCCCCGGATCAGCCGGGACCACAATAAAAGTTTGATTGAATAGTTGGAATTTGCCGCCCGGCCCTGCTGTGTTGACAATGCGGCCAAGCTTGCCTTTCAACTGCGGCAATAGGGTTAAGTTACGCTTACGGTCGTATTGAGTGGTCGTCACCTGCAAGGTTTGGACAACCGCGCCATCAATTTCCACTTGGACCGTAGCGGTCACTCCGCCAGTATCCACGTCCAAGTCCAATTGATTAAAGTACTTGTCGTATGGAGTGCCGTAGTCTAATGGTTCGGTGAATGGCACTACATCAGGCGGATAGTTCTCTGCCTGAAATACCGGCTGATAGATGCGAGCGCCTTCCGGCGGTACTCCGGCTTCCGGCCTCAGACGGACTTGCTTGTATACGCTATTGTTCGGGAAAGCGTAATTCTGCATATTGCGACCGCCCGGCGTCAAAGCCAGCGTTGTAATCACGGTCGTCGTCTGGTTCCCGCCGATTCCAGAACGGCCCTCCAGTACCATATTCATCGGCACTGGAACTTCATATTCAAATGCTATTTCATAAAACCGTTTGTCATAGGGATGGCCGTTGTTGGTCCAGTCATAGGTATGAAGAACCGGCCCCTTGTCGGCTGCAAGCGTAATAAATTCGTGGTTAAAAAGTTGGAACTTGCCGCCCGGCCCCGCAGTATTGATAATGCGGGCTTGCCTCCCGAGTAAGTTACCAAGCAACGTCAGATTGACTAGACGATTCAGCGCTGTTGTGTTGACGGTAAGCGATTGCACTATATTGCCGTCAATTTCGATTTGCACAGTCGCATTGACGCCGCCAGTATCCACATCCAAATTTAATTGCTGAAAGTATTTCCGGTATGGTGAGCCCCAATTGGAAGGCTCCGTGTAAGGCACAATGTCCGGTGGATACTTTTCAAATTGCCACTGAGGAACGTAGATCTTGGCGTCCGTAAGTGGATTAGTCAGCGTCGGCTGCAAGCGGATCAGCTTGTACACCGAATTAATCGGGAATTGATACGTTACTTCTTTGCGGCCCCCAGGAGTCAGCGTAAACGTCGTGATGTTTTGTGGAACCTGCGAATTACCAATACCGACAGTTCCGCTCAACTGCACTTCCATCGTATTGGTTACTTCGTACTCAAACGACATATGGTACATGCGCTTGTCGTCTGGATGCCCAAGATTGCTCCAATCGTAGGTATGAGTAACTGGCCCTTTGTCAGCCGGAGTCGTCACGAAGTCGTGCTTAAATAACTGGAACTTCCCGCCCACACCTGGAATCACAGCAAGCCGCGCCATGCGGCCCCGAATTCCGTTTCTCAACGTGAGAAGCCGCATTCGGTCGGTGTTGGTGGATGTCACCGTCAGACCTTGCGCTGGAGTGCCCGAACCGTCAATGAAGATGAAAACCTGCGCAGCCACGCCGCCAGTATCAACCTCCATGACCAACTGATTGAAATACTTTTCCCATGGCTTGCCGTAGTCGCTGGGGTCGGTGAAGCGCGTAATATCAGCCGGGTATTGCTCAAAGTCTAAATTGTAATCAAAAATCTGAATGTTAGAACCTTGAACCGCTGGCCGAAGCCGCATCATCTTGCAGATAACGCGATCCGTGGCTTGCGAAACAACGGGGATATTCGCCTTGGAGCGTCCAGTTCCAGTGCCTCCTAAAGAAAACTGCATTACTCCGAGCGTCTGCGTTTCGCCTTCAATCCCGCTGATCGTGTCGAGATACATTAGAACGTCTTGCCCGTTCATGTTGTATTCGATGCTTAAGGTTTTCAGCCACTTATCATAGGGATATCCAAGATCATCCCAGTCAACATTCTTGCCGCGCTGTATCTCAGCAAGCGGAGCAAAGTCGAACGTGAGACTGTTAAAAGTCGGAGCGATGCGGCCTTCGCCGCTGATCTGGTAAGATATCGCGTAGGCTTCACGCCCTAGGGTTTGTCCGACTATTTGAGTCTGATTCAAAGGCAACGGAACACGCCGACGCCTGAGAAGATAGAATGTACCGCTAAAAGTTTGCGCAGTTTGTAGCGTCACTGCGTTCGCATTGACGAAAGCCGCTATGACGTTCAGCGTGCCATTGGAAAACCGAATTGCTGATCCCACCATGTCGGCAGTGAATAGCACGCCAGTATTACGAGCACACGCCGTCCCCGTAACCGTACAGGTCCCACGCTGAGCCGGAATGATAAAGCTGTCCCCGCCTGGGATACTGGCGAAATCGTAATACGGTACAACCGCAACGTCGCTATCCGGGTTGGAAAGCTCTAGGATTACTTGCGTGAAGAGCTTCTGCGTTTCCGGCGAGCCACCAGTAAATGCCGGAGTCGCCATGCTGAACTTAATCGCGTTGCCACCCAGGCCGGTAGCATCGGTGATCGGGAATGTGTCAGAACTTCCCACCGTGCCGGAGGCGAGTTCCTGAATGAACTGAAATCGCGATGGCGCATCAGAATTTAATCGAGCGCCCAGCAAGTGTCCAGTATCAAGTTCTCGATAGTACGCAGTGACAACATCCGTATTCCCAGCCGTGCTGTTGGTGATGTCCAAATGCCACCGGTCGAACATCGTTTCATAACGCAGCCGGTAGAACAATCCATTCTGTGCAAGATAACTGAAATACAGCGTGTTCTGCGCGTACTCCATGCAGGCAAAAGTCAGATTATTGTAATCGAGAGGAGGAATCCCGTTGACTGTTCGCCCTTGGAAGATCCAGTTTACTGCCTCAGAAATCTTTAGGCTTTGGCCGCCAGTCCACGCATAGATACCATCATAAGAGAGATACCAGAGGCGATTGTCGCCCTTGGCGTAACATCTGCGATCCATCAAGCCACGGTTGGCTGGAGTTTCTTGTGGCGGAGTAAGATCCCCATTCCAGATGCGAATGGTTTTAATCCCGACGGACGTAAGAGCGCAAACCTCGCCATTCCATTCGGTGATCTCGACAAGTCTTTGCGACGGCGCGGTAACCTGCACTATATTTAAGTTGCGAGTTACCTGATTGACGACTGGGAACGCTTCAGGATTGCCCTGTTTGCTTTTGTATAACAGGCCTTCATTATTTGGGTCGCCCGCGATGAAAGCTGCATCGCCCACTACGCACGTAAGCGTGCAAGGTTGACCGGCTGCCGCATTGACTTCGATCTGCTCTCCCACGGTATGAGTTTTCTGGAAGTACACTTCGATGTTGAGCGGATTGTTGCCGTAGATGAAAATAATTCGAGCTTGCTCATAACTTGAGCCGCTTCCGATATTAATGATTGAGCCGATTCTAACAGCGGGAGCATCCCCACGCTGTGAGCCCACCGTAATCCGGTTGATGCCAATGCCGCCGCCTCCGAATAGGAATGCACCAATAACGCCGGACACCGCTTGCTTGAGCGTGCTGGTGACTGGCTGGTCATTGTCGAATTCCATGACTTCAGCGCCAAGGATATCTTCGTCGGCTGTGTTGTCAATGACAATGGTGCCAATCTGAATTACACCGGTAAAGGCGTCTGCGTCTGCAAGTTGCACCTGTTGGCCGGACAAGATGGCCGTAATCGTGGTCGAGCGCGGCACGCTGCCGTTGGTGTACGTCACGCTTGCGCCGACCAAAAACGATGCAAATTGCCAATTGGCGTTGCTCGTCTTCGTCAGGGTCGTTCCCGAAATCGTTCCGGTGATGGTCAAAGGGTTGAAATGGTTCTTGACCAATCGATAGAGGCCGTCCGAAAATAGACCTCCCCGCCGGAACACCTGGAGAGTTCCAGCGCCATACAAGTCGTCGCGTTGCGGCTGCCCCGCCACGGCGGTTTCCGTCCCGCGCACCCGGACAATAACCGACTGGCGCTTGGGGATCACGCCGCTGTTATCCGGCTGATCTACGCATGGATTGCCCGGCGCATTCGACTTGGCGTTGCGATAACGGTACAGGTAGTTGTACGGGAAATAGCCCGGCTGCGCGGCATCTGGGCCACCGCCACCGACCGCCGCCACGTTGCCCAAGGCGACATTGAACGGCGTTGTTATGGCCGAATTCTGCGACCGGGCGATGATCGTGACGGACGTAATTGAGCGCCAGTCAAAACCGGGCTGTCCAGCTTTGCCCACAGTCACAAATTCGCGCTTCTGCGGCCCGATTTGCACCCAGACTGGTTCACCAAAGATCGTTGGAGGAAATTCCTGCGGGCGCGTCTGCTGCAAGAGATAGTCGTTCTCATTGATGAAATCGCCTACAATACCCTGATTCACCAAATCGGCGCGTTGCCGTGCATAGTCGTAAACGTTCGCCTGATTGGCTGGGTCCGTCGCTGCCGTGACGACCGGCGCAATGGTAGACGGAGTAACAACCGTTTCGTAAAAATTAGTCGGATTGCCCCCCGGATCTGCTGTTTCTCCCACTCCGAGCCGTATACGAAGATCCTGAATCACCTGCGGCTGGTCAACATAGATCGAGATATAAACCGGATCGACCGTATCAAATTGGTCTTTTGGATCTCCATTTAGGCTGAGATTTTTCGCCGCGAAAAAAGATACGGTTGCCTGCACAACGCCAGCCGTCGAAGGTTGCAGCGACGTTCCGCGATCATACCAGACACCGGTTTTGGCTGTGTTGGTGTAAGCGAAGAATGAGTTGCTTGCGGGATCGATTGCTGCTACTTGGATCGTTTCCGAGCCATTGTAGAGAATCATGTTCTCCGCCGGAGGCTGCCCGCTTACAACGTTGTAGCTGTAGCGGTAGTATCCAGCCGTGCCAATGACGCTGATCGGCGTCGATCCGGTAATCTGTATCTGGATGCGGAATGGACCACTATTTGGAGTCAGGACATTGACGATGGATGCCGCGCCAACGACCGCTACGGCGGGCGCAAGTGGAGCCGGAACACCCCACAATTGCAGCTTGCCGGTGCCACCGTCATGCCGCGCCAATCCTTTGGAAGTCGCAAAATACTGGCTGCTCTGTCCTTGCGTTCCGGTATTGTAGACAGCGCTTCCCCATCGCTCATTTTTCTGCAAGTACGGCTGCGGATTCGGGACCGGGGGCGCACCCGCCACTTCAGAGCCGTCTAGGGCAATAGAAGTGGCGCTGGTGTATTCCCCATTTGCCTGTGGCGTGGTTCTGTAAATTAGGTTCCCATATCCGATGTACCTTGGATTTTGCGTATTGTCAGGAGAAAGCGTGAGCTTGGTGATCGTGTGCAGGCGGTTGCCAGACGTGTTAGGCCACAGAGAAGCAGCAAGCGTCGGAGCAAGATCGGCATTGCCCAGACGCAAAGTCATTGCGCCCTCTTGCACGCTCTGCATGTTCAGCAGTTCGTAATACTCTCCGGGCTCTAGGGAATCCTGGTCCTTTCTCAGAATGAGACCACGATTAAGAAATTTACTGGTTACAGTGCTTTGCGGTTTCATTGGTTGCCAACGATCTCGCGATTAACCGCCGAGGCAATCGCAATCCCTTCGCGGTAGCGGCGAGCGCAATACTTCGCCCGCATCGTATCCTTGAGTTCCGCGTCATTCTCAAAGATACGTTGGAGCACACCGTACCGTATGTATTTCAAAAACGAATCCGGTATCTGTGTGATGATGTCTTCAAGTTGAGCCACCTGAAAAGTTGGTTGCACAGTACCAACTTGCATGATGTTTTGACGATTGAGGCTGAGGCCGCTCAACGTGCCAAACCCTCCGCCAAGCGTGTCGAAGTAACAAGGACCGGCGATTCTAGATATAACGCCATATCCAGACGTAGGCGGCGTCAAGGTTAATTCAGATCCCGCAACAAAATTTGCAACAGTCCCATAGAAGGGATTGCCGAGATTCGTGGCGAACTGCGGGCCTGTCATTTGCGGCTTTGGATAAATGCCGAACCGCTTTGGAAGTAATTCATCCTCCCTGTACTTTTCAGGATTGGATGGTAGCATTTGGTCCCAATCGTAATCCGCATTGCTGATTTGGAACGTGTTATCTTCAAACAACTGGCTTTGGTCGTAGAACACTTCATCAACGTTACTCAGCTTGTTGGGACCGGTGTAAACCCCCTGATTCAAACGCGCCTGCTGGCACGCTATTCCCTTAACGAGGCCAGCCTTTTCTACAAAGTCCTGGATAACGATTCCAATTTGATTGATGATATTGGATTCGGAGATTAGGCCAAGATTCAAACCATCGGGCTCAAGCAATGGCCGGATTACTGAAACATAGATAGACCGAATTCGCGTTGCCATCACTTAGGATTCCTTATCACAGAATTCTTGTAAGGTTGCCGCAAAGTCGCAAGATAGCTCTGCGCCGAAACATCAGCCAGGAAAGAATCGTAAATAGCCTCCGATGTTTTGAATGTCATTCCGCCTTCGTCCAATTGCAGCACATGAGCGCAATAGTCCGAGAAGCTATTACCTACTTCTATCGGGAACTGAATCACGTCATCATCATCGACAAGCGGAGTGGGCTCGATGATGCCAGTAATGCTGACTACTCGCCCGCCCTCCGAATCTGCGGGATGCAACCCAAACTTATTGATGCCGATTGGAACCCAATGCTGAGGCGGATACCCTTCCATTGCCGAGGTTTTTTGCATCCAGTCCGGGATGGTATATCCGATATTGCCAGTAGCCCATGGCTCCAACATGCGCCCTTCGTATTGGATGCGGATGGGAATGATGATGGGAGCCGGAACGTCGTAGATGACGCGACCGGCGACGGTCAATCCTGGAAGATCGACTGTGGCCTGAAGAAACCCGATGAACAAATTGAAAATGCAAATGCCCTCATTGATAACATCGACAACTTCATCGCGAGGATAAAAGATTCGATTATTTTCAACGCGGTCATATACTTCTTCTATCAGTTCTTCAAGGGTAACTTGGGGCATTGCGCGTCCTTATCTTCGGGCTCGTCCTGCTCCTTTATGGGTTGCCTTGGCACTGGATTCTTTAAGTATGCCCAGCCGCTTCCAACCGCGCCACCCACCCCGATATGGAAAAGTCGCTGCCAAGCGTGCGAATCGCCCATGATAATAGCAGAATAATCACTCAAGCCAGTGATGAAAGCAGAAATGAAACCGCCCAGCATGGCAAAAGCCAATGCCTTCGACCAAGCCCGAAGATCCTCTGGCTTGTAATTGTTTTTTAGAACTTCCTCGATAATTGCTGCGAACAGCTTACCAACAGCCGGGGTCATTCGGGTCATCCTTGTCTTTCGCCAACGTCATACCCCCCCCATCCCCGCCAAATCGGCGATTGAAGTCACACCGGTTTTCCCAAATGGAATTGGGAATAGGCTCGCACAAATCCATTTCGTTGCGCCTTGCCTCCCGCATCTGAGGAATCTTGGCCGCGTCATTCAACGCATTGTCAGGTGTAAAAATCGGCGTCATCGCCTTCGAGCGAAGATCATCAGGACATGGTTTTTCGGCTTTTCGCATTGTTACCTCGTTACCTCTGGTTACCTCTTAGACGTTTCCGTAATAGACATCGGCATCATGGGCTCGCCACCAATCAGCGCCTCCAAATCCATACAGCGATTCATACTGCCAGGAATAGGCCATTTGCGCCTTGTAATCATCGGCGTACATGGCATCCTTGATGCCGTTTTCAAATTGGCGCTCATATTCCGCTGCCATGCGCGGATCATAGTAGGGGTCGTTGACTTCAGCCTTGTGCCGTAAGGCGTGCGAAAGTGCACCCCAAACCAAAACATTTGGCGCGACAAAAGGCAACGGGATATCGCTCTGCGCCCTCATGTCCGGCCATTCCTGCTGGTACATGATGTTCAGTTGGCGTGAAGTCGTCGGCGGAGGATAGACTTCTTGGGTTTCGTTGCCGTTGATATTGGGGTAGTTATTGCACAGCCAGATAGGCGTGTTGACGCTTTGCCGCCAAGGGTCCGCCGCATTGACGCGAGCCTGAGGGACGTTGACTTCCATCTGGATACCACGAATGGGATCAATGCAAGACATAACCGACTTGCAATCGCTCGCAATCGTGATATACATTTTCACGATTTGGTAAGACATTGCAGCACCGGATGCGCCACTCCAGGGCTTATCCAAAACGGCGATAGAATCCGATGTTACCGCAATAATGTTGTAAATCGGATTGCGCTCAGTCATGCGAAGTTGGCGATGAACCAAGCTGCTTTGCCAAACAAGAGTGTTTTGATTTTTCGGATACTTAAAAACAGCGTAGAACTGAGTTTGGTTGACTTTGCGGACCGGAACGATTTCCGGGTACGTCTCGCCGTCACCAACATACAGGCATGAATTATCGTCGATGTTGTCCATCGAAGCCGGTGTCACCCACTGGCCGCCGGGCTGCGCTACACCAGCCGGAATAGACGTGGAAATGTAGTCTGTTACCGGCCAATCCGTATTGGTGCCGAGCATCAAGTTCGAGTTCGTGATAAGTTCGACTTGCCCGGTGTCGTAGACGTTTGGCAGGTAAATTGTTGCGTGCTTGAAAAGACCAGCCCATTGCGGGCGGCGGTTGATAATGGTTCGCTGGCTGTAATTTAGCCAATCGCGGGTTAGATCAGGAGGCGCATTTGGCTTGAAACGCCGGACGTGTCCGACCATGCTTGCCAATGTTTCCTGGTATTGCAAATGCGCCTCCCATATCCTTACTGCTGATTACTGAAGCCGATACCAAATGGTGCCGACCGGAACAACCTTTGCGGCAGCCGTGTTGCTTGTTATGGCCGCATTCAGGCCAACAATAGAAGCGCCGGATGGTGCCACCAACGTAACCGAATGCGTCGTTAAAGCCAAGATGGCCTGCTGAAAGCCACCAGAAAAAACAGTCGGAGAAGCCAAGGTTAGGTTCCCCGCAAAACCCGACACGGTAACGATGCCCGGAAAATCCGTTATCGTTCCCGCCGCCGTTTTTGCTTGCACTGGACCGGTAAGTCCACCTACGGCGATAGGCGTGAAACTAGGGGAAGCGGGATCGGTGCAAATCCAGCCGATTGCTTCACCAGGACCGCAAGCCGTATTGATGATGATGTCGCCAAGGTTCAGCCCAGTCTCGGTTGGCGTCGAATCAGCGAACCGGATTACCGGCGTCGGCTGATTCGGAGTGAGTGGAAGATTAAAGACGTTGAGTGCCATGTTTCTTTGCGAGACCTGAGGCGGGGCCTAAGCCCCACCTCAGGCGCTCAACTCCTTTGTTAGCTGACGTTGTACCAAGTCGTGTTGCCGTCACTGAGAACGCTCAAGCGAGCATTCGCAACGGTCGTCAACACAGGGCCACCAACAATCGTGTTGCCGGATGGAGCCGCCAACGTGACTGCCGATGCGCCACCGGCGTTCAGCACAGTAAGCACTGTGCCTGCGCCCTGCGAGCCAGCCGCCGGGAGCGTGTACGAAGATGCCGTGGTGGATGTCAGCAAGTTGTAGCGCGAACCGGACGCCAGCGTCGAGCCCGAACTGGAAACCGTAGTGAGCGTCGTGGGCTGAGCAAATCCGAGAGCTACCCAGGAGCCGGGAGTACCGGCTGCCGTGCAGACCCATCCAATTGCATCGCCCGCTTCGGCTTGAACATTGATGATGATTTGCCCCTGCGCCCAGTAACCCTCTGTCGGCACGCCGCTGCCATAGTTGATTGCCGGGAGTGGGGGATTGGTGGGAAGTGCCATTTCTGTTTTCTCTCTTTCCTTGCTTGGTTAGCTGCCGCCCTTAGGCGAGCGCACTCCCGATTAGCTTGAAGCAGGTGCGCGGGTTGGGGACAACAAGGTTGCCCGAGAACAAGAACTGGCCCGACACGTCAACCGAGTTCTGCGCTTCCTTGAAGCCGGTGAAGCCGAACTGGAACTTCGGATTCGTGGTGACGTAAAACTCCAGGTAATTCGTGTTCAGGCCAAACATGACCTGCTCAGGAGCGTACTTGGAGATGACCACTTCGCTGCTGTTGAATCGGAGCGTCTGGAAACCCACCTTCGCCACGTCGGATTTGTCGTCCATGTAGCGCTGGAGTGGCTGAGTGCTCTGCCAGAACTTGTCCCAACCATTTTGCTGCCCGATCAGCAAGTCGGGGAAGTCGTTGCCAAACCATGCTTTCCCGTAGGCGTTTTGCACTTCCGAAAGCTGGAAGGTCGTAAACGCACGGTTGGTATATGCATTAAGACCGCCAATGTTGGCGTTCGGAGTGGCAGTGCCGGATGAGGGTGTCGCCGTAATGTCGTTGCGGGTAATGCCACCCACAGAGGGGAAGGACTTGGTGACGCCGGTAGCGGTCGGGTAGCCCGAACCGGAGTTACCGTCATCGACCCAGGCCAAGAGCCCGGCGAAGGCATTGGAGGTGCTGAGCACACCGCCGGAGGCGGTCACAGCGGCAGCATCGGATTGACCGTCTTTGTACAGGTTAGTCGAGAGCACCTTCGCCATCCGCAAGGAGGCATTGAGCATCTTCGTCTCAACCTGAGAAAAGACCGCTTCGGGGCCACGATTCAACACGTCATCGGTGCCGTACAGCGTAATGTTGACATACGCATACTTCATCGGCACTTGCAGTGCCGTGTCGGTGGGCACGTAGGCGATATTGAAGGTGTCGCCGCGGAGAAAGAAATCGCCGTTGAGTTCGGCGTAGATCAGTGGGCGTTGGATCAACTGACCGCCATCGAAGCGCACCATACGGCGGTTCATCAAGCGAGTCAGGAGAGGATCGTTCTTGAAAATCAAATCCGTTGTCCGGGGGACAATATACAGATTTGTCAAGGCGTTCACTTCGGTGATAGCCAGAGGCATCGTATTCTCCTATTTGTTCAATTCCGCCAATTACGGCGGTGAAGACCGAAGCTACGCCTTGCGTAAGCTTAGCTGGCTCCGGCTTCTTTTTGGCGGAAATGAGCGGCCACAAAACGCGACACGCCTTTGCCAAGCTCGACGTTCTCAGGAACCACGTTCGCCGCTTTTTCAGCGTCGGTCGGGGTCTGACTTAAGGAGTTCTGCAAGTGGCCCATTTCGGGACCATTGAGATCGACAGGCATCCGGCCTTCCGCGCCCATTGCGATCTGCTGCTGCACGGTCTGCTTACCGCGCTCAAATGCTTCGTTGACGGCTTTCTCGTGATCCTGCTTCATGCGTTCAGCACGGCGGTCGGACACATACGCATTGTAGGCTGCGTCAGGATCATTGATACCCAGCTTCACCGCATTTGCGTACATCGCGTCCACATCGAGCGCTTCGTCGAATTCCTTCAAATGCTTCACAACGAGAGGCATCGTTTTCGACATGACCGCGCTCAGCGCCGCATATCGACCGTCCACCAGTTGCTCCACCTCAGGCTCCTTAGTCGCCAGTAACTCTTCTACGTCTTTCTTCGCAACGTACCCTTTCTCGCCAAGGTACTTGTCAAGTTGTGCAAAATCCATTGGTTCTCCCGCTTTCTGTAATTGTTGCCTCAGGGCCTCATTCTCCAGCAATGCTTCGTATTGCTGCTTTGTCATGTTATGATCTGCAAGCCAGTTGTTCTGCTTCCAGATGTCCCACGCCTCAGCGTATTTCCGCTGCTCTTCGGTTTCGGCCAACTTACGGCTGTAATCTTCTTGCCGTAGAAAACCTTCCTTGACCTGCGGATACTTGCTTACGATTTGCTCGAATTGAACCCTTTCGCTTTCGTCTGCAATCAAACCTAGGATGTCTGCGAATCCATTTCCTGCCAACGTCTCCACCTCCGGCGGACACGGCTAAGGCAAACGCTCTTGCGCCTACGCCATTTGCATGGAAGAAGCCGCGCCCGCCGGAGCCTCACCTGGAGATCCCGCCGGAGCCGACGCGCCTTGCCCAATGCCGCCTTGTGTTTGTTGACCACCCAACGCTTGCTTAAGCTGCTGGCCCGCTTGCGCCATCATCTTCAGCAACGGAATTACTTCCGGTTTTTCTACTACCAAAATTTGAGCTACCTTGCTTAGTTCGCTTTCGACATTGGCAAGGGAGGCCATTGCAAATTGCAGCGTCTCTGCGGGGGCCGCTCCAGCAATGCCACTACCGGCGGCGGGCATCCCAGCCGCAAATTGTCCCATTGCGCTCATGCCCTGACGCAGATTCGGAGGCTGGGGAGGGTTTGGGCCGGTTGCGCCAAAATCATTCATCGCCATAAATCACCCCTGAGGCTTACTTGCTCTGTTTGATTGCTCGCTGAGACATTGGCGTGTCAAAGCTTTGCCAGCCGTGACGAGGAGTGTCTTTCAACGCAACGTCGCTGCCGACCTTCTGAATGGTCCCACCGGCAAACGCCTTTGGAGCCATACTCACCGGCGTATCCTTCATCTGCGAGATCGTGTCACCAACCGCCTGCATTTTGCCGCCGCTGAACGGCGTCGGGGTTACGGTGCGCGGTTCGTTTTTCAACTTTTCCTTGTCACCGATGACTTGCATATTGTTGTCAGCCACATGGACCTCCTTGGTCTTGATCGATGATTAGCGCTTCGGAACTCGCTTGCCCTTTGCGGGGCGTTTGGTTCCGCGCTCATTCATCATTTCCCGAATCAGCTTTCGGTCCTGAGCGGCATCGGCATGTTTGGAATTCCGTTTCATGCTTCGCCTTTCTTTCGTTACGGCTCTACCCTGTAATGGGTGTACGCCATATAGTTCCGTCACAAGTATCTGTCAACCCATCAGTACAAGTCAAGATGCAAAACAGTACTGATTGTGAATTGGCCTATTGACTTTAGATCGGCCGCCCGTTACGCTGTCCGCGAGTCATACGCTCGCTTTCGCCCGGAGGCGCTCCGGCTGGCGCTGGCCCTCCCGCTCCGCCTCCCGGAGACGGCGCACCGCCTCCGGCTTGCATGGCTTGCAGGAGTTGAGCGACTTCAGGCGGGATAGCGCCCGCGCCCGACATCGCTTGTTCCGGCGGCGGCGGAGCCATTGCAGCTTTCATCTGCGCAACTTCCTCGTAAATCTCACGCTCCACGCCTTCAACGTCGTTGATGTCCAGCGTTTCGAGAAGCTTCTTACGGCTGATTGCCTGCATCTTGTACAGGGCCATCGCCGTCTGCTTGTCTCGATCCTTTGCGCCGCTGTGCAGGGAGCCTGGGATGACCGTCATGCTGAAATTGCGCCAATGGGCAGAGCGCTCCATCGAACTATTTGGCACCAGCGAGCCCGGATCAAAGTCAAAATCCTGCGGAGTAATGCCGTCAGATCCAAGTATCATCATGCGCTGCTTGGCGGTGTAGAACTGAAACACGTTGGACAGGCATTGCACGCCCGCATCCCGTAAGAAATCTTCGATCCTGCGTCCCTTTAATTGCACACTGGTCTGGAATGAATCTTTCATTGCCTGAATCGTGTCGCCGCCCGGAGCTTGATTCTTGCCTGCAAGCTGCGTCATATCGACTAGCCCAGACAACCGGTCAAATTCAGGGATAAGATACTGTTGCAAGAATTGGAATACCCAAGGCGGAATTGGGGGCTGCTCCATGTAACGGATGTCGCGACTGGGGTCACCCAGCGGCCCCATGCGCATTTTGGCACCGGGCATGTCGGTGAAGAATTCTTTCCATGCCGTCAGAGGCACCGCGCCTTCCTTCGTAATGGCAACAGGGTTGAGCGCCCGCTTAATCATGTCCATTACGCCCGCCGCCGTCTCGTTAATCGCCATGTTCAGCGGCATCAGATTGCGATAGAAGCTTTTGCCCCAAAAACTCCATGGCACCGGATCGAGGCGCAAACAGGCAAATGGATACAGGCCGTGCCAATACGGGCTCGGACCATCATAGAGCAAGCGCCGACCACCGAAAACCACAAGTCGCTTGCGCGGATAAAGGCGCTGGCCCGGTTTCACCCAATACCAATAGTTGTGCTGATCGGTGGGCAGATACGGATCTTTGACCAGAACATCTCGGTTGCTCTGGTTGATGCTTTGGTCGTCGATGTAAAACTCCTGATGTTCAACCGCCTGATACATGCCACGGCTGGGAATTTCCTGCGGTGAAACGCGCGTTCCCATCAGGCGGCGCATTTGCGGGCTCATCGAGTTCCAAGTGTATTCGTCGATGTTTGACGGTCGTTGCCAAGGGCTTGCCGTGCGGACGTCGTAACTCTGCGCCTCGCGCTCGATCCCGGCGGCACGGTAGGGGTAGACGCGCTTATACCAGGATACCGGTTTCCACGTCCTGTACAGAACAGCGCTACTTTCTTGAATATGCCACCCAGGCTGAATGGGTAGAACATTGTCTGGGCCGCACGGAATTGCCCGCATCATGCCGGGCATCGCTGCACCGAGTTTCCAGAATGATGTTCCCCATAACATGCCCAAGTCGATGGCGGTTGCCAACTGGAGATCCGACGAATTGCGCTGCCATTCCGCCTGAATCACCATCTCTGAGATATTGGCTTGCTGCGTAAACTCAGGAACGGTTGTAGTTACTGCAATCGTTGGCTTGCCAGAAGTAAGAATGGATATAGTATCGGTACGCGCTAAATCTACCCGATTGTCGAATAATTTCGACCGATAGCGAGCCCGGCGCAAGTCCCACTGATTGCCCTGTATCCAATCAATATAACTTGCAACGCGCCCGGCTTCAGGATTCAGCTTCGCTGTCCTAACCGCTTCCAGGCGTGCGGCTTCCCGCCACGCCAGCATCTCTTCCAGATAGGTGCCCGGCACTTCAGGAGTATCGCGGGTCGCTTCAAGATATATTGGTCCACGAGGAATCATGATGCAGGGTTACACCCATTGGCCTTTCGTCCCGGCGGTTTGCAGCTTGGTTCCGCTTTCATTGATTTCGGCGTGCGGGTTCAAATCGCTGGGATTCCGCAAACCTTCCTCTCGGCAGAAGTCGCGCTGCTTCTGTATCGAGTCTATGACGACCGGCTCAGGTTTTCCACTAGTGCTTGAATGAATACGATACGCAACGTGGCTATCCATACCGCGCTGCTGTGCGGCTTTGCTGTCGTAGAAGCTCAAGGGTCGCGCCCAGCACACTTGAAACTGGCTGACCGGCTCCCTCTGCATCTCATTGGCACACTGAGGACACGCCGGGGCCGGAGAATCCGAGCGCTTTTGGTAGTGGTCTTTGGTGACGCCGCGCTCCGAGCACGCGGCGTCATGGCAGGTGTATTCGTAGATTGGCATTAGGCCTCGATTAGACCTCCGCTGGAACTGCGTCCACTTCCACCCGAGACGGCGACGTAACAGGCGCATCCTCTTCAAACGTCTGAACCCCGGCAGGCGACTTCACTTTGATCTTCAAAGCGTTGAACAATTGCTCCGTGCTAGGGAAGCCACCAAATCGTTCGACCAGTGCTTCATTTTGCTCTTTGGTTAAAAGCAACTGGCCGCCGGACGGCGTAAATGAATATAGCCAGCCATTTTGCAGCATCGTGTTGAAGGCATCAGTCATCAGCATGTTGACATCCATGCCCATCATTTTGGCCGTTTCCTTGATCGGCTCAAACAGAGACGGGTCGATGTTGGCCTGCACGGTAAAGCCTCCCTCGCGGCGCTCCAGGGCTTTCTCCACCAACTGCGTGATACTTGCGCTGTTGGCAATCTTGCCGCCGGTCAATCGCTGAAGGTTTTCCATCTCTTCAGCCTTGAACATCAGGCCGCCTTGCGCATACTGCGTCAAGAGATAACCGGCGAGCGCGGGAACTTGGTCGGGAGTATCTTTATAGACTTCGGCCAGCTTGGCGGCGTCCGATTCTCCCATGAAAACATTCAGCACAAGCTGAACTTGATTTTGTTTCTTCGACATAAACTCTCCTAGAGTAATTCGTATTCCTTGGCAAACGACGATTCCGGCGGGTCGAATAACTCGTCGGTTATAGTCTCCTTCATTTCATCCTTTACGAAGTCGCTGTTTTTCTGCCCATAGATGCGAATGGAATTGCACTTCGGACAGTTCACGCGCTCGTTTGGAGCCTCTTGCCCCCACTTCTCCCCACATGCGCCACAGGACATAATCCACGGCGCGTTATCAAGTGTAACCCTTTTTGAAAAAGGTTGGTATCCCAGATTGTCGTCATATTCCGCTTCATGGCCGCAATACAACGCAATCATGGTCGCCATCAATTCGTCGTCGAACGCTCCAAGCGCCGCTTCTGCCGCCCGGCTTTGCATATCTTCCTTCTGGAAAGTCTTCATTTCTTCGCTGCAATTCTTGCTGCGAATGATGACCATGTTAGCCTTCAGGTAGCGAATGAAGGTCTGATAGAGCCTTGGCTTCGTTACTTGGTTCGTCACCCAGCCGAACTTATTCGTCAGGATGTTCGTTGCGTCCAAAGCCTTCCAGCGGTACAGATTCGGATACTGCAAGTTGAATCGCAGCGTACCCGCCGCAATATCATACTTGTTGAGTTCGACCGCTATCATTGCAGTGTTATACCACTTGCCCAAGCTTTTCATCATGTAGGCGAATTCAATCGGGCTTGTGGTGTTACTTCTGAATTTGGCGACTTGCCGGTCTGGTGCGCCGTTCTTGCCCAGGCGCAAAACCACAGCCACCGAGAAGTCGGAGTCCGGGCCGCCCAGACCTTCCGCAACGTCGGCACCCATCACATATTCGGAATTTGGATCGGGCAATTCCCAGATCCAAACATCCCTGCCGTCCGCGTAGTGATCCGCGCCGCATCCATTGAGGACGCATTGGAGCGTGACAGGGTGAATCGCGTGGAATTGATCCTTGCCGTCAAAGTGGCCCTTCAGCCGGGGCTCGCGCACTGTTTGCTGCACGAAGCTCTGACAGACCTCAGGGAAGAGGGTATAGCCGCTTGACTGGAACGCATCCGTGGCGGTCGTCGCCATTTCCTGCTTGAGCAGCTTGGCGCTTACCTCGTCGCGATCCGAATTCAGGCGCTTGACCTCGCGCCAGAACATTTGGTCCGGGCTCAGCTTGTACGCCACCAGGAAACCATTGGTGCAGGTCGGGCACACGCTACCCGAACGGTCTCGATCCCGGAACAAACGCTCGTGGTATTGCTTGCAAGTGGGGTTGCTGCATCGCAGCCATTCCATCTCCACCTGCTGCTGCATCTGAAGTTCTTCCGGCTTTGGCCGCCATCCGCCCGGCGGCGCAAGAACGCGCGTAGCCTCAAAGAACCACGGCATGAAGATCGGATGCCATTCGGCGGATTCGCCAAGCTCCACGTTGCGGAGCCAGAGGCGGTGGAAGTAGTTGCCGGAGCCCTTGGCGGTGGATTCGAGCGCCGCGATGGTATCCCAATCTTCCACGAGCGCGTTCACCAAGTCGCCGTCGATGACTTCGGCGGCGTTCGCCCAATCGCCGACTTCCGAGTTTTTAACAACGCAGTGCTCTGTCTGGAAACTATGCTCCGCCGCATCTATTTCAAGATCCCAGAAGGTAGCGCTGAAGCCCCGGCCCACCTCTTTGACTTTGATGTCGATGAATTTGCCGTTTTCGGCCCATTCCCAACGCTGAACTGCATCTTGACCGGCCTGACGCTTCAACCAAGTGGGAATCCCGCGAACTTTCATGTAACTGTCGAAAGTGCGGCCAAGCGCTTCAACAATCCACACCTTTTTGCAATTCCGCCCGTAGCGACGACCAGCCTCTCGCGATTTCATGGCGCACCAACCATAACCTAGGCTCGCCATCGCCATCCGCATATCCAAAGCCATCGCGTGACGGACAGTTGTGAACTTCACCCTTCTCTCAGCGGTCGATCCAATGTTGCCGTCTCCATCCCACATTCCATCCACAAGCCCAGCCAAAAAGTCTCGACCAGACGACCAGGCAAACGCTGGGAAGTGCTTTGTATCGGTCACAGAACAAACCTCGCTTACCAAGCGAGCGAATCTGCGAGAGTTATGAATAACATTTGAAGTTAGAGAACCTTTTGCATTTTCAATTCTGATGTTAGCATTTTTGTCGATTGCTAGGATGATGCTCTTTATATAATCAACTTCATTCCGATGAACGCTGAAATACACAGATTGATATCCATAATCCTTGCCGCCGCGTTTGGTTTTCTTTAAGCTGCCTTCGGCTAGATACCATCCAAGATACTGACCTAATGCGTAATCAACAGGCACCAATTCACTCTGAACCGGCTTTGGCTTTTTCCAATCGCCCCCAATTGCATACTGCCAAACTTCCAAAGCGCGTTGATTCTCTTCAATTGGCCGAACAGAGAATCGAACCTTATCGTTTGGCTGGATGTGCTGAGCTTCCACCCAGCCGCCCGGAGTCAGGATTTTGTGATCCAGCGTTGTCTCCAGCCATGAATTGTTGCCCCACAGTCGAATCTTGGCAGTTTCCTCGTTCGACTTGCCGCTGAGGAATCGGTGCTTCACTGAAGCCACCCGAGCCTCTGAGGTCACAACCAGATCGCCCGGCTCAACGTCACAAATCGGCTTGACCGTTCCATCGGCGAGATGGATTGCCGTAGAAGGAACAAGGCATCCGTGAAAGACGTTGATCTTGATGCCTTGGCCGACGCCAGTGAGCTTGTTGGCGCTCTGCACCGTGATCCGGCTATTCAATCCAGGATTCTTCCGGCGATCTTCGTAGCTGGGATTCTCAAATACCAGACCGTTCTTGAATTCGCGGCTGGAGCACATCGGGCGAAGCCACCAGGGCATCCGGTCATACACATACTGCATGAGCGAAAACAAGTAGGCTGAATGGTCCGGGTCGTAACTTACGACGGCGCTGTTCGTGTTCTGGAAAAACATGCTCTTCCAGGCCACTAGCATTTCCAGAAGCAAGCTGGCTCCAAGTTGTCGAGCCTTGACGACTAGTATTTTCCCCGGACGCCTGCGGTCTTGAAGTTGTTGCAGCCGGTCGAGAATGAGCATTTGGGATTCCCAAAACTCAAATATCTTCTCTTCACGGCGCTTGTTGACCATGCTGAAATAGTTACGCGCCGCATAGGAAAAATGCTCCTTGCAGCGCGTAGCTTCCCCTTCGATGATCTCCAGTTCCTTGTCGGTCAACAGATCCCAGCGCCCGACGCGCTCATCGGCGTCAAAGTACTCGATCAGTTCCGCGATCCCGGCATCGCGCCCTGAAATTCTCTTAGGCTCCAGAAACCTCATAGGGTGAATTCATCGAGAATCTTGTCGATGTCCTCAGCCGGTTCGGCGGATGGCAACGCTTTGACTTCGATGATTTCGGCGTCAGCGTTCGATAGCTGTACCGATGAAGTGCGCTTTTCCAGGCGGCGCACAATGTTCTCAAAGCCACGCGAATCCGTTGCGACTATCGTTCGATTGTCTTGGCTGGCATCGACCTTGTTGGTCTGCGTGATGTTGATGGTGCTGCCGCTGGGGGAAGCAGTCTCCAGGTAGCCCAATACTTCCCCGAGCATCTTGCCCGCTCGCGGATCGCCGTTTCGCGCTCCCTTGCGAAGAAAGTCCAGGAACATGCCCGACAGTTCATGAAAATTGTCAAGAATCTGCTGTTGTCGAATCTTGGCAACGTTTCGAGGCGTAACCCTTCGCGCTTTTTTCGCTGTTACGGCGCGAGTTTGTTGTTCTTGCGTTACCGGAGGGGAGAGTTCAGAGTCGGCGGACGGCGGAGAGACTGTTACTATCCGCAAGGCTGGCTGAACCGGCTCCGATGCGATTACTGCATCTTCCGCGTTCATGTTGCAAGAATACCATGAGTACTATGTGGTCTTCAATTTACTTTGCCGTTATGAGGCTCCAGAGGTAGTCCAAAAGTTTTGGGCCGAATACGCCGATGAGCAAAACAGCCGCATAGGCTTTTTTGCTGAGATCATGGACGGCTTCTCGCGTTTTGCCATTGGCCTTTTCAGCGATCTCCAGCATTTGCACGCGAGCATCTATGGCGGTCACCCGAATCTTTTCGGCCTCGACGGAATGCTGGATATCGCTAATCGCTTCGTTTTCCTTCTTTTGAAGCTCCAGCGCAGTCTTCATCTCGCGTACTTCCGTAGCCAAATCCTTTAGCCCGTTTGAGACGCGCCGAAGCTCATTCAGGATCATCAACCGGTATTCGTTCCAGCTTTTGCTGCTCGCGTCCTGTTCGATAAAGTCGCCAGAGAAGTCTACGGCCACGTTAGCACCTGCTTCCAGGAATATACACCGGCAGAAGTAGCTCCGCAAATCCAAAGGGAACTATTCAACGAAACAGTGCGCCTATCGAAAAAGAACAGCCCCTCATGGTCGGACGAGCACACTTGGCCGCCATGAACCGTCGTTCCTAATCCCAGTTGAAGCGATGGGGTAATTGTCCTTGGCAACGTCATGCCAAGCTGGAATTTGATTTCCATAGATGGCGTATTTTGCGCATAAAACCGCAGACCGCCGTACCCGCTCAACAGCGCAGCCGGTCCATTTAGGAATCCTGCCACCGAACTCCACTGTAATCCGTAACTTCTCATCTGTCCCGAGTTGGTAGATATGGTTGGGTCAGTGAAGAAATCGTTTGGGAAATATGCATACGAGCGTCCTAACGGAACATCAAAATGATCGACGGTTTGCTGCTTCCAGGATTTATCAACAGATTCTGTGTAAATTGCTGGAGTAGTATTTGTTGGCGTGCGGTTGCCTCCTGTAGCAAAAACTTGATTGCTGGTTGGCGTTACTCGAACGTTAGTCAAGCCGACATTAGTCGAGAACTCACGATATCCTATCTCAGCACCCAAAGTCTTTATCTCGCCACCGAAGACCTTAAACCCATCGACGCCGCGCACGGCAAAGCGCCCCTCAATGTAATTATTTGTAAATTCAAAATTGCAATAAATGGTGCCTGTGCCGTCATGCACAGTGTTATAAAGCAACTGCACCGCTAAGGCGGCAGGATTGACGAATCCTAGCGTGCGGCCACGATCCAAGTATGAATCAGTGACGCGAACATTACACCTTGGACGGAAGAGAGGATTTGTTGGTGCCCCGATGCTATAGAAATACAAGGACCGCGCCTCATTGTCCCTGAACGTTGAACTGATAATGTTAACGCTATTTAAGCCACCGCCGGACGGGCTGAGGCCGTCGTTTTCATACCAAGTACCAGTAGCGTAACACCGGAAGTCCGGGGCACCCAGAGTAGCGCAAAAATTGCCGTTGGTATTGACCGTCTCGCCGTTGAGCGTGCGCCCGTTATTAGTGGCGGTCGAAGATATGAAACTGTAATCAAATACGCCGTTCAGCGTAACGCCATGACGCCGATTATAACTCGTATCCGTGTTGATTATCGTCACATGTTGAATCGGAAGACAAGTCGCTTCATCGCTGGGGCATATCGTATTTGGCGTAGTCCGGGGCTGCTCATACCCTGCAAGTTCGATGCCATCCGCGCCGCAATAAGTGAAGCTGGAATTCTCAATCCACAAATCCCTCACCCACCCAAGCGCGGCGATGCAATGGTTGCCCCCATCTTCCTGCGAAGGCGTAACGATGTTGGTTGTCAGCGCCCGGTTTCCATTGATATGGACATTTTCAACGCGAATTTGCTCTAATCCTCCTATCGTGCCCTGAGGCCGAGCCCCAGAAGAAGTTTGTAGGCCGTTTATCAATAGAGCCGTCAAAAACGCAGTATCACCCGCCGAAAGAACTGTCAGCCGGTAATTACGAATAGTCATTTTTGACTTGAGATTGACCGAAGTAACCGCCGAATAGCACCCATAACCGTCCAAGACTCCGTAGGCCGGAAGCGCATTGATCGCCGCTTGGATTGCGGCGGTGTCGTTTGTAACCCCATCACAAACAGCGCCAAAATCACGAGGACTAAAAATTTGATCGAGTTTTGCTCTAACATTTGTTGCGATTGCTCCCGAAGCCGAAGAAGTATAGGTGACGTTTTGCGCCGCAATCGTTGTAAGCGTCCCAGCACCATACGGATAATTGAAACCACGAGTCCCGGTGTAGGCTATTGACGCTGAGCCGGTTATGTTGAACCGAATCCAAGGATGATAACCAATCCCATACCCGTAACAAGTCGCCGCGCCGTTCTGCACAAGGCTGGCAAGATCCGAAAAATTGGTCCAAGGCCCAGTATTGGAACTATCCGAATACTGAATCTGAACGGAGTATGTAGGAGAAAATCCAGTTACGCAAAATCCGTGATAGTCGTTCCTCCGCGTCGTCTCGCTTCGATTGTCGATTGCGGTACTGCTTGTAATTCCATTGATCGCCGTGTATTGCAGCGGCGTCGGCTGCTGGGCAAACGCCAGAGCAGCCACAAGCAACAAGCCGATCTTAACGCCAGTAGTAAGCATTCAGTTCGTCTCCCAGAATTGGCGCACCAGTGGTTGACCAGTTCACATTGGTCGCCACAGGAGCCGCCGCGTTCAAAATCAATGTATTTCCACCCAGCACGTTAACAATAGTGTACGTAACGCTATTGATCACGATGTTGAGGCCCTGCATAGAGTAACGGAAGTTGCTTCCACTCACCAAAGTTACAGCGGTCCCGTTCGTGTTGCAAAGCCCGCTAAACCCACGCAGGGTAATGACGTTAGCCGCCACACTGTAATCCACACCGGCACGCAAAATCATGCCGTTCCGATAGAGAAGCAATCGGATCGGATTTAATAGCAGCGAGAAAATTACATTCGCGCCATTGACGAAGCCGGTTGGTATTTCTTGGCGCGGAGCCGCCAAAGCCGCCGGAGCCTTGAAGGTCGTATTGTAGTAAAGCTGAGACGGCTGAACTCCAGACGCCTCAGCCGTGCCATCGTTGGCCGATTGGATCAGGCTGGTCAGAAGAAGCGCCGGTATTTTGTCCAGTGTTTGAGGACCAGCGCCCCAAACTTCATCAACAAATGTTTCCCCATTGGGATTGGTAGTCAATGCAAGATCCTGCAAGGCCATTGGCCGCATGTATGCGGTTCCGGCTGTTGGTGTCATACGACGCTCCTTATCTCAACTTGAGACTACTGCTTCACCCAGACCAAAGAACTGCCGTCTGGGCTCGAACGAAGTTCATAGCCATTCGCTCCGTACTTCGTCTGCAAATTCTTGATGGTCATTTCCAAAGCGCCGTTGAATTGAACGGCACGTTGATTGATCTCACTGAACTTGCGGCCATCTTCGGTAAGCAACCAATTATTGAACAACTGCTTAGCCGCGCTCTCGGCGCTCAAAGCTTCCGCCTGGAGCGAACGCACCCGCGCCTGATCCTCAATGGTCAACGCCACCGGAGCCGCCGGTCCAGCCTGAGTGGTGACGGTGGCATTAGGGTTGGTCGTCTGAGCCTGCAAGTTATGGTTGTCCCAGATGATCAGCGCAACCACAACCACAACCATGACAATTGGCAGAATGAACGACAGCGCCGAGCGCATCGTTATTTTCCAATCAATGCAATACATAAACTTTCTCCTTACTCAACTAGTACTGGGCGAAAGTCAGATAACCTTCGCCAGCCGCCGACGAAGCTGTTTGTATACACAAAGCATCTCCGCCGACAGATTGCATTATCATACCAACTCCTGAACCACCTTGGTAGATAGTATTTATTGCAATTGGTATCTGTCCAGTAATGTTCGTTGTACCGGTATTGCAATTTGTTCCAGTGCCGGATATAAACCGGAACGTCCCGGCAGCGGATGCACCAAAAGTCACTTGACATACCCGCACACGCCTTGAGCCGGAGGCCGCTACAATTGCCGAAGTAGACGACGCACCAACGGAAAAGACTGCCACTTGGTCGCATACCGGCATCGGCGCATTCACGCCTACCGAGTCGGAGCCCCTGCCGCCAACTCTCATACCAGAAGCAGCAGATCCAGGCTGCAAGTCCCAAGTTGAGCCATTAAACAACGTGGGAGCCACGCCAACGATAGAGCCATTTCCGTTACTGTCCACCAGCCTAGCCGCACGGTTAAATGCCATTCCATCCGACAGGCCCCCATCATTTTGCAGAGTCGCTAGTACGCCTCCAGAGTTACCGAACACCCGGCGAGCGTTAGTGCCATCGCTCAAGCCCATCATGACTGGGTTTCCGGCCACGGCTGATCCAGCCGCCGCCGCGCCCTGTGCAAAAACACCGTTGGTCGTACCGCGCAAGCGATCCCAGGTTGTGCCGTTAAAGACCGATGGAAACACCTGAAGGGGCACATTCGTTGCCGTGTCAGTGTAAGGATTCGCGGCTGAGTTTGATGCTGCATCCGCCGGAGTTGCGGCGATCACCGTAGCGAGCGCTCCACCGGTCGTGAACAACGGAGCCCGCACGTTACCGGAAGAGTCTCGCCCGGCAACAAATACTGGATTTCCTGCCACCGCCGCGCCGGAGGCCGCCGCGCCGACAACATTTGGCCTGCCAGCCGTATCGGTGAGCAGGTTGCGAGCATTGGTGCCATCAGAGCCCCCCATAAGAACCGGATTCCCAGAAATTGCCGCCGCGTTGGCCGCCAAGCCACCCACGCCAAGCGCCCCAGAAATGCCGCCCGTCACAACGGGGTTCCCGGCAACTTGAGTCAAGTTACTGGAGAAATTGCCCGTTCCGGCGTTGGCGGTTACCGTGCCCGTCACGACTGCGTTCAAGTTGCTTCCTGTCGGCTGGACTACCGTCACGTTCCCCGAAACCGTGGCAGTGACCGACCCTGAATTGATATCGACCGACAACCGGCCAGCCGCCGTGGTCAAGATGCTTCGAGCATTGGTGCCATCCGTACCGCCGATCAGTACCGGATTCCCCGACACAGCCGCGCCAGACGCCGCGCCGCCGAACACCTGAGCGTTCAAGTTAGAGGCCGTAGCCTGTCCAACCGTGAAAGTGCCTGACCCCGCGTTGGCTGTGATTGTGCCGGAATTGACTTCGACCGACAACCGGCCAGCCGAACTGGTGAGCAGTGAACGGGCATTGACGCCATCAGAGCCGCCCATGAGTACCGGATTCCCGGCCACCGCCGCGCCCGAGGCCGCCGCCCCGACGACGACCGGCCTGCCACTGGCATCCGTCGCCAAGCTTCTTGCGTTGGTGCCATCGGAGCCAGCGACAAGCACCGGGTTGCCGGAAACCGCCGCGCCATTGGCCGCGCCGCCGAACACCTGAGCATTGAGGCCGGAAGCGGTGCTTTGAACGACCGTGAAGTTGCCAGTCCCGGCGTTGGCTGTCACCGTACCCTGAACGGTCGCATTCAGGTTTGCGGCTGTTGGCTGAACGACCGTGAAGTTCCCGGAGCCGACAACCGTAAGGGTGCCACCGTTCACATCCACGGATAAGCGCCCGGCGGTACTCACCGCCAGAGCGCGAACATTTGTGCCGTCCGAACCGCCCATCAAAAGGGGATTGCCAGCCACGGCTGAGCCAGCCGCCGCCGGGCCTTGCGCAAAGAGGCCGGTCGTCGAGCCCCTGAGCCGGTCAAGCGTGGTCCCATTGAACAGCATGGGCAACGTCGTCTGGGGAGCGTATCCGGTAAGATGCGCCGCGTAGCCGACAACATTCGCCACGCCATCCGCGCTTGCGATGCCGTTCGTAGTCGCCAAGACGCCATCGGTCGTTGCCCGCAAAGAGCGAGCGTTGGTGCCGTCCGATGCGCCGGTCAACACTGGATTCCCGGCCACCGCCGCCCCGGAGGCCGCCGCGCCGACCGAAATTATCCGGCCAGAAGTGTCAGTCAAAACAGTTCTGGCGTTGGTGCCATCGGAGCCAGCCGTCAGCACCGGGTTTCCGGTCACAGCCGCCCCGGAGGCCCCAGCGCCTTGGACCTGAGCATTCAAGTTGGAAGCGGTGGGTTGACTCACTTGAGACAACAAGTTAGAAGCGGTCCCCTGAACCACTGTGAAGTTACCCGTCCCAGCGTTCGCCGTGACAGTACCTACGACCGTGGCATTGAGGTTTCCGGCGGTAGGCTGAATCACGGTTACATTGCCGGACACCGTGGCCGTCACGTTCCCAGAGTTGACTTCGACCGACAAGCGCCCGGCAGAGCTTGTCAAAAGCGAACGCGCATTCGTTCCATCCGAGCCAGCCACCAAAACCGGATTACCGGATGCAGCCGCGCCGTTGGCCGCCGTGCCCACCACCTGCGCATTCAAATTGGCGGCAGTCCCCTGAACCACCGTGAAGTTACCCGTTCCAGCGTTTGCCGTGACGGTTCCGACGACCGTAGCATTCAGATCCGCCGCAACGGCCTGCGTCACAGCAATTGTTCCCGAATTGACCTCGACCGACAAGCGCCCGGCGGTGCTAGTCAAAAGCGCCCTCGCCGCGCCCCCAACATCCACGCCACCGGCCAGCAACGGATTTGCCGTCGTCAAAGTGCCTGCCGTGACGTTGCCTTGGACAAAGAGCCCGGTAGGCGTTCCTCGAAGGCGATCCCAGGTCGCACCATTAAAAACGATGGGAGCCACGCCCAAAACGCCGTCGCCGGAAGCAGTTACCAGACGCGCAAGCGCCGTATTTGCCACCCCATCCGCGCCGGTATTCGTCACGGAATTCACGACGACACCGGATGAATTTGTCCTGAGCGTCAGCAAATTGGTGCCATCCCAGCCACCAACGCGAACGGGATTTGCCGTCGCCGCTGCGCCTTCCGCCTGCGTTCCCTGGATGTTGCTTGCGAGCGATCCAGAAGAAAGCGTGACGAGCAGATTGCCGGATGAATCGGTGCGAATGGAGCGCACCAAAGTCCCATCCCAACCGGCAACCTGAACAGGATTGCCGCCTGGAGTCGCGCCGTTGCTTGCAGGGCCTACGACGCGGATAGTAGAAGTCGGGGTTTGCGAAAACAGGCACCCCGCCGCAAGAAACAGCGCAAAAAATTTCATATTACTCCACCTTTGCGAAAACCTGAATCGTCAAGTTATTTGCCGCCGGACGTAGGTTAAAAGCCGAAAGATCAATGTTCATAAAACTTCCATCAAGAGAAAACTCGTTAAGGAAGTTATCTGTAGCGTTACGGGTAACAGCATAGCCAGTGTCGCTACCTCCGGTCATAGTGGCATCGCCAATATAGACCGTGCCATCGGAACCATTTGCCTGCATCATGATACGCAGACTTTTCACCATCTTTGGATAGTTAGGATTGATCGCTTGCAGCAACGTGTGAAGGTTATACACGGTTGCAGAACTTGCAAGCGTCAAGAGGCGTGAAATTGTGGATTCAATATAGGTCGCCATGCGGCCCCTTTCTTTTCTGCATCCAGACGCAATTGAGCCCGGACAAGCCGGGCTCAAGGCCGAGCGAAGTCCAGTCTCCACTCAGCATACTGTATTCGTGCAAAATCAGCTATACGTCTCCACCTTCCATTGCTGTGCTTTGCGAATAGCTGGAGATCGGCGGAGCCTGCACGTTGACCGTTTTGCGCCCATAGGTCTGCGCGGCCAACTGCTTCAAGCCGTTCAATTCCGCCTGGATTTCAGCGGATGTTGGCGGTTTCTGGTAAGTGTTGAACGACATTGATGGGCCAATCGTCATGCCCGGCGGCAGGTAGCTGATCTTGACGCTTCCACCGCCAAGTACCTCTTGGGAGCCTGGAAGCATCTGAACTTGGCGTATCAGCGTCAAGTCTTCGCTCATGCCGGTCGCCCGAATGACTATCGACGGCGGCAACATCGGCGACAAATAGCCCGCAAGATCCGAAACGTCGCCCCAATACTCGCGCTCCTGCCCCGGCTTGGGCATCGGCGCATCGAAGTTCATGGCGGGCGCTGGAATCGCCCGGCTGCGATCTACCGCCGTATCGATTGCGCTTCTCTGCGCCATCACGATATCATCCGGCGAAGCAGCGACAAGGCCACCACCAAGGCCGCCCACGAGCGTACCGAATTCGATTTTTGGTGCAGGCGCTTGAATTGATGGAGAAATGGCTCCTTGCGCCTGCACCAAGCCGCCAGTCCCCTGGAGTTGACCGGCGATCTCAAGAAAATCCACCACGCGGTCGGCGATCTGCGAAATGTCGCCAACGCCCTTGTTTTTGCAGTCCAACAGAGCCCGGATGATGATTTCGCGCATTATCTTAGCTCCATCTTTCCGAAAACGTCGTTTTGCTCCCCCAGCGCTTCCTCAATGAATCGCGAAGCATTTGCAGCCGCATCGCGCACTTGAGCTTCAGCTTCAGACGGTAGAAGGCCGGAACGGATAAGCTCGTCTTTTTCAGCCTTGATGAACGCTTCGTCTGGTTGGTATGGAATGAGAGCATCCCGGTCGCGCTGCCTTTCGCGGGGAGAACTATCCCCAGGGAACATCATGCGCCGGAACGATTCCACGGCATAGGTCAATTCCTGGACTTGCAAGACAAGCTTGTCCACGATCCTGACCATGCCCTGCTCATACTTTGGCAATTCCAAGACGGCGGCCTCCAGCGCTTTTCCATTTGCCGCCACCTGATCCATCGCCTCTTTGATCTCCCTGGTGCCCCGTTCGTACTGCTTAGAGTACGCCGCCGCAAACTCTTCAGTCATGCCGGACAATACGCGCTCATGGAAACTACGCGCCTCCGCAACCGAATTTATCAACCCAGCCACCTGTTTGCTCATTTCCGAGACGGCCCCCTGCAAGCCGCTCGACGACCTCTCGATTGCTTCCACGGCGTCTCCGAACTTCTTTCCTGTTTCTCGGATGCTGGCAGAATGAGAGTCCAGGATTGCGTGGATTGCCCCAATTCGACCCGACACCCATTTTGTCATCATCAGGATCGCGCCAAACAAGGCAAGACCCACCAATAGTACTAGTACAATACAGACCAGAAAAATCTCAAGGTTTGTCATATCAATTATCCTTATCGTTGTCATTTTCGATGCTTATATTTGCATTCGCGCTTGATGACTCAAAACGGAACGTCCATGTCGTCATCGTTAAAATCCAGCGGCCCGTCGAAATCCGGGAATCCGTTGTCACTGCCCACCGGCTGCCCTTTCCTCATTCCTTGCTGCTGATTCCTACGCGGTTCTGACGCCATCGAGCGGTCTCCGCCGCCCTGCCCCCACTCTGATTTAGAATACGGAATCACGGCAACATCGTCGGCAATAAGCTCTGTGACGTAGCGTTCTTGTCCGTTCTTGTCCGTGTATTTGCGTGTTTCCGAGCGCCCCTCGACGTAGACAAGCGCCCCCTTCACGAGCTTTTCGTGAAGGTTTTCCTTGCGCCACAAGACGACATTATGCCAAGTGGACTTGTCTTTCCACTCGCCACTATCCCTGTCCTTCCAGCTTTGCGTGGTCGCCACGCTAAAGGTAGCGACGGCTACACCGTTAGGGGTGAAACGCGCCTCGGCGTCACGCCCCAAAAATCCCATAATCTGATGCCGGTTCAGGCTTCCAATTTTCATTTCCTATTCCTCAAAGTTGAATTTTCTGGGGCTCGTCAACGGATCGACTTGCAGTTCGATGGGCTCGCTTGGAGTCGGATCAGGCTTGCCCTTCTTCGCTCGCGGCTTCGATTCCTGCCGTTGCGGCAAGATAAACCCAGGAGCAAAGGTTACAGCTACACCTGACTTCCAAGCTACATTTTCAAGCTGGGTTGGCTGCTGGCGCGGCGGCTGCCGCATCTCGTTATTGCGCCTCTGGTTGCTTCGGACTCGCTCTATTTCCGCTGCTGCGGCATTCTTTGCGCGAATATTATTGAACTCAAGGCGTATCTGGTCGTCGGTTTCCCGCTCGCCTAAAACATACTCACCAGACAACATCACATTGAATATAGCTGCTGTCATTATGGCCTTGTCGCTCTCTAGCTGTGTCTCTCTTAACAGCGCGGCCACCCTACCCGCCTGGAAGCTGGCGCGAGCAACGGCAAGATTGTAAACTGCCGCGATGCCATCTTTCATGTCCTTTGCTGCGGCATCCCAAGCCTTCTTCAGCAATAAATCCCACCACCCAGGCGCACCGATCTTAACAGGGATGCCATACCTATTAGCCAACTCCGTCATCTCGGCATAATAATCCGAATACTTTTTGGGTGATCCTTTCATGCCTTTGTACTCCTGGATGAACGTGCTCAAATTGAAGCCTTCCAGCATACCGGCATTTGCCTGCCTGAGAATCTTTTCGTAGAACAGTTCGTCTATAACATTTTGCCGTGTTATCGTTGAGCCCTCTGGGTATCGCCGAATGATAGCTTCGATAAAAGGACCGCGTTCATTATATGAAAGCACCTTCCCGAAGTATTCGTCGCTCATCACCATCGCCCGCACAACACCCTCTTGCTGTTTCATCCATCTTTGTCCGGGGCTGGGACGCATCCAGTATTCGATGACCTTGGCAATCTCGTCCATGTAGGCACATATGCCATCTATTGATGGAGTAGATCCAGATTGCATCAATGAGTCATATGCTGCGCATTCCGCGCCGATACAGTAAGCAGCCAAAACAACCTGCTTGTTCAACCCATACCCATACCCATACCATTCCGCATAGTATCGATTGACGACATCGGAGCGCTTAGAGTCAAACTCGAAGTAATTCGCCAACTGCGCCACGATTTGCGGATTCATCCGTTCCGTAGAGCCTTTTGCCATTGCAGTTAGTATTACCGCAAATTCTCCAAACTCAGTGTCCGTATTGCCGCCGCCGAGCATTTGTACCATCGCCGTCCATACAATGCTTGGGATGAACACATCTTTGCTAGGAATATCAGCCTGCACGGAGTCCATAAACTCTAAATACAAGCGCTTGCGTTCCGCTGCGTTTGCCATGGGTATAGGGAATCTGGCAACATTCCGTAACGCTTGGAGCGTGACATACTGACAGGCAACCGGAATGCTCCCCATCAACATCACCCCAACCTCGGCGGGACTTTTTCCGGCCACATCATTCTGTTGCTGCAACAAGCTCACACATTGAAACAATGGATGGCGGTGAATTTTTTGCCGCCTGGAATTGACAATCTGAAAGCTGACATCGCTGATACCGTATTCCTGAAAAACACTGCTCATCGGGTTTCCGGTCTTGTTCGCGATCCATGAATCTAGTTCCTCAGCCGTCACAGCGATCCTCCATCTCCCTCTCAATCCACTCGACCGCCAAAAACTGCCGGTCGAGATATTTTATGGATTCAATGTCAGAACGGCTGCTCAACCACTTGCGAACTGTAACCTCATGCACACCAAGCAACGTCGCCGCTTGCTTCAGCGGCAAGTACCGCACCCCTTCAATCGTCACTTCCCCTTCGTAAGTCATTCGCGTTTCCAATAGTATCAGTAATTTCCCAAAAGCGCTACGCAGTCGTAGCATAAAGAGTACTAGTCGATTGACCCGGTGCGCGACAAGCCCCGCCGTTCAGGGCGGGGAAGGATAGCGCGGACTTTGTTGCCGTCCTTGGTTTTTGCTTCGCAGAAAGCAAAGCTTTTCAGTAGGGTGTCTGCTGCTGTTCAATGTACTGGCGCACGATGGAAATCGGCGCACCGCCACAGGAGGAGGCGAAGTAGGACGGCGACCACAGCACGCCCTTCCAGTAGCGTTTCTGGATGTCGGGCCGCTCCTTGCGCAGCAAGCGGCTGGACACGCCTTTGAGGCTGTTCACCGGATTCGAGACGGCCACCTTGGGCGGGTACTCAACCAACAGGTGAACGTGATCGTCCTCACCGTCCATCTCGACCAGTTGCGTCTCAAAGTCGGCGCAGACCTTGGCGAAGATGGTACGCAGCCGGTTGATGGCGTCGCCGTCGAACACCCTACGGCGATATTTCGCCACAAAGACCAAATGGACGTGCATCTTGAAAACGCAGTGTCGTCCGTGCCTAATATCGTTGTCATCGCTCATATACCAAGAGTATGATTGAGCTATGCAACGACTTCAAGAAACCGTTTACATTTACGCCTTGTTCGACCCACAAAGGCCGGATGTAGTACGTTACGTCGGTAAGACGTACATGAAGATCGAAACGCGCAGAATGCGCCATGTCGGTGAAGCACGCCGAGGATTGAAAAATCACCGTGGATACTGGATTAGGGCGCTTTTGGCAGATGGGGTAATCCCAGTCGTTAGGCTGCTTGCTGAAGTGCCTGCTAATGGATGGCAGGCGCACGAGAAACGCTTTATTGCCGAGTACCGAGAGACACTGGTGAACAGCACAGACGGCGGGGAAGGGCTTGAAAACCCTTCTGAAGAAACGCGCAGGAAGATGTCTGAGAAGAACAAAGGCAGGCCAACGCCAAATCACGTCAGAAAGCTACGCTCTGAGAATGCCAAGGTTCGCAAATGGGACGATGAAACGAAGCGAAAAATATCGGAATCCAAGAAGCGCGAAAATCTATCCGAAGAAACCAGGCGCAAACGATCTGAAGCTAATAGACGGCGTACTTTGTCGCCGGAGACAAGAGCCAAGATCGCGTCCAGCAAGCGCGCCTACCACGAACGAAGGCGAGCGGCTGGTACGGCATGATTATCCAGTCAGCCTACAAGTACGAACTGCGGCCAAACGGCCAGCAAGAGCGGCAAATGCGCCGCTTTGCTGGTTCATGCCGCTTCGTATTCAACAAGGCGCTGGCTTTGCAGAAGGCGCGTTACGAGCAAGGCGAAAAGAAGCTCGGCTATGCCGGGTTGTGCAAGCTGCTTACCGCGTGGCGCAACGGCGCGGAAACGGCATGGCTGGCCGAGTCGCCTGTCCATCCCTTGCAACAGGCGCTCAAGGATTTGGAGCGGGCCTACAGCAACTTCTTCGCCAAGCGGGCCGACTTCCCGCGCTTCAAGAAGAAAGGCCAACACGACAGCTTTCGCTATCCCGACCCGAAACAGATCAAGCTTGACCAAGCGAACAGCCGCCTGTTTCTGCCCAAGCTGGGCTGGCTGCGCTACCGCAATAGCCGGGACGTGCTGGGCACGGTGAAGAACGTCACCGTCAGCCAGGCCTGCGGCAAGTGGTATGTGAGCATCCAGACCGAGCGCGAGGTTGAACAACCCATCCCGAAGGGCGGCGCGGTTGGCATCGATATGGGTGTGGCACGCTTTGCTACGCTCTCGGACGGGCGCTTCTATGCGCCGCTGAACAGCTTCAAGCGGCATGAAACGCGCTTGCGCCGTGCGCAGCAGGCGATGAGCCGCAAGGTCAAGTTCAGCAACAACTGGAAAAAGGCCAAAGCCCACGTCCAGAAGATTCATTCCCGCGTCAAGAATGCCCGCCGCGACTACCTGCACAAAGTCACGACCACGATCAGCCAAAACCACGCGATGGTGGTCATCGAGGACTTGCAGGTGCGGAACATGTCCAGGTCAGCGGCAGGCACAGCAGATGCGCCAGGAAGAAACGTTCGGGCCAAGTCTGGCCTGAACAAGTCCATCCTCGATCAGGGCTGGTTCGAGTTTCGCCGCCAATTGGACTACAAGTTGGCGTGGAACGGCGGTCATCTCATTGCCGTGCCGCCGCAGAACACGAGCCGCACGTGTCCCTGTTGCGGCCATGTGTCGGCACAGAATCGCCGGACACAAGCCCGTTTTGAGTGTGTGGAATGCGGCTTCGAGGAAAACGCCGATGTGGTCGGCGCGATCAACGTTCTAAGGGCGGGGCACGCCCGGTTAGCCTGTGAAGTGAGCGGTGCGGTAATGCCGCCAGCAGCAGGAACCCACCGAAGCGACTCAGGGGCGGCTCAATGCCGCGCCTGAGCGCCGTAGGAATCTCCGGCCTTCAGGCCGGGGAGGATGTCAACATGGCGTGCATGAACTCATGGATAATGAGCCTATCCAGCTTCACTTGATCCCGGCCAATAGTCCTGTTAATCGTCGGCATGTACCAGGAAGTAATAATCTTGCGATACTCCCACTCCGTCCAGCACCGCGCCATAACGATAGAATCTTCCCCGTCGGCGCTCTTCTCGGTATTGTAGTAATTAGTAACTACCTCCCACCAGCGCAAGCCCAATAAGTGTATCCAATGCCGAATGCGTGCTTCCACGAAGTCACGGCATTCAATGTATTCCTTCAGTGTCAATTCGCCGGAGTGCGCTTCGGCTTCAGCCCGAAAAACTCTCTGATCCAACGTCTCTCCCTGAGACACTTTTCTTCTCATAAGTCGAAATTCTCCAATCCCTCAAGGTCCAGATTCATAAAGCCGTCCACCATCCAATGCTCATCGAACTGATAGGCGTTACAATGCGTGCAAAACCACGTCCAGCTTTGTCTTGTCGGATCTCTCTTAAAACAGAGATACTGCTTGCAGTTATAGCACTGGAAAACCGGCCAAAATCCCCACCTGTCCGCGCCAGATCGCCCGGTACACCGGCCACACGCCACGCAATACCAAAAGTGATCCATGCGGTCCTTGCGATAAGTCTGGCCGCCGCAAATACACTTTCGGGCAGGCGGTTGCGGCGGAGCATAGACAACATTCTTACTCATGGAACTCGATCAAACGCACGCCAGTTTTGCCGGGTTCCAGTTTGGATTCCAGCAACCTCTTTGCTGCTTCAACTTCTCGCAATTGGTCATCCAGGATGTCGCGCTGCCGAACTACGCTTGAAACAGAACCTCTCAATTGTTCTACTTCACGAATCAGGTCTTTGATATCTCCTTGCTCGCGCATTAGTTCTATTTTTACCTTATTAAGTTCAGCAGTGGCTTGATTGTATTTAGTTTTCCAATTTAGAGCCATTGTCGCGTCAAGATACCCACGGATGCGCCCGGAAACATAGGCGGTCCATGCTAGCATGTCCGTCCTGATAGTTTCCCGGTCAACCTGCATCATTATGCTTTCCGTGACCATTTCGCCAAAGCGTTGGTCAACGTAACCGGCGGCTTCCTGATAGGAAGCGTGCCCGCAAAACTCAGGACATAGAAGCTTCCCCATGCCTTCGCCAACAGCGTGCGCGGTATTGACATCGACGAAAGGCCACATATCCACTATGGACTTAGAATTCACCAGGAAAGAAGACTTGATGGCATCTACGCCAGTCAGCGCCGCCAAATCTTCCAATGCTTGCTCAATCCTTTGCTGAAAGGCTAAAGCAATCTCCCGGCTACCATTGTCACGATTCCCACCATCCCAGCTTTTGACAGACCCAAGATAGTAGTTACTTGAACCATCGAGAATTGCAAGATGCGCCTTGTCCCGAAGAAACTTCATCCCCGCGACATCATACAAGGCCATACTTGTAATTTCATGCGCAAGAGATTGCATTTCTTCAGGATTACCGAAAACCGGACGTGAGTAGCTAATTTTCATGCAAATCTTACCAAAATACCGTTCAAGCTCTATCCATCTATATTTTTTGAGAGGCTTCCCCCCAGGGCAATATTGTTGGTGAGCCTGCGCAAGCTTAAGGTCGAATTCTAGTTGACCGAACTTTGGTGGCGGTGGGGGCTCATCTTTGATCGGCTTGAGTGCCCGCGATGAAACGATGATCCCAAGCGCCGATTTATCGTCAACGGTTTGTCGGCGGTGTTGCGTCATAGATTCGCTTCACCATTTCCAGGCTGATTGGCCGCCGGTATCCCAGCAAGCCACAGACATAGCTCCGCGTGCTGCCGACGAATTTCGCCATCGAAGCAAGGGACCGATGCTTGCCGTATTCGACAAGGAAGCGCTGCACATTCAACAGCGCCTCCTGAAGCTTCTGCTCGGCTTCAATGGCCTCCCGGCAGGCCCGCTTAAGCTCCGCCAAGGTCGGCTGCGGTGGAACTGCCTGGAGGGTCGGCTGGTGGCTAGCCTTGGGTTCCATTTGCCCTTATCATCGCTTCCTGAATGGCTCGCACAAAATCAGCGGCCTTGATCCTTCGATAATCCGGTTCCCCCGGAGCGCCGATGGTAAAAATGACGCCATCCACGACCAATCCAGATCGATCCGCATTTGGCTTAATTAGCCCTTCGCACGTAAACTCGTCCAGCGCCGACAAGTAGCGCAATGCGTTCTGGGCAAAATCACGCTCGATTACAAGCCTGCCTCGTGCATCTTCTGGTAACTCGTCCAGCAAATTGCGCACTTGGGAAACGTAAGTCCCTTCATCGCCGTGATCGTGTTCTGCCGTCAAAGCTTCCAGGCGCTCGATCCAATCCACCAGAATTGGATCGACAAGCATGTTACCACCAATCGCGACCGGGTTCTCGCCGTTCAGCCATTCCGGCATCGAAGCTTGAGCCTCGACGCGCTGCTCTTCGCTCATGCCGACCATTACCTTTTCGGCCCACGCCTTCATTTCGTCCAAGCGGAACAAAGCATCATGGAACGAGTTTAGGTAATGCTGAAAGGCTTCCCTTGGAGTAAGAGAGATGTTCCCTTCTTCTGGCCGCCACGGATTGAGCGCGGTGATGATGATGTCTTCTACTGGTTCCATTCTTTCTTCTCTTTCTGCTGATCTTGCATACCCTCCAAGTAATCCTTCATGGCCTCTCGAATAATTTCTGAGACATTGCCCTGGTTGATCGATGGACCACGCTTTAGGGCAATTGCGGCGTGCAGGGAATTCTGCATCATGTCAACAGCAAGTACTGCGGCATGTGATTGGACGATGGTACTCAACTTCTGTTCGTCTGGATAGTTTCCATCCTCCATGATTTCTTGGTACAGCCGATTCAGCTTTCGCTCTTCATCAACTGTAATGTTACCCTCTGCCGCTCGCTGCGCAAACGCATCCGGGCTAAACCTTCCACGGAAACGCTCCGTAACTAGCTTGGCGATTTCCTCTGGGTAAGATTCTCCGGCTCTTGTCGCGAAGTCGAACATATCTCCAACCAACTTAGCCGCCACCACGCGGACGTGCCCGAGAATCGCGTAGGCATACACCGTTTCGTTGATATCGTTTGCCAAGTTAAACGCTTCCGTGGGATTGTCAAACGCCATCAACAGGCGGCCCCAGCCACACTTAATCAGGCTTCCGCTACTGACTTCTTCAAGCGGAGTCTGTGTCGCATCGTGCCCCGATATCACCTTCCCATCGAGCTTTACGATGGTTTCCGGCATCAGCGACAAATGGCAAGCATTCATAAACTTGATGACCTTCTCGCGTGCCTCATCCGCCAAGCGCTGCTGAAACTCCCGACTTTCATCAATGGTCATGAAGGCGATGGCTGGCTTTCCTTTTTTCATTGGCTTACCAACCGGAGCCTGCATCAGCGCACGCTGCTCAATTTCGCGCATCAACATTTTCTTGATGAAGTCCGGCGCTTCGTAGGTTGCCCAAACCTGTATTTGGCCGCAATCCTCGCACATATAAACCTTGGTCCGCGCAGGGCGACGGGTTTGATTCCAATATGCGCGAATTTCATCTTCGAGCGTGGCGTCGATGTTATCGTCTCCGGTTCGCTCTTCAAAAACGGTTATATCTTCCATATTTCAATTTCTCCAGAACCTTCTTGCGGCTTTGAATCTGCTCTTCTGTCATGTCACGGAAAGGATACTCGAACCCATGCCCTCGATAGCCAATCGCAGGCGGGTACAACTCGTCGCAATACTTCATCGCCCGTTGCTCAGACGCGAAGTATACGGCGCGGCTCTTTACCGTCCGCCGGGCAAGGGGACCGCCCACGCCGTTGCGCATCGAGCCCGGAGTGTTCCCGACCGGCCCACGCTTCATCGGAACCACGCCCTTCGGCGATATGAGCGTCCAGGCGCATTGATTCACGCGGTCTGAACGCTCGATGGCGTCAAGCGCCGCTACCGGAATCGCTGGGTATTCGTCCCTTCGCCACCCCAGAGGGAACTCGACGACGAGCGCCCCGTCTTCCCTTTGAAACGTCCTTGGCCCGATCTGCGTCCAGCGCCCCTTCAATGGCTTCGGCGGCGGCGGCGGCTTCGGCTCCCGTTTCTTCTGGCCGCCCAGCAAGCGCAGCTTTCGCATTAACCCCGGCGCGTTGAAATTGATGTCGTTCATTCTGTTTTTCTGCCTCATCCCAAAATGCGATTGCTTCCAAAGGCATGTCGCCTAAGTTATGCTTTTCGCGGATTAGCGCTTCGCCTTTTCTTGATGTGACCAATTCTATCTTCTTGTATGACGCGCCACAATCTTGACATCGAATAGTAGCGATATGCTTTACAAACACAGTAATACTAATGTTTTCAAGCATCTCACCAAAAAACAAACTGTGGCACTTGCTACAATAACAACGAATAGGCTTCACCCTTATCTTCGGGGTCATGGCTACTTGCCTGTTACGATCTCGATGTCACGGAACCGCGCACAGTTAATGAATGCCTTCCCGTTGAAGCTTTCGCCGCGTGCATTCAGATACTTCGACGTAAGCTTCAGAAGCTCCTTGATGTCGCGGCCACTCAAGCGCGGCATCGTCTTGACGAGCAAATCGATCAGGGCATCATTCAAAGGCACCTTTTGCGCCTCTGACTGGATACGCCAAATGCGCTTCGCCTCGTTCGCGCCAGGGATGTCATACCGGATCGTGGCGATGCAGCGGCTCTTGATCGCATCGTCGATGTCGCCGCCCCGGTTGCTGGTCATGAACGTGAGCCCGTCAAAGTACTCCATCGAGCGCAGGAACGCGGCCACAATCGCATTGTGAGACACATCGTCCTTGCGGGCTCGAACGTACACGTCGGCCTCATCCAGCAAGAGCACAGCGCCCCAGCGCTGGGACCGAGACATGACCAAGCGCAGGTTCTCTTCCACTTCGTCGGCGTTAATCCCAAGTTGCGCCGCCGTCACGCGGTAAAGAGGCCGCTTGGTCACTTCCGAGTAAATCTCCGCCGTCAGGGTCTTGCCCGTCCCGGCAGGCCCAACGCACAGAATGTTGATGCCGCCGCTCTTCCCCGCCACCACGTCGTCGGCGAACAACGCCAATTCGCTGGTCAACGCCTCGATTAGATCGCGGTGGTGATCCGGCAGAACAATCTTCTCGCGGATCGACGTGTCGTACTCGTAGGGCTCCAGGCAATCGACGTGCGCCAAGCCAATTTCGTGATCGCTTAAGTGAAAACACACAAGCCACGGAGAAAACGGTACTTGCGTGAATCCACGAGTAGCTCCAGCCGCTTGCCACTTGTGCATCTTGCGCGGAGTGGAGTACTTAAAAGTGACTCTGCCCATATCTTGCACAACGCGGGCCGGTTGTATGATTTGCAAGCTGTGCCAATTGCGCCAAGAACGGTCACGATCATTTTCCGGCAAATACATGAAATGACGAACCCAAAACTGTTGGTTCTTCATTTCCAGATACTTATGAAATCTTTCTTGACGGAAAAGATACTCCTGTTTCATCTCGGCATTCTCAAGCAACCAACCCTTGCTTTCCAAAAGCTGCATCACCGTAAGAGTGCCAAGGCTATCTTTTTCAAAAGTGATACTCGTACTGTCGCGCCTGCTTACATCGCAGACATGATCGCTGTCACGCGGAACAGAAATGCCGTCACACTCAAGGGTTACGCCAACAAACGGGTCTCGATCCCCACGGTTTTTCTTCAAGCCGGGATGGTACTCAACCTCATCAACCAAGTAAGGCTCCAGTATGTTCCCGATCCCAGGCCATTCCTTCACGCGATAAAGCCAGCCATCGCCGTTGACCTTATTGCAATTTTCAACTATGAGCATCTTGATTGCCATAGCAAGCTCAGGGAGGCTCTTTGGCACAACGCCGGACGGATCGGACTTCACGCGATGATAGCCATTGATGGCGATGCGAAGACTGCGCGAACTCAACTTTTTCTGGTTCAGCGCTGAATCCAGTTCCGCAACCAACTCGGAACTGAAGTCGGAAAGATCCAAGCTGATTTCTTCATATCCCCATCGACGCTTCGAGTTTTCAAGCTCGAATACCAACTCTGAAATAGTCAGCTTGCCTTCAGTGGATTCAAGCGCGGATCGCTCCCAATCGTCCGCATCCATCGTCTCTTCCAGGGTGGAAGTACCGCAAGTTGGGAAGCGCCCCGTCTTCTCCAGTTCAAGCAAAACTTCTTTGATGGGGGGCCAGTCTTCTTTTGTGATCTTGACTATCATTGCTACGCCAGCATAGCATAACGTTGAACCTGCAAGTGCAATTTATATTTTGCAAAAAGTACTAGAAGTCTGGTCCGCAACCCAAGCGCTTCCGGCGGCGGCTCCCGCGCAACGCTGCGCTTACCGATGTCCTTGATCGCACTTCCGCATAGAACAGGTCAAGGGCAGACTGATCTCCCGTCTTCCAATACTCGTCGCCCTGTAGCTCTAGCTCCCCACGCCCCAGAGGCCGGTCGATTTGTGCTTGCCTGGAGCGCCGTATTCTGCACCCACGGCACTCTCCGCAATTACACTTCGGGCTTTGAGCCTTGCTCGATCCGGCGGCGCAATCCTGAACTTCCATTGGTTTTCTTATATAGTTCAACTTGCAGCGGAAAAATCTCAAACTTTAGATCGGAGTCGGCATATTTCTCGAACATGCCGGGCCGCCCCATTGCCACCGCCCGCGCTTGTTCCAAAGCCTCATCTCGATCTGCCGTCGCCCAACAAATGCGCTCCCCGACGCATACGCACCACTTTTTCCCAAACTTATTGTTTTCCACATCCCAGCCGACAAGCTCAAACGCGCCGACCGGATTGCGACCTGGATCAGCCATAGCGCCATTCCATTTAGCCCGTAACGCAATAGATCGAGTAGTTGGCATGGACATAGGTGTCATCGAGAAGCTGGTAATTTCTCTATCATGATTGGCTTTGAATTTTCGGAGAACGGCAGTAGCGGCTGTTTGTAACTAACATACAATGGATGGCGCGGCTGCTCATTCTTTTCCGTCAAGCCAAGATGATACATTTTGTCATGAAACTTCCCTGACAACCGCTTCAAGACTTTCTCCCCACGCCCCGTATACATGCCATGCTCACCCCATCCGCAAACTATCACATCGCAAGCTGAAGCGATCATATCGATGTAATAGTCGTTGTTCTCTCCGACAGGATATGCTTGTCCTCTCATATCCCAAGGGTCCGTTGAACGATACGCAAACAAATTCGTGACCACCAAACCGGAAAACCCGAGCATCATCGCCCGGCGCTGGCAGCGTTCAATCGTTGGATCATTAGAAAATTCGTCTGCGGTTGAAGGATTCAACATCAGATAGTTTATCCAACGATTATCGCCGAGCTTCCAGCCCCTTGTAGTAAAAGCTACCGCTAGACAGTATCTATACTTCTCATCATGAGAGAAAATAGCAAAGCGAGTATTGTCTTCGCTTTTTTTCGCGATAACTCCAGGAGCATCTGGTATCGGTATGGAGATCATTACAGCCAGACCTCCAGCAATTGCGGCGGATCGTTCGGCAGCGGAGTAAGAGCGACCTGGGCTCCCCAATCGCGGCAGAATGCCCGCGCCATAGCAATGCGGTCGGCCTCACGCTTGCCCACTTCGTCTTCGATGGGGATGATGAGATCCGGGTCCGCCCGGAGCCACGTTTCCCCGGCGCTGTAGAACGCCTGCTGATTCAGCGTGAATTCGGCGCTCTTGATTTCGACCTGCATGGGCTTTGTCGTATCCCCGCGCTGGCGCTCAACAATGGAAGGCGGCAGGCTCAACTTACCTTTCACATCGAGCATCCCCACGCCATCCACAAGATTGGCGAACCGGCGCACAACGACGCAGGCAGGGTAATCGACCGGCCTGACGAACACGGCCAACATCTCGTTAATCATTCCCAGCCTAACTTGCGGCATCTTCTCTGCTCTTTTCCGTCGCCACCAGCAATTTCTCCACCGCACCCGCCAGCGTCTTGTCGTCGGAAACGGTCAGCCGCGTGTCCGCGCCCCAGCCCATAACAATTTCAAAGCCATCGTTTCCACCTATGCGCGGCAAGCGTGGACGCACCGTAACCGGCATTTTCGCCGATTGCAAAAACTGAAAAAAGTCAATCGCGAGCTTGTTATTACTCTGATTGCCTTCGCTAGATGCCGTCACAATAACTCCTTATTCGAGCCTCCAGCGCTTCAGCCGCTTGCTCTTCATTCATGCTATCGCATTCGTGAAGGGTGACCGCATCATTCCCTCCTCGGAAAGTACTATATCTTGCTATAATAGTACCCGTTACCAATCGCCGGTTTTCCACTGATTGAACGTGGAGGTGGTGAAGGTCTTTGAGGCGGTCCTTGAGTTTCTTCAAGGTCTCGACTTCATCTAAAGCAAACGGCTCCGTATACTTCTGAAGAAATCGATAATGCACCCAACGAACAACTGCCGGTTGACCATCTAGGCGAACTGCGGCCTTGGCTCCGCCCAAAGCCGTAATGCTGCCTACCATGCCGATGCCGGTTTTTTTATCCAGCGATCCGACTTGCAACACTCTATCCCCAACACTGAATCCATGAAACATAAGATTATGGCCGCTTTCTCCACCCGGCGGCCAGCGGGTTTAGGAGGGAGGCCCGAGCATATAGCGCATAGTCGGACCATTTGGAGATCGTTAAACCTGTTTGGCGTTTATCCTTGCCAGTATCTCCGGCGGGACTTCCACGTAATCCATGTCGTTTTCTATCATGCAGTGGATTGCCCTATCATGGCAGTTCTGGAGGCCAAAATCTACCATGAAAACCTTCCCCATCGTAACCAAATAATCCATTTCAATAATATCGGTCGGCTAACCTATCATTGCCACATCTTGACAATATCACGCAGTTATTACTTTTGAGAACCCTAAAGAACCAAAAAAGTACTATCTGTACCGCAACAGAAAAGCAATCAGGTTTTCCATGAGCCCATGCGAATGATCGTTGATGCTCTGGATCATTTTTCCGATCTTGCGCGTAAGAATGAACATCAAGTAGCCCACGCCAATGTATAGAACTATGAACGAATCATGCACGTTCGGTCTATCCCGGTAGACCAGCGCAAACCAAACGTGCTCCATCAAAAGCAAACCCAGCATCAACCAGAGTCCATATCGCATCCCGATCACGACATTCAAAAGCGCCTTCTCTTCCTGCCTCTCGACTAGGATAGGATTAGCATTCGTCGAGCGGCCTATGCACTCAGCTTCAATCGCCAAGGCCATCATGCCATTAGCGGTTTCTTCTGCCTTTTTCAAGATTACGGACGGGTCTTCGTTCTCTGGAGGATTGCCGCAAGCAACACCTATTAGCCGGAATTTCATGAAACCCGCGCTTGGGAAGTCTTTCTGTAGATCGGCGGATGGGATGGAATCGACCGGCTTGATTTTCAACTTGTTAGGCTGCCTTTCTTTCGAGCGCCATCTTCCCGCGCCGCGCACTCAATGCGACACGCGGCGCGGCCAAATGCAACTGCTTGTAGACGACTTCGTACACCGGAACTTCCACCGAAGTAAGGTAGAACTTCGTCCGCTTGATGCGGACATACGGCTTGTCCGGCTCGTCCTCAGCCACGTAAATGAAGCGCATTTCCTTGATTCGGGCCAGTTCGACCGGCGGCGCGTAGCTTCCGTCCGCTTGCTGATAGGCGCAACGCTCGACACGAATAACCCGCTTCAAATGCGGGTAAAGCTTGCGCTCAGTCAAATTCGATTTTTCGCAATTGGTCAGAAGCATCTTCTATCCGTCCTTTCAACTGTGCCACCATCGAGGCATTCTTTAGGGCCTCCAGCGTAACCTCGTGCTGCTGCCTAACAGTCTTGAGGACATTATCAGTGAATTCCTTACCGAGCGCAACCCCTAACTTCCTTGCCAGTTCACCGATCTCTGCCTGGACCCTCTTCCGGGCTCCATCGCTAAGAGCGGCGTCGGTTATCTGCCGAGCCTCTTCTACAATAGCTGCCGCCAACCTAACCTGCACTGACTGCCTTATCGCATCCTGCGCTTCCTTGGTCAAAACTATTTGCTTGGCTCCACTCGTCACAGGAACTTGCACGCCGCCATTCAGATAGCCGCAAACAGCCGAACGCACCATCTCTTGCAACTCTGGCTTTATAGCCTTTACCTCTTCTTTTACAACAGCTTGGATGGTTTCTGCGACTTCAGACTTCATGATGCCCTTCACGTATTTCTGGGCAAAAATCTCCATGACGCCTTGAATCAATTGCAGCTTGCCATCCGGCCCCATCGCACACAATAGAGCTTCAAGAGCTTTCCCGTCTAATTGGATCGTCATGCCCCTTAGGCTATCATGCAATCTACCGACCAGAGACAGATTTTAGTACTACACGGTACTCGTTACTATTTGGCCGTTTGCAAAAATGCACCACCATAACATCCCAAGATCGAAGCAGCTTTAGGCGCTCTCCGCACTTCCGGCACCGCAACTTAACCAGCCCGACCGACTCAAGGAATTCCAGCAACATCCAAACAAACATGGCTATCCGTTCAAACGCTTGATGACCATATCCGCGATCTCTGGAGTCACGCCAGCCGAAAAATCAGTTCGGATCAGGTCTCCATACAGACCGCCCATGTTGTCGTCATCATCGAGAATTACAAATCGCTCGATGTCCTCACCGGCATCGGCCCTATCGAAAGCATCCAGCCATGCCCGGATCTCTGCACCCCGCGTCACGGCTGCATACAAGTCGAGCCCTTCCCTCAGGCGAAGATCCAACTTGGCCCGCAAATCCGGCGTCATGTCCAGCAAACGCTCTGTATTCGGCCCAAGATCGACACCCCACTCTTGCAGCGCACTTTTGACCTTAAACATGCCGTGATAGCGCCATGTGCTCGAAACAACGATCACCGCGCCGGTCTCCGCCAGGATGCGATTGAAATTGCGAACCGCATCCTCATCGGCATGGTAGAGAGGCCATTCTTTTTGGGTGTAGCGCCTTGAAGCCCCAAAGCACTTGGAAGTTATCAAAACGCCGTCGATGTCCAGGAAGATGACTTTCATTTGGAGTGCCCCGTACAGCAAAATATCTCGCGCTCAGATTCGCCCACAAACTCTTGAGCGATTGGGCAAATGTGCAAATCTTTGCAGTTATTACACGCCCGAACCGGACCATTACTAAAAATCCTGTCACTCCTGCCACTGAACGCCATAAACATGAAAGCCGTTCTAAGCTCAGGCGTCACGGTTATTTGGCTACCGACAGGAAGATTGCTCAATGTAATCAACTCGTCATGAGAAAGCGCCTTGCTCATTCAAACAACCCCACGAAATCGTCGGAATCGTTGTAACCTCCGTGGTCGAACACGCTGCTGGTCAAATCGAAAGCTTCGATGTTTGCCGCATACTGCTCGCCCGGCTTTAACCCCCTCGAACCCAGCGCCGGGGTAAAGGGATGCAGAGCGCGGTAGGCATACTTCAGAACGCGATCCCGGCCCGAATAGGCCACCTTCACCCTACCGGCCCCATAGCCAAAACCATCACCTTGACTGCGTAGCTCATCGTATGGGACAGCCGCACCGGCAAGGATGACCTTCTGCACGGAGCTATCCGTGTTCCCTTCGAGCGCCCGGAGCGCCACAGCGCAGCCCAGGCTGTGCGCGGAGATCGTCACAGGTACATTGATGGCGTTCAACCAGCCCAGAAGCGTCCTCAGGCGCTTGGCGGCCTCGCGCACTTGCGCCTTCGCCGTAATCCAGCCAATCGGCCCCGCCGTGAGCCCACTCGGCCACAAATAGCCGATCAGGCAATCGTACCGGGCTCCCGGAATCGTTGTTGACGGCTTGGTCTGCCAAGACTTCGGAGTCTGGGTCAAATATGGACCAATGTAATCCCGGTAGGCAATCTGCTCTATCAACTGCACATACCGAGCCTGAACACGGAGCCAATCGCTGTTGTAGCCATGCACGCACAACAGCACCCGGCGATTGGGAGAATAAACGGAAATGTCGGGCTGCTCTCCACCGGCCAGATAGGTAAGCCGTGGCTGGATGATATCTGCAAATTGCTCAGTAAAGCCGCTCCAGGCCGAACGCGAAGGCCCCTGCCCGAACAGGTTGTTAATCCCAAACCCGATTGCGTCTTTCTCGTCGTCGGCCTTCACGTCCGCAAACCCAACCTGATCGACGAATCGGCTCCGGCAGCTTATCATCAACGTCGGTATCTTCGGACTCATCATTATCCGATTTCCTCCGTCTCGTCCGGCTTCACATGCTGATCGGTGACAACAAACTCATTCCGCGAAGTCGCGTTACTCGGCTTGCCGCTGGCTCCGCGATACTTGCGGAACGCCACCAAAATCTTACTAGCCGTCTCCAAATCCATGCGAAGCTCGTTTGTCGAGAACATGGTAAAGATAGCGTCCGATTCGGCGGCTTCCGCTGCGGCGAGAAGGTTTCCTGCAAACTCGCGTGCCAGTTCAACCGTAAACTGGCCGACGACCCTATCGTCCTTCATCAACTGGACAAACGGCTCAACACCATCTTTGCGTTTCGCAATCCCGCTTTGCGCCCATATGACGCTTCCAAGTTGTTCATTCTCAGGCTGAGACATATCTTCTCCTAAATTTCCGAGTCCAAAAATTCATGGCAGTAGCCACAATAGCGATGCTGGACATCTTGAGGGTGCCAACTTACGCGCGTGCATCCCTTGCACAAAATCGCCGGGCGGCCAGCCTCGTCTTCCAAAATTTGAAAGCGGTCCTCATCGCGCTTGATTATCGTCTTGCTTGTCGCTTGCTGCATTGAAATTGCTCGTGATCGGCTCCCGCCGTCTTACCCTGTCTTTCGTGTCCGCGCCGCAATGCTGGCACAGGTTATTACGCTTGGCGCACTCCAGGCAAAGCAGGTCGATACAGGTATTGCCGGAATGCAAAGTGTTATCGCACAACGAACACTCGGAGCTAGTTACGGCAGAGCCACCGATGCGGCTAGTGGCGTAGTAATAGCAATACCGGCAAAGGTGCTTCTTGTCGCCCAGGCGAACATCTTTTTCGGCATCGGCCTCGTACCGGCCAAGACGCGCCGCAATGTCTCGAACATGCCTCAAATTCTCATCCGTTCGCCTTGAGACGCTTACTGAATCGAACGGTCTGCGCTTGTAGTGCATGGCTTTTGTAGCTCCAAAAATGCCTGTTTTAAGCCTTTTTTGGCCGTTTTAATGGCTTTTTGGGCTGTTTTATGGGTTTCCGCTCAACTTCAATCTGAAGCCTACGCAAGACCTCATCGATGGGATGCGCAACGTAAAAGTTGCCGCCGGACTTATCGCGTATGTTCGTGATCTCGACATTCACCGCCGACACGCCAGCCACCACAGACCGCCGAATACAAACCGTTGCGCCGCGTTTAGTATATTGCTCAAATTCAACAAGCGGCTCCTGCTTCTGATAATCCTCAGAGCGTGTTCCGGCAGGTTGAACGGACTGCATGGCTTCGCGCTCTAGCCTTTGCTTTTCTATAGCTTTGCGGGCATCCTCAAAGAATTTTTGGATGTTGCTGCCATAGGTGCGATGAACCTCCCGGACGGCTGCGGCCAGCCTCTTGTCGCAGTCGGTTAGCTCATATTTCTCTTGTCTAGCCATCGCCAAAACTCCTCTCGGAACAACTTCTGCGCCAACTGCGAGCGCTCCTTTGCCAACTTCTCCGTTTCCTCGCTTGACTCCAGGCCGCGCTCTTTCCGGCAACGCCAGCATTCGCATTTACGATCCTCCGGCGGCAAAACATGAGCTATGCCACTGTAACAGTTAATCGAGAACGTAATCTGCAAATTGTTCGCTTGAAGTATTCTCGACAACTCTGGAATCCACGCACCGGGTTTCTCGGCCATGCTACACCTGCGTCAATTTCAGACGCTCAATCCATTCATTCTTGGCAACCTCAATTTTCGAGGTAAGTTCAGCGTAGGAATCCGTGGTGAAAATTTGCCCGAGATCCACCGTCACAATCGACGCTTGATATCCCTCTGGGCTTTCGTGGCAGTAGACCGCAAGGATCTGCTTGATGTTCAAGCTCATCTTGAATGGGGTAACAAGCCTTTGAGGCTCAATGATCTTTACCCAAACCTCAATGAAAATAGGTGTTGCCGTCCGTTCGTCCATACAAGCAATGCTACAACAGTGTAGCGTTACTTGCTGAATATTTTGAACGGAATAGTACCAGGACCAAAAAAAAATGCCCGCGCTTGGCGAACCTTGCGCGGGCTGAGTGTTTGGAGGGGACCTAATGCGCCCAGCCAGTCTTCCACGACTTATCTACCACAGCGATGTTATTGAGCACATCACCGCCATGCTTTTCGCAGTAATCCGGCTTTTCGTCGCGCCTGCCTACCCAGGTGCAACCGCATTTATACTCTGTCAGAATCCGATCTGAACCGTTGCGTGCTAGCAGCTTGTTGACCGAACTTAATTCCGGTTTCACGGATTCACATACTCCTGTTCAGCATCGCCATCCGGCCTGCGCCGTCCGCTTTGCGGATGCCGCATCCAGCCTTGCGGCTCCGGCTGAGAATCTGGATTCCATACTTGCGCCGCGACGACCGCCACGGTTGGGCTGTCGTATCACCAAACGTCGGTATACATATCCGGCGAACCGTCGCTGAGATTTGGGCCTCGAATGCCGATCCGGGCTCGGCCAAACGTCAACGGGATGACATCGATCAACCGGCCATCGGCCAGTTCTCGGCTAAAAATCGATTCTGTATTTCCCATCAGCAAGCCTCTTGTCGAACTCTTCAACAACCAAACGCTGATCCGACTGCCACATAGTTGCGCTTGCGCCTATGCCGCCCTGATCGACCGGCAAGCCGGTTTTGTGCCATTCCCACCACTTTGCGCCCGCCAAGAATATGTCCCGAAACATCTCTTTCGCCTTGCGGTAGCGAGCCTCGTAGCGGTTGTTGGACTCCAGCAAATCGGTAATGCGTCTTTGTAGGACAGCAATTTGCGCGTCCTTCGCGGCCTCAACAGGACGGTTATTCCAGGAGTCGATCACCTTTTCCTTGCCGTCTGGATCGGATTGTGGTCGGACGCCAGAGTGTGCCCCACATCGACCACACGCAACGGCATGATACATGGTTCCGTCCTTAAAATGATCGTCGTAGTAGCGGACCACGCTCTGCCCTGGACCGCAATACGGACACGGCTTCAAACCCGCCCCTGGTGCTCGAATGGTCACATATTCTCCACAAGCGGCAGCTTGGGCTGATCTGGCGTGTGATTCGCGCAGCACCATTTGGCTGTCGCCCACTGGTGCGGTTCCAGGTCGTCGATGCTCTCACCATTTTCCGACTCCCAATCGGTCCACCTTTCGCCATCTTCGTCCGGGTCCAGGTTGGAATCCCAAACGACAAGGCCGTTGCAGTTGGAGTAATCAACGCGATGACGCTCATTCAACAAAAAACCATCGTAGTGGGCTAGCAATTCGAGCATCTTGGCGGCTTCCTCGATGCTCGCCACCGGCCAAACGAACGACTTTCCAGGGATTTGCGGGTTGTGCCAAATCCGCATGTCGCCGTGCTTGGGCTCCCGCCAGTCAGACTTGTCCTGATGTTTCACGGGAAACATTGTCGGCTCTTCCGGTCGTCTTCTCGATGTCGGCATCTACTTGAATTCTCCTGCTTCTACTCGTCTCACCAACTCGTCCACGATGTCTTGCGGCGCATTCCAGAGCCCAAGAGAGCCCTTGCAAGGAATCGGCTTCGCAAGAATGCGCGGCTCCCGCAAAACCCATCCAAATGGCCCAAAGAACCACGGCGATTCCGATTTCTGCACGCAATCGACAATTTCGACCGTGCCGATAATCGCCCCCGTCACAATCTCGCCGCTATTGACCATTCGAGTCAGATTCCACTGAGGGTCAACTTGATCGAGAACGTCTTGCGCCTCGTCAATATCTTGACTCTTGACGTACTTGCTCGCATGAATGGCAATTCGGCCACGAAACCTTGTTAGCCAAGTCCGGTTTTCGATGTCCTTGCCGTGATGCAGAATCAAATGCGCCCACGGCTGAACAATGCTGATAGCTTTCATAACGATGGCTTTGCCTTGTTATAGATATTGGATTCGGCCTCAAGCTCTTTAACAAGATTCTGAAGATATCCAATCCTGCCCGCCACTTGATCCTTGACCAGCTTCAAGAACTCGTGGGAAACCTTGTTGGTAAGCTGTGCTCCAGCAATATTGCCGATCTCGACCACCAACTCGCGAAGCTCGTCGCGCTCCCGGCGCACAGCCGCGACGTTGGCGCTCATCGTCGGAAACGCCGCCCAATCTTCGGGAAGCGGCATCGGCTTATCAACATCCCAAGGATCTGTCAAACCCAAACCATCGACGGCGATTGCCCGCATCGTGTCCCAAAATTGACCTGCGTTCAACAGCAATCCTTCGTTTTTGATTACTTGAACGCAGCGGTCGTCGTACAACTCCAACATCGCAAAATCTTTGACGTTGGTAACCGGCAAGCGCACTCCAATATGCTTTTCAGCCCAATCCTGAATTATCGCGGCATTGCTATCCCTCCCGTCGCTGACGCGAGCGGTGAAGATACGCACTTCAATCCCATCCGCCAGCCATTTCTTGACGCGCTCAACCATCGGCATAATAGGCTCGCCTATGTGATGCGATCCGCGCCAGTGATCGTAATATGCCAGCGTCCCGTCCAGGTCAACACCGATCCACCCGCGCAGCTTGGTGTCTATCTTCTGTACTTGCTCGTCCATGCTACTCAAGCATAGCATTTCAAGAAAAGATGGCAAGATATATTTGCCACGATTAGTACTAGAGCTAATCCTGCGGCAAATACTTTTTCAACGCAACCACCATTTGCTCTACTTCGAGTAATGCGGCCTTGGGGTTCACATCTTGCGCCGCTAATTCTTCCAGGCTTGGCAGGCCGCTTTCTACGCTGTCCAGCACTTCGTCTTGTGTCGCCGGTCGCGCCTCTCGGAACCACTCGACCATCTCGGGCTCGCCCATTTCAATGAGAAAACCTCCCCCGCCGGGCGGCTGAAATAGCTTGTAGCTCTTCGTAGTCCACAGCATCGTCACGCCTGGATTGCGCGGCAAGCACACACCGGCGGCGGTTTCGACAAGCTTTTTATTGTCGATCAGGTCGTCTTCCCGCCGGACCATTTGCGGCTTGGTGAGAAAGGGGCAGTTCTTGGCGCTCCATTCGGCGCATTCGTGATGCGACGGCGGCTCCGAGCTTGTTCGATTGATGCCGCACATCGGCCCGGCAACAAACGTCATGCGCACACCCAGCTTCTCTCCACAGACCCAGCAAAGGCGCTCTTTGACAGCGCGAACAAGCTTCTTCGCGTCCATCGCCCGGAACTCTGGATATGGCTTACCTTCGGAGTCCGACAGCCATTGAACAAACCAGGGAACCGGATAGCCGCGCTTTGGATCGACCTTCAACGCCCGGATTCGGGCAGGTAGCGTTTCAGGATCGAATCGCCGTGCAATTGTTTCTTGGTTGCTCATTAGTCCTCATCATCCTCCGCTTCGGATGTAACAGCAAGCCCGTTCATCTCTTCGTATTTCCGAAGAGCGGCGGCGCGGGTCTTGTGGCTCCAGCCGTTGCCATAGCTCTGATTCTCAGCCTCTTCTGCATCAACCCACATTAAAATCGAAGCATCATGCTGGCTAACGCGAACCTCGGCTAAAACCTTGATCGCTTTCCGGTAGCGCTTGATGAGCTTATCCTGAATCTCGCGCTCCTTTATATCTTTTGAAGGGGTATAAGCACTGCACTGCGTAACAACGCCTTTCAGCCTGCCTCGCGTTTCTGGGTTCTTAAAAGTGTCGTACTCACAATACCACTCGACCACTCCGTTCACCTGTCTGCTCTCGCCTTCCATGCAATCTGGGCACAGAAACTTATTCGACACGGCTGGCGTGTCCATCAAAATTCTCAACATACTCAACCTCTTTTTTATTTAAGCCTTGCGCGGCTTCTTCGTTTTGGTGGGCTCGATATACGGCCTCATGTAAGTCGGCTTGTCCAGTTCTTGCAACAAGTGGTCTCGACAAACCGGCGTCAACGGCAAATGCACCATGCCGTGACTCTGGATAAATCCGCCGATGCCCTTCGGAAAAATCTTCGCCTGGAACGCGACTATCATCGACCAATGATGCTTAGACATTCGCCCGCACTCGGCGCACGGAACGGCGGAACTATACCGCAAGAATCGAACGGCGGCCCGCTGGCGCTCGGCCTGCACAACGCTGATATCTTCGCGCACAAACCGCACAACCTTAGCATCTTCGTCTTCCACGCAATCCAGCATTTCTTGTGCTGATGCGCGATCCAGGTAAACCGTAAAGCTGCCATGCCCCTCACCATCATCGATCTCTCCATCCGTGTATTTCACGATGAATAGCTCGTTGGTCGGCATCTCCGGCCTCTTTATTTCTTGCCGAGTTTCTTGCTGGTCTTCACTCATGCCTCCCAGCTTACACGCGCCTAGTCCTTCTTGGTATCCCCCAAACTGCTACTTTCGACTCGAATAGTACTAGACCCGACAACCTGTACTCGCTGGGGCAAGAATGCCCGGACGCCGACCGGCACAAGCTCCCGGCCCACCCCCACCAGCACACTTCTCCAAAACGGAGTCTTCTGCGGCTTGAACCACGCAGCCACCCCGGCTGACACAACCTCCGCATCCTTCCCAATCACCACGCCGGACGCGGTAATCTTCTCCAGGTTCCCCGTCACCCCCACCATGTTGCCTGTCATCCCCTCGACGTTCTTCGCGCTCAATAATACTGACGCGCTCAACTCTTCCCCTGTTTTGCTCAACCCCGCCAGACTCGTATTACTCAAATCCAGCATCTTCACAACTCGCCCACTGATCTCTCCAGCTACCTCATCTCGCAACTTCCCCGTCTTCTCCAACTCTTGCCGCGCATCCCCCACCAGCCCGTTCACACCCCCCACCAATACCCTCATGTCCCCAGCCACCTGACTGCTCTCCCGGCTCAACCTCTCCCAATACTCTTCCTGCCTCTTCATACTCCGCCCCGCCCCCGCCACCACCAACCGGCCCGTCTTTGCTAATCCCCC